AGTAACGGAAAAACTTCATACAGTGCGGATGGTGCAACATGGACCGCAGTCACACCCAATCCTACATCATATAGTCTGCGCGGAATTGCAACAGATGGCACTACTATTGTTGCCGTGGGTAATAACGGAACTGTTGTTACGAGCACGAATGCAATCGATTGGACGATTGTAACTCACTCGCCCGCTATTACTTATATTCTATATTCTGTATCTTGTGACATAATTGGCGCAGGAATGAGGTGATAAGATGAGTTGGAATGAATACTTACAGGTGTTACGGGAGGCCGAGGGTTACCGAAAGCGAGTAGAGCCGGCGCGCCTTAAGAGCGACATGGGCGATTATGGTGTGGGTTCGAATAAAGGATCGAAAAAAGCACAAGAAGGAAGCCCACTTGACAATGTTAAGGTGAGCTTTAAGGGGAAGAATTTTGATGATATTTCAGCCCCAGCATTGGAAGAAGCAGAGGAGGAGAGCTTTCAGCCACATGACGAGTTACAACCTGACATTTGGGATGGTGACGAGCTTCGCCCTGAAGTACGCCAGCGTCTCATGGAAATCACCCACGACTTTCTAGAAGACCTGGATGTGCCGGTGAGGATGGAGGACTTGAGGTTCACCGGTTCGCTGGCCAACTATACCTGGTCAAAGTACTCAGACATCGACCTACACATCGTTGTAGACTTCTCCAAAATTGATGACAATGTCGAGCTAGTCAAAGCATTTTTTGACCAGGCACGGATGCGCTGGAACGACAAGCATCGCATTATGATACATGGCTTTGAGGTAGAGGTGTACCTGGAGAATGTAGACGAGGAACACTACTCTACAGGAATCTACTCTTTGTTAGATAACGAATGGATTGCACAGCCTATACCGCCCAGCGAGCAGACCATTGATTATGAAACCGCCGACAAGAAAGCTCAAGACTATAAAGATAGGATCGACTGCATTGCGACAGAGGTCATGGAGAACCGTCAGGACTACGAGTTAGCTTTGCGGTGTATCGACCGCATCAAAGAGAAGATCCGCGACATGCGCAAGGCAGGTTTGAGTTCGCCTGACAGCGTTTTCTCACCGGAGAACATTGCGTTTAAGATTTTGCGCCGCGACGACGCCTTAAAAAAGCTACACGACTTGAAGTATGTGGCATATGATCAACTCATGAGCATTGAAGAGGAATGAAATGGAGTTTGAAAAGATAACCGACAAAATAAAGGTTCACCCTGGAGAGTATATTCTTCACAAGCCGACCCAGCAAATTGTGTTGTGTGGCGCTTACAAGCCAGATGCAGGGACTATTAAAGCAATTGCAAAAGGCCGCGTCCTGGAAGACAAAATTGAAAATTTTCAAAAGATTAAAGTAAAAAAGAACACTCGGCGCGGACCTATTCCTCGCTCGGGAGGGTGTAAAAAGTGTGGCAAATGAGCTATGAGCCTTTCTTTAGTTGTGGGCCATTCGCGGATGCTGTGAAAAACATCCAAGAGTTTGGAACCAACCTGTACGCTGGACATTACTTTGACACCACCATGAAACATCAACAAGAATTAATGCAAGAATACGAGGAGGTTTTGTTGAGCGAAAACAAATCTTTAATTCTCCAAAAGCGAGAAGAATTAGAGATGTGTGAAAGCATGATAGCTTTGGCTACTAAAATGTTTAGTCACTTAGATGAGTATACACAGTGACCAACATCTACATTTATTGCCTCTTCGACGGGGGAGATAACTTCTTTGGGGTTTATTCTTCTATTAAATCAGTTCACCGTGATGCGCTAAAGATCGCTAACCAAGGCAATCGACCGGTGAGAGTAGAGATTGGAGGCCGAAGTGTCGAGCCTTCCCTTACTACCCTTCGAAACATGCTTAAGGGAAAGTGTGATGTGCTTGTGCGCTATCGCAGCGGCCCAAGTGTAGCTAAGATCATTAAAACAAAACTGAAAGAATAAGATGAGAAGGTGGACAGCGACACACGAATGAATTATAATGTATAGAGTTGTTTTGTGTTGAACATAGTTATAACATGGAGCAGCGGCCGCAAAAAGGTTCACTAGTGCGCTGGGTGGTAGACTATAAATACTATACAGCGCCCCCTAATTCAACCGGGGTGGTTCTGGAAGGGCCAATATACAACTACGGAATTGTGATGGAAATCTCACCAGTAGAACCTTACAACGCCGTTATCTTTTGTTTTGATAATGAGGGATGGACTATATTAAACATGATACATGATGAATTTGAAATCTTGAACGGAGGAGATTAGATGGCTAACTTACATTTTGCAGGTGAAAAAGAAACTAAAGATAAGGCATCTGCTGCCTTAAAGAAACATGTGAAAGAGATTTGTGATTTGCGGCATGCAGTTAGGTTTGAGTCTGACGATGGAGGTAATCACATGGTGTTGTACGTGGAGGTAGAAGAACCTTCTGAACCTTTGGAGGCTTATTTAAGTGACGCTCTTCACACTCCTAAGTGGAGGGGGTGGCGTTTTATTCTTCTAAAGGTTCCTTACGGGTACATTGATGCGTTGGTGTTAAAGGCAGGTTGAAATGGTGAAAGTAGGAGATTTAGTATACCTTTATCGGCGCAAGAAGCCGGGTCTTGGGTTGGTGGTTAAACATATGGAGGATGCCATTGAAGAGCTAGACATCTGTGATGACCTTGATGAGATTCTTACCGATTGGCACCAAGCAGGAACTTGGAAAGAACGCGAATCATTGCGCCATTTGTTCACTAAGAAGTCCAAGAATAAAGCTATAGCCGAAGCCTTCATGCACTATAATTCCTTTTATTCCCCCTCTATTCGAGAACACAATCGTCTCAAACGTGAATTTGTGTGGGTATCATGGATTAAGCTGCCATCCGATTATGAAATGAGCGAAATGAAACAAAAGTCTGGATGGTTTCCCATCGACTGGTTTAAGAAGTATTAGTTGATAGTTAGTATGTGGTACCAACTGAAAAATTCAAGGTGGGGGATTTGGTGGTATGCAAATATGATTTCGATTATTACTTTATCACCACCTTTCCATATGACGCCAAAGATGTGTATTACATCGGAATCATCATAGGCAAGCGGAGTGGTGCCACCATTTTTCTTGATCAGTCCGCCCATTTTGAGGTGTTGTGTGTTGATGGCGAACGACGGTATTTTACCACTTGGGAAATGACAATACTTTAGGGTTAGGGGTTGACATTGCTCTCCAAATCTGCTATATTAGTAGAGTAATCATTTAAGAGGCTCCGTGGTGGAATGGTATACACACGAGACTTAAAATCTCGCGCCCGATTGGGCTTGTGGGTTCGACTCCCACCGGAGCTACCAGTGCATGCCCTTGTTCAGCGGCGAAGTTGCGTTCGCATAGTCACTGCAGGCCACCAGGATACACATAAGCGGCGATTATCTGCTAGCGTATGCGTAAGGAGATGGTGCTGGGGGGTTTTTTTATGGGCTCTTAGCTCAGTTGGTCAGAGCACTCGGCTCATAACCGAATGGTCCTGGGTTCAAGTCCCAGAGAGCCCACCACTTTTAGGGGTTGTTAGCTCAGTCGGGAGAGCAAAAGGCTTTTAACCTTTAGGTCCAGGGTTCGAACCCCTGACAACCCACCACTTCAATAGGAGAAACAAAATGACATGGACAGCTATTTTACATGATGGCAGCGCATACTCTCACAAGGTCTTTTATGGATCTAATGACAAGCGTGCAGCACTAGAGGAAGCACAGAAAAAGTTTGGTGAGTTTTGGCCACCAGCGGTGACTGTGATTGCGTTAGTTGCAGGCGAGAATGAAGTGTACATAAAGCAAAATAACACTTGACACTGGACCTACAAAATAGTATACTATCATAGAGCTACACCCCCATAGCTCAGATGGATAGAGCAACGGCCTTCTAAGCCGTGGGCCGCAGGTTCGAATCCTGCTGGGGGTGCCACAGATTCTTAAACGAAATAGGAGAAAGATATGATTAAGAAGATTTTGACGTGCATGGCAGCATTGACGTTGTCATCCACAGCTATGGCCGAGAACTGGGATTCTCGGAAAGGTTTGCGTTTTGGGTATAACTATGTTAACGGCGCCGAAGAAGCAGACGCAGATGTAAATTCGCCTCACATGACCGTGTTGGGGTTTGAGCTTCAGCAGACGATGGAAGGGGGCGAATGGCTAGATTTGCTTTTCATTCAAAACCTTAGTATTGCAGGATTAGACCAGAGTTTTGCTGCACCCTCTGTGAGTGTGTTGGCTGGCTTTGAGATCAACAACCAGCTTCAAGTAGGAGTAGGACCAAACCTCTCAGCTTTTGACCCAGGTGGGGAAAATAACTATTTTCATTTGGTTGGCGCGGTGGGCTATACCTTGACAGCCGGAAAGTTTAGTGTGCCAGTGCATGCTATCTACATTCCAGATGTAAATGATTATTGGCGTTTCGCCGCAACCACAGGCGTGAACTGGTAAGACCGCAGAGGAAAGATGAAGAGAAGAATCCACGTTAATCAACACATCATTCGCTCCAATCAAAAGAAAGGAGAGCGAGAGCCCGTATTGACGGTTAAAACTTATAAATCAAATGACTATTGCCATGAAGCCCGCATTGACGGGCCATGTCGAGTTATATACTCACCAGATAAACCTTTGTCATGCGGCGCGCGCGTGTGGATTGAGACAGACGCAGAGGTGGTGTGCATTGTTGGCGAAGAACCCGCCGAAACTTCGCGCTAAATTTTTCCTTTTTAGGAGGCACAAATGAAGTTTGAAGTTGGAGACTTGGTGCAAATGCATTCAAACATCGCAGACTGGCACACCGAAAACGGAGGATTCCCCGTTGCCATCTACAATCCGGGTGTCGTTATAAATGTTTCGGAGGGAGAAATGAAAGCAGCCGGTACAAGTTTTCAACACACGGAAGTGGTGGAGGTTCGTCACACTGACGGCTCCGTCTTTGACTGGCTCCCTACTGACCTTGAGCTAATCAGCAAAGGAAATAAATGAGCTACAATCGCTATAAGTTTAGTCCAGGTGACCTCGTAGTCACCAGCGCACACCACGCGGAGCCAGGATGTCAGGGTATCTTGACGGAGAGAAAGATAGAATACGGCACAGCCTTTTGGGAGATTCACTGGACCACCAAGAAACCCGGCGCACGATGGGCAGTACCCCGAGAGTGCGAAACAAACCTTTTCAATTTGAGAAGGCAATATCACTTTTACAACAACCAAGGAGAATATTATGTTAGCGAAAATCGCTGAATGCATTAAATGCGGAGAGGAGTACAACTACCGCCGCAAAGAACTGGGCTATGATACATGTCTGACATGCGGGGATCATTCCGCACGTCGCATTGCTGCCAAGAGAACGCGAGAAAATCTCCGCGACATGGCGCCCAACAGCTTCACTGGAAGCATTGACACATTGTTTGACAAGAGAGGAGGATAAAACAATGAACCTTAAACGCAATAAAATGGTAGTGTGTGCGGACGGCTTTACAATGAGCGTCCAAGCGCACGATGGAGCATACTGTAGCCCGCGAATGGACCACGCCACACGTTACACCGAGGTGGAAGTGGGCTTTCCTTCCGAAAAAGAAGAGATGCTGATGGAATACGTGGAGGATCATGCCAAGCCCACCGAAACCGTGTACGCATACGTTCCCGTGTTCACTGTGGCCACCGTCATCGCCAAGCATGGTGGGATGGTGGATGGCGAACTACCGCCGGGAGTCATCAAGTTTGAGTCTTGACCAAACAAACCTTTCGGCCGCACAGTTTGTGTGGTGGCTGCGCGGGTATCTTTGTGAGCCTGTGCAGACCACCCTCACAGATCAGAACGTAAAAACTATTCGCGAGCAGCTTCGCCGCGTTGAACTTGACAAGCCTCTGACAAAACAGGCTTGACCGTTTAAGGGGGCTGTGGTATAGTTGACACAACCTAAAGAAAGAGGCATTGATGAGGCAGGTGAAGCCCCGGATTAAAGTGGGTGACTTAGTGAGAGCCAAGTCTATCACAACTCGCTATGATAAAGCCTACTTGGTGCGTGCCACAGATGGGGGGTGGATAAAGGTTATCGGAGAGGCGGGCTGGCTACAAGGCTGGAACTATGAGGTGATCAATGAAAGTGGGTGACATCGTTAGACTAAAGAATGACGAGCTACTAGACCGTGACGCTCTCCGCAAAACCATTGATGAGATGGGATATGGCATTGTGATTGCTTTTGAACAAAGAGGCTATTCGCTGGACCGCGATCTCGATTGTGATGTGTGGAATGATGCCATCGTGATCTGGCCACGCCATGGCAAAAGCTGGCACATGCGCGCGATGTTGGAGGTTGTAAATGAAAGTGGGTGACTTAGTAAAGGTTGCGGATTGTCCTGGGTACAGCCAAGGAGAGTGTGAATGTTTCTTTTGCTTCCATGAAAGCAGCCGCCTCGGAGTGGTGAAGAAGCAAGAAGAATACCGACACGGCTGTCAGATGTGGATCGTTCAGTTTGATTGTGGCGAGTGGGAACTGGCTAATGACGAAGCAGAGGTGATCAGTGAAGCCCGGTGATTTGGTGAAAGTAATGTTTGGTCCGCATGAGAAACCCGTTCTTGGGGTTTTTATTCGGGATGACATCGTTGCTATCGGCAGAGACGCCGAAGGCTATCCGGTCATTACTCGCGCCTATGTGTTGTGGGATGGCCAAATCTACTCCACACCCCTTGAACAAATGGAGGTTGTAAATGAAAGTGGGTGATCTGGTGATGTTTTCTAAGGCGCATCAAGCAAGGCCAGGGCTAGACTACACCCAATCTTGGCTGGGTTTGTTGGTAAAAATCGTCATGCACGAGGGACACCCGAGCGAATATCACATTTTGTGGGGTCATGGTCTTACCGCCTACCCAGCCAAATGGTTTAACCGACTTACATATAAACCTTTTGAGGTGTACGATGAAAGTGGGTGATCTAGTACGCCCAACGAAAGCTAACCTACTGTCTGGATCAAGACGATTCGGTATTGTGATGTGTATAAATACCGGGTGGGATCACAAACAAGTGCTGGTACACTGGGATACTCCTATGTGGACCGATGTTGAGGGTCTTTCGGCTGAGTGTCCCGAAAACATAGAGGTGATCAGTGAAAATCGGTGATTTGGTCAAACCCAAACGTTTTACAGCACACCACATGCTGGGCATTATCGTGGAGATCAGCCGACCGCCACATCCGATGATAGACACATCCTATCTCGTCTATTTCCACACGAACCACATCAACTCCGAGCACAAGTGGGTGAGGTCCGTGTGGTTTCATTTGGGAGAACTGGACTTGATCAGCAGCGCCTGACGTTTGACATTTCTCTGACATGTGGCGCTTGACTTTTTGATCGCCAGAGACTATAATCATAACATGATTGGATCGATTATTAAATACGTTGGGTTGTCCGAAGGTGAGAGTTATCATCACTTCATCGGGCATGTGGGTTACATTACACACTTTACGCCGGTTGCTCCGGTCGATGGTAAGCCTCGTTTAGCAGTGCGATGGTTTGAGCCGTTGCCGGTCCACGGTGGCCATGCTACTACCCTCTCACACTTTGCGTTGGAACGATTTGAGGTACTAAGTGAAAGTCGGTGACTTGGTTAAACCCAAACGACGAACGGCGCACCACATGGTGGGCATTATTGTGGAAATAGAACGGTCAAAACATCCGCTGATAGATACCTCCTATCGTGTTTACTTTCACACTAACCACATTAACTCCGAGCACAAGTGGGTGCCCTCAGTCTGGTTTCATTTGGGAGAACTGGATTTAATCAGCAGCGCATGACCTTTGACATGTCTCTGACATTTGGTCCTTGACCGCGCTCTGGTCTTCTGCTATACTCTTATCACAAGCTCAAAAAAGGAGAGCACATGGGTTATCGTTCAGAAGTAGTGTTGGTGGTTGACAAGCGAATCGAAGGAATGCTGATGCATCTTTTCACAAGTTGTCCAGGCGCACACACTTTGTGCCATGAGGATTGCGACGAAAAGAGAGAACGCGAAGATGGGATCATGTTTCGGTGGAACTCTATTAAATGGTATAGTTCCTATGCAGTCATTGAAGCCATTGAGGCGTTCATGGAAAAGCTCGACGAGGGCACTGAGATTGAAGTTAATGGCCAACGCATGCAACTGGATGAGCTTTATCGCTTTGTTCGAGTGGGCGAAAATAGTACAGACATTGAGAGTCGCGGATACGGCTTTCAGGATATCTACCCCTACACCACCATCAATCTGGACTTCTAAATGAAAGTCGGTGATCTGGTGGTGGTCAAAACCCACCCTGGCATGATCTTGGCTTTGATTGTGCGTGTTCGCCATTCAGTCAAAGATTCCGCTGGTGAAACGCGGTTTATTTACGACTTGCGCGCTCTTGATGGCCATAGTTTCTCGTGTCTGGGTGCGAACTTAGAGGTGCTAAATGAAAGTGGGTGATTTGGTGTGGCAACATCGCAAGCCCGGTGGTGTTTGTGTCATTTTGGATATTATCCACGTTGAAACTCCAGAATCAAAAGCACTAGGGTGGGGAGAGTCCGAATATCCCATTCTCAAAATCCATTCTCTTTCTGAGGGAATCATTCAAGATCCGAGCTACTACTATGAAAAACTCTGAAACTGTGAATAAACCTTTGGCCATTGGCGATCTGGTCCGCAAGAAGTATGGACTACTGGCCAAGCGCAGCACCTGGAAGGGAATCGGAATCATTGTAGAGATGAATGCGGGGATTGCCAAGGTTTGCTGGGGATCTTACGGCACCTTTCAAACTCCAACGCACACCCTTGAAGTCCTGACATCCTCTTGACATTTGAGGGTTGACTTCTCAATCTCCCTGTGGCATAATAAGGCATAACCTCAAGAAAGGACACATTCAATGGCTTATCTGACCAAAGACGACATCGTAATGATTCAAAAACCAGACGGCGGCTTGCTTCAAGCGCGCGTGATTGACATGCGCTTTCGGCGCTTCCGCAGCAGTTGGAAGGACAAGAAGACCGGAGAGCAAAAAACCCGGTGGAAGTCTGTGCCCTATGCTGTGTGCTCTGTGTTTATCGGCATGCCTCCAGGGACCGAGTTTTTGATTCCTGGCTACAAGCTGCGCAACGAAGTGAAGGACGGCGAGAAGTTGCTGGTTCTCCGCGACAAGTACGCAGCCGAGTTTGGTGGTGCATGGGTAGAGAAGATGTTGGCCGAGAGCAAAGAGAAGAGAAGCGCATGATAAAAGTATATTCCACAGTGGGCACCTATGATGGTGAGGCTTTTACGAGCGTTCACATGACCCGTAAGGGGGCTTTAATCTGCGCTATTGAAGACATCTATGAGTATCTGATAGGCGCGCTGCCACAACAGGGCTCGTTGTCCACATATGTGGATGACAACGGCGAACGTTGCTTTGTCGGTTCCACCGAAGAGCTTAAGGCAAAATCGAGCGGCGATCTGTATTCCATCTTTCGCTCATGGTGCGATGTGCTCTGGGACCAAAGCCACGCCGAGTATCGGATTGCCGTGGTACAAACCCAGTTGCAGGGTTGAGGATTGAAATGAGCTTTAAGAAAGGCGATCTGGTGCGTATTGTGGGGACTGGCCACATTCTGCATACGGGTATCGTGATGCGCAAACATCCCGAGCCGATAGTCGGGCATTTATGCTACTATGTATACCTCACGAAGCGGAACCTGATTAAACCTTTTCGGGAAAGTCGGCTTGAGAGGATGGCAAAGACCTGACATTCTCCTGACATTAAACCCTTGACTCTGAGGGCGAAATCCTCTATAATACATGTATGAGTAAGAGAAAGAGCAAGAACAAGACGCCGAAAGCCCGCAACTGGGTGATCGCACACGCCAAAGGTCTCACTGGACGCAAAGGCGCAGGATTTCACAGCAAGCGCGGTTACGTGCGGCACGGCAAGCACAAGGGGCAAGCAGATGAACGTCGGTGATCTGGTAGTTTTCGCTGATGCCCGTGAAGATGTGGAAAAGCCGTCCCGCTTAGGAACTGGCATTGTGGTCAGTTTCGACAGCGACAACGATCCGATTATTGCTTTTCACGGCTATGCCCACGAGCAGCCATCGGCTTACTACCGCCGAGATATTGAGGTGATCAATGAACGTCGGTGATTTGGTGAAAATGAAACCTATGATGTTTTGGGCTGCTAAAAACAACAAGCGCTTCACGTACACTGATAAGCCTGGTGTTGTGATCACCATAGGCGTGCTTGGTACCCCTTATGAAGTGATCACGGTTTTAGTCGGTAGCACCAAGTATCGCGGCATGGCGAGCGAATGGGAGGTGGTTAATGGAAAAGGGTGATCTGGTGAGGTTCACAGTTGAGGGTAAGAAGGTTATCGGGATCTTCATGTCGTTTGATGATTACGATCCCCATGTCTATGCTCGTGCAAGGGTTTTATGGAACGGCGAGTATTATTCTTGTCACTTGGGTGAAGTGGAGGTTCTAAATGGAAATCGGTGATCTTATCCGTTGGAAATGGTACTCAACCGGTACCGGCTCAGCTTTTGAGCCGTGGGAATACACACAGTATCGAGGCATCATCATAGGCGAGCGCATGGAGGGCTTGGTGCGAGTGCTGAAAGTTGCGGACAAACTTGGAGCCGTGGAAGTGCGAGCCGACGAAGCAGAGGTGATCAGTGAAAGTCGGTGATTTAGTACGTTGCAAGTATATTGATGGTAAGCCCATCGGGATCATTGTGAGTGAACCGCGCCACGGGGTCAACAACACCTTTTACGATGTGCTCGTTCAGGGAAAGGTTTGGCCATTCCACCACCGAAGCATTGAGGCAGTTAAATGAAAGTTACACTAGTTTTAGACACGGAAGATCGAGAAGGTTTGAAAGACGCACTTCAGATCGCAAACATTCTTGCGCGCAAACACGCAGGTCTTTCTTCTTACGGAAGAAAGGCGATTTTCAGCAAGATCGAGTTGATCAAGTTGCTCCGTGCTTACGGGCATGAATGCGCAAAAATGGCAGAAACAGCACGCGGGTCCGGCGAACCTCCACGTTTTGATGGGCTGCGCGAAGTCAAAAACTTTGTTGATGACCGGTTCGACATGTTCCAGAAGATTACTTGACATTTCCCTCACAAACAAACCTTGACTTTCCCCCTGTTTAATGAGATAATAGAGCATCACTTGGAGATATGACACATGAAAACCCTCGAACTAACAGATCGCGAACTTTCCCTGCTGATGACGGCAGTCGGCGCACACATCATTGAAGTGGGCAAAACGTCAGCAGGTTGTTTGCCGTCGCCGGAGCTTGCTGATCGCATCAACGAACTTACAGCATTGGAGGATGACTTGCGCGAAATGTTGCACCGCGATGATGGGTGGGACGATAGGTTCAACGAAGCACCGCCCGCAGCAGCAGAGCAGTTTATTCAGATTGGACTCCAAGCGCGCGAAATAAAGAAAGCCAGGTCTCAACAGGCTTTTGGTGATTCTGATGTGCGGCTGGGCTCGATGGCAGCACAGCGACGTGCAGCCCTCCAGCGCATGATGCAGGGCACAGCAACCCCTGTGATCGTGGAAGAAGACGAATAAACCTTTGTTGACATTTCCCTGACAAAGAAACCTTGACTTCTACCTCGTTCTATGAGATACTTAGAGAGTAGAAAGGAGTTTAACCCATGCCTCGCATCACTTACGCTGACCGCTTCGCCGCCCTTCTCGCCAAAGATTACTTGAGCGAGCGAGATCGGACGTTTGCGGAATCTCTCTATGGTTCTTACAAACACCGCCGCACGCTGACCGCCGGACGGAAGCGTTGCCTGCTGCAACTGGAAGCGCGCTATGACAGCCCTCCTGCACGCGATGAAGAAATGATCGCGCGCATCAAGGGGTTGCGTTCTCGCATGAGTGGAGACGATGCACAGTGGGGGCTCGGCTTCACCGAGAGCCTTCTGAAGCAACTGATGGCAGGCAGCGCGTTGTCTCCTCGTCAGCAAGAGGTTTTGGCCAACATTGAAAGCAACTGGACCGCCGGACAAGTGGCCACGCGCGCCTCATGGGAGAAGGACTTTACCCCAGAGATGCGTCAAAAGTTTGATGTGATGGTGGAATACTACCGGAAGAACGGCTACTTTCAGCGGATCGTGTCGCGCGCGCGTCTGAGCCCCGAAAGTGTACCATCAAAGGGCGATTATGACCGCTTGACCAACAACAAGTACGCAACCAAGGTACTAGCGGGCTACTTCGATGCCCCGAAATACGAGGTTGGAAGCATGGTATCGCTGCGCGGTAGTGCTTCCTGGGCGCTCCGGCGCAAGATGCCTTCCGAAATGGCCGTGGTCATTCAAGCCAACGCCGAGATTCCCGTCGCCGCAGCGCGCGGCAACAAGGTTTACAAACTTCTGCCGGTGGGAGGCACCCAAACGATCATCGCAGAAGAGCGCGATCTTAAAACCCATCGAGTACCCAAGAAAAAGAAGGGAGAAAGTCGATAATGGAGGAGTAAGTGCCGGAGGCGATAGAGAGCCATAACTAAAGTAACGGGTTCACCGTCCCAAACGAACCCATCTGCTGAAAACAAGGGTTAGAAGTCACATAACGCGGACTTCTTAGGCAGGCTAGCCGCGAAGTGGCAGTTGAAGCGGGACTAAGCGACGTGCGCGGTAAGGACAGCGCACACTCTCTATCGCCTCCTTTTGCATTCTCCTGACAAACCAACCTTGACTTCTTCCCTGTTTCATGGGATAATGTATACATGATGACGAAAGACGACATTTCCCCCGGCTGCCTGGTCCGCTTCAAGGCGGATCGCGCTGCCGAGCGCGCCCGACTTCGTCTGTCCGTGCATGCTCGCAAGGTCGGCGTTCTCGTCGCCTTCGATCACTTTGGAGATGTGAACCCCGACAAGGGTGATCCGCTGGTGCTCTGGGCGGGCGAGAAGAAACCTGCTCGTATGGCAGCTTCGGCCTTGGAAATCGTCTCTTGACATTCACTTTGCATTTGGGCGTTGACTTTGCGCGCCGCATATGAGATAATAGATCATCAAGTCGAGAAAGACACCCCCCCGAGAGGATAGAAAACATGGGTAATCACTACGGAACAGTTCGATGCGGCGCGTGCTACCAGCGCGGACACAACAGAAGGTCTTGCCCTGAAGCACTCAAGCGTTTGCAAAAACGTTTTGATCGCTTCAACGCTAGCGATTGTGATTATGACAAGCGCATGGCTAAAATGATGGCCGATAAGATCGCCGTGCGGACTGGTGTTAACCCGCTGACCGGCGACAAGCTGGAAAAGCGCGGACCCACTCGCCGCTGCTCCTACTGCAAGTACAAGTATGGCGATGAGGCCGAAGAAGGTTTGGGGCACACGCGCCGCACCTGCTCTGCCCTAAAAGCAGACATTCAGAGGGCCATCGAAAAGACCGCCGCCATGCGCAGCGTAGTGCTTGAGGGCATGCGCGCCGCTGGTATCGGGGTGGGATCTCTCGTTTCACAAAGGTATTCTGACTACTTCCCAGATCCCGAGAACCCAGGCGAGAAGCGCTGGGATCGCCGCGAGGTGGTGTGCATGGTGACCGATGTAATGTGGGATAAAATGTCTATTTACAACTCGCGCGCCCCGGTGCTCGTTCTGCATCGGATGGATAAGCTGGACACCCAGCGCCGTGAGTCTATGGAGCTTCCCTATCTTCGTAATGAGGACCAGGACATCCTTCGAGTCGATGTGCATGGCGATGTTACCCCTCGCATGGGCAGCACCCTGGGAGCTTGGAAGCTGGACGATTCAGAAAACGACTACCAGCGCCGTGCCCTGGTTTCCCCCGTCAGCGCGGACAAGATTAATCCCCCTGCTAACTGGCTTTCCGGGGAATCAGACACCATCGTTGCCGCCTTTAAGGCAAAGAAAGCATGAGAGAGAGACTTTATATGTTCAACGATAAGCTGCTTTCGAGGCGGGATATCTACATGCTGCGTCGTGTCGTGACCAGTCGCGATGGCATGTATAGCCTGCAAGCGCCCGAAACCTCGTGGCCACGTCTTGCCCTGGACATGCTTGTGCTCGAAGGTTTGATCGAGCGTGAGCGATCCATGGATGGGCGTTGGCTCGATGAGTGGACCATCACAGAGTCGGGTTTGCAATGGGCAGACGGCGGCTTTCCTTTGACATTCTCTTGACAAATAAACCTTGACCTGAAACCTTTTTTCCTGTATACTTATAAAGTAAGAGTGAGAAACAACTAATCTCTGGAGCCTAAATGTCCGTCGATTTCGCAACCTTCCTTTCCGTCGCCCCTCACATCATCAGCGCCAAGCTGCCCGTGCTTATTCGCGGTCGCCATGGCGTCGGCAAGTCCGAGGTGGTCTACATGATCGCTGATCAGATGACTCTGCCTGTGGTGGAGCGCCGGGCGTCCCAGATGACCGAGGGCGATCTTCTCGGTCTGCCCGACACGGCAGACACTTCGATCAACGGTCGCAAGGCCACGACGTGGAACGCGCCCGACTGGCTCGTGACCGCATGCGAGCAGCCGGTGGTGCTGTTTCTCGATGAGGTAGACCGCGCAACGATGGAGGTCCGTCAGGGTCTCTTCGAGTTGACCGATTCCCGCAAGATCAACGGGTGGAACCTTCACCCGGAGACCATCATCATCGCAGCCGTGAACGGTGGCGAGCATGGTGCCCAGTACCAAGTCGGTGAGATGGACCCGGCAGAACTCGACCGCTGGACCGTCTTCGATGTGGATCCCTCTGACGAGGACTGGCTGAACTGGGCGAAGGACGGCAAGGTGAACACCGTTGTCTGGGACTTCATCAACCACAACCGGTTGCACCTTGAGCACAAGGGCGACTTTGAGCCCAACAAGGTTTATCCTTCTCGCCGGTCTTGGGCACGGTTCAACAACACCGCCGCACCTGCTGGCGTGTTTGAAGAGGGCGGCGATCAAGACCTGCTTTTCAACCTGGCCACTGCGTTTCTCGGTTTCGAGGCAGCGGTAGCACTCAAGGACTTCGTTGTTAACTACGCTTGGCAGGTGACCATTGAGGACATCCTTGATAGTGGCGATATCGCTAAGACCTCCGAGTGGGGCATCAACGATCACGCTGCCATGATCCAAAAGTTTGAAGCTGCGGAGACCTTTGCAGCGGATCTGACCGAGACGCAGGTGCAGAACCTGGCCAACTACTTCGTCACGCTGCCCTCCGAGGTGGCTATGAAGATGTGGACCGTCCTGGGTGATGCCGACAACGTGAACAACGTGGTCGCACTGCACAAGGCAGAAACTACTGGCGGCAAGCGCGTCAGCGATCACTTGGTCAGCATCTTGGGAGGCTAAAATGTCTGATCCAACCTTCTCTTTGGGCGAGTTGGTCTATCTGACCAACCGCCTTGCAAGAGGGTCGCCTGACCAGGCGTTCACGGAAACCAGCGGGCCAGGGATGATAACCGAGGTTATAACTGAGAAACCCTATCGTGCCCGCTACACCGTGCGCTGGTTGAAAAGTAGGAAGTCCATGATCTTCCACGGCGATGTCCTCATGCGTGTGCCAGGCGAGAAGCTATGAGCAAACAAACCTTTGAGCTTGGCGCGCTCCTCATCCAGTACAAGACCGGTCAACCGGCGATTGTGACCGAGGTCAATGATGACTACCTACACGAGTACGGCAACATCAAGCAACCACGCAGGATCTACCGGCTCTTTCAAGAGGGTCGATACTTTTGGATGAAGGACATCGAAGTGCGCGCCAAGTATTACACCCCAAACAAACCTTAGACCTTTGACATTCTCCTGACATGTGGAGGTTGACTTTTAGGTCAAAAAATGAGATAATAGATCATCAGCTAGAGAAAGGAGCTTATCTTGAGCAAGTGGTATGTGAGTCAAACGTCTGTGGCCATCGTCGATGGCAAACCTGTTGCAACCGAGGTGCCACTAACGCGCCCTGACACGGAGCAGGCAACGCGCGAGATGTTCCGGCGCATGAGCCGGATCGGAGTGCCTCATATCCATGTTTGTAAGCCCAACTCCAAGCGGTACAACCGCCTGTTGCGCGAGTACAACAAGCGCCGGAAGGCTGATCGTCAGCTAACGGTGGCCGAGGTCGCTGAGATCATGGCAGACGATGACGAGAAAAATGAGTCTTGACATTCTCTTGACACGAAACTATTGACTTCAAACCGTTCAACTGCTATACTTAGTATAGTGAGGTAAGGAAATGAACGACGACAACGCAACTAAAACCCCCTTCAACTTGAACATGCACACCGCGCGCTTGCTGATGCAAGAGCCGTTTTTTGCTGCGTTGTCGCGTCGGATTGACAAGACCGCATCAACTGCGATCCCGACTGCGGGCGTGCGCGTGAACCCAGAACGGCAGCAGTTTGAGCTTCTTTATAACCCTTCTTTTATGGGCGCTTTGAAGGACGAGCACAAGCTGGGCGTTCTCATGCACGAGTTCTATCACATCATCTTTGAGCATGTGACCGGTCGCAAGCCCATCGACGGCTTGAAGCGCATCGACAATATCGCGATGGACTTGGCCATCAACGGCTTGCCCGAAATGATCGGCAAGCTGCCAGGTGAGACCGACCCAGGACCGGACATTAACGGCGAGCCTATGAAGGGTTGCATTCCGGGCGAAGGTCCATTTGCCGACCTGCCAGCCAACCAGACCTACGAGTGGTATCTGGAAGCCCTCAAGAAGATGGGCGAAGGTGAAGGCGACGGCGGCGGCGAAGGCCAGCCGGGCGAAGGTCAGCCCGGTGAAGGTGGCCAGCCCGGTCAGCCTGGCAACGGCGATCCGTTCGGTGGTGCCGATAGCTTTGATTCACACGAGCAGTTCGGTGATGCCGAAGGCACTGCCAAAGACATCGCCACGGAGCGATTGAAGGACGCGATCAAGAAGGCAGCAGAAGAAGCCGAAAAGGCTCGTAGCTGGGGATCCGTGTCTGCATCCATGCGCAAAGACATTCTTGAGCGCATCCAGACCCGCGTGGACTGGCGCAAGGTGCTGCGGTACTTCGTTAAAACTTCCCAACGCGCTGATCGGCGCTCGACGCCACGACGGATCAACCGTCGCTTCCCCAAGATCCATCCTGGCAAGCGCGTCCGTCGCCACGCCAAGATCGCGATCAGCATTGATCAGAGCGGATCGGTGGATGACGGCATGCTGGCGGCGTTTTTCAACGAGTTGAACGAGTTGGCCGAGATCGCAGAGTTCACGGTGATCCCCTTTGATTCTGCCGTTGCAGAGGACAAGATTTATACTTGGAAGCGTGGACAGACCCGCGCATGGGAACGAGTGCTTTGCGGTGGGACGTGTTTTGATGCACCCACCAAGTACGTCAACGAAAACAACTTTGACGGTCACATCATCCTCACCGATATGTGTGCTCCTAAGCCCATTCCCAGCGCATGCCAGCGTATGTGGATGACGACGAAGGCATATGCGGATCGTCCCTACTTTGAAACCAACGAGCGCGTCATTGCGGTCGATTAAGGAGTTACAACCATGAGAACCACCAATCAAGGAGTTATTGAAGCATGGAAGCGCGGAGAGCGCGCACGCAATGGACGTTGCACCATGAGCACAGACGGAACAAACCTTTATTCCTACCATCTCAAGATCGGACATCGTACAAGCATGGGCGGCACCATTGTGGCCGAGTACATGGCAGGCGGCAACGCCTTCAAGTCTCAGACCACAAGTTGTCACGTCGGCTTGGCCATGCGTTCCGGGGTTACTCTCGTCATGTTGCCGATTATCTTCGAGGCGACACCCTTCACGCAAGACCCCTATTTAGAGGTGCCTTTCTGATGGGCGAGCTAATAAACCTTGACGACTACCGGCGCATGCGCAACGAAGAAGAGATTGAGAAACTCAAAGAACTACTTGACCATATCCTAGCTTATTTGCCCGATATGGAGCAGCACGCCTATTTCATTCAGGACGAGATGGTTTATCGAATGCCCTTGTCCTCTTCCCAAACAAACCTTGATGGCTACTACACCGACGAAGACGAATAAACCTTTCGCCGTTGGCGATCTGGTTCGGGTGATTGACGGCACCCACGATCCGATGCTCCCAGAGAGCAGGACCGGTCTGGTTGTGGAAGTCGTCAGATCAGAGAGACGGCATAAAAACAGGGATCTGTACCATGTCCAGTTTGGCGCGAAGATCCTGTGTTTTCACCCGATGTGGTTGGAGGCTGTGACTTGACATTCTCTTGACAGGATCGGCTTGCTTTTCTCGCTCGCATATGAGATAATAGATCATAAGTTAGAGATTTGCCCGCACCCCCCGAGGATTTACATGTTCAGCGACCTGACCCTTTCCGCCAGCAACGCCCCAAAGGCACTCACGCCCATGGAGCAGCAAGCTGCTGCGTGCAACGTGCTGGTGCTCCAGCTTGCCATCTATGCCGACTTGGCCACACCGCCCAACGATGCAGTGCAAACAAACATGCAGCGCGTGAATGCGTTGCTCTTTGCTGCCGAAATCTCCGAGGTTGCCCAAGCATGAACCCATATTTTGAAAACGATACCGGACTGAAAGTGGGCGATCTCGTTCGCTTCAAAGACATCAGCAGCGGATCCCGGTCTGGGAGCGGCTCCTTCACAGCCTTGCACGGCACGGTCGGCGTACTGGTGAGCCTTTCTACCTGTTTGTCTGGCAACCCGATGGCCACCTTCTTGGCAGGTAGCCGAAAAGAAACCTTTAACGTACATTATTTTGAGGCTATCAATGACCGATAAACCCGTCACCGTTCCATGGAACCCGATCCTGTCCCGCATGCTGGACGGGCAGTTGTACGCGATCAGCGGTGGGACGTGGATCCCTGTGCCCGATGGCACAACTCGCGCAGACCTTCCCAAGTACATGACGTGGAACGCTCCGAGCGAGACGGCCACGCAGATGCAGCGGTGGACCGTGACAGGCTCCAAGGGTGCGACGTACCGGGTGGAAGAGTTCGGCGGCGCATGGCGTTGCTCGTGTCCCGGCTATCAGTTTCGGCGTCGTTGCCGTCACATCGAGGGGGTAAAAAATGAAAGTCGGTGATCTGGTTCGCGTCTATCGGCGCGCCAACGCACGCCATGGCGGTCAGTATGTGATCGGCATTGCAATGGTGATTGACGCAGAAGAAGAGTCAAACACAATCATCGATGTGCAGCTTTCCGATGGGCGCTGGTGTTCGGCTGCTCTGTGCGATGTGGAGGTTCTAAATGAAAGTCGGTGATCTGGTTAGAGAGATTGAGACCGATCCGCTGTGGACCCTTTATGGTGGTACACTTGGTGTGCTTGTTCGCCCAGCAGACGCGGACATGGGGCTATATCTGCTTGAGGGCGTACACCACTGGCTCGTTGCGTGGGGTAACGGTTGCGTTCAGATTGCAAACGTTGACGACATCGAGGTGGTAAAAAATGAAAGTCGGTGATCTGGTAAAGTTTCCTTGTGATGAAAAGATCGTGCCTCTCGGTGTTGTTTTACAGACTACCGCTAATGGTGCGCTGCGTGTTGATCCGAGTACACGACCGCGCGTTAAAGTTTATTGGATTCAAGATCAAGAGATATCATGGGAACCTATTAAGTGGTTGGAGGTTATCAATGCAGCCCGGTGATTTAGTGAGAATAACGCGCAGTTCAATCCTTTTACCTGCTGGTTCTGTTGGCCTTATCTTGCGTAAGTTTGATCAGACGCACATCCAGGGTGCGCACACTTTGCTTGAGGTTCACTTCATCGGCAACCGCGCCCCTCGCCGCGTTTTGGATAGAGATTTAGAGGTGATTAATGAAACCCGGTGAACTATTCAAACTTGATTACATCAATGGCCATTGCCGAGACATTAACCGACGCACAGGTATCTATCTGGGCATCAATCGGATCAACCGCACCGATGGAGTTGTAATAGAGAATCACAAAGTATTGTTAGTTGGTGACAGTCAACCTCGACTGTTCGACAAGTCATTACTAAAACATATGAGAGTACAAAAGGGAGAATAAAATGGTAGACAGACTAATCACAGCCGCGATTACAATCGTACTTTGGGAGTACAGAGTAGAGATTGTAACATTCGCAGGCAACTTAATAAAGGCAACGTTATGAATAGACTACAGATGAAACTTGGCAACTTGTATATGTTGCAAGGGTTACAAAAGAACAAACACGAGAAGTGGATGCGAACCATGTACGGCGCGCTAGCGAATACATCTACTGATAACTCAATACGATCCAACGTACACATTTACACCGATGGCGATGTGTTCTTGTGTATGGGCGAAGACGGAGAACACCGCTATAAAGTTTTAACTCCGCACGGCGAGATTGTAAAGTTGTGGCGTCATGGTAACAAGACAAAGTTCCGAGAGGTATAAAAATATATATGGTACATCAGCTATTCATTAACGGTACACTGTTCAATACATTCACAGCTATAGATGATGCTATTAATGCATTCAGAGAATGGACAGGTAGAGGCTTTTGTGTGAGAGTAGCATTTAACACAACATTAAACAAAGTGGATATAGGTAATGAATAGCCCGAAGTACATAAAGGGATTGCGTTTGTTATGTGATTATATTTGTAATAGTATTGTGGGAGTTGTGCGAGGGGGCCATATACATATACCCACCGCATGTCAAGCGCAATCTTTTGTCAAGTCTTTTACTGTCCGTATAACTATGTATACGCTACCGTATGAGCTTTCACCCTATCAAAACATATACTATAAAGGAGAATCACTATGCGTGATACCGATACAATCGTAGACGGCGTTGGTGCGTTGGTCTTGTGTGCGGTCTTAGTGGCCACGGCTGTGCTGTCGTTCACCATTGGCATACCAACAGCAGAACTAATCGTCTCCCCTTAAGGCGAACGTTAACTAAGTAGCTGTAATCTCACGCCTTTTTCTTTCGCGCTTTTTTGTGACAGCGTTGCGATGGGGCCGTGTGTGCGAGAGTTACACTATATACATTGAGGGAGAGTAGGAAAATGTCCGAGAGTAATACAAAAAGATATATTAAAAAGCTATTACAGTTACCAACTAACATTACATTCTGGGGTACTATCATTGCGTTAGTGTATATAAGAGTATTGTATAACAACGTATACAGTAACAAATGACATATACTTTACAACCGTAACACTTGACACTCACTTAACATCGCTAGTAATGCGCTTGCAACGTCAGCTATGCGGTAGTACCCCCCTCCCCCTCCCCTCCGGGATCTATGTCCCTGCATAGACGCACCGTGCCATGCCGTGGTATGGCCCGTTCTCGATACGCGCCTAAAAATTTCAGATTATAAAAAACTGAAAACTAGGACTTGCACACCCCCGCATTTTGTGGTATGATGGATACATACTAAGGAGGGTATCATGAGCTACACATGCGCACACTGCCGCACAGGCACAGTGAGGGAATTGCCGGCGAGATGTCCGGAGTGCGAGAGACTACTTAATACAGAGGTCGAGAACAGATACCTATACAAACATGAGCATCAAGAAGAAGAAATTCAAGGTCGGAGACCTAGTAACGAGAACGTATAGAGCGTATAGTATAGGGGATCCGTTACTCGGAGAAGACAACGATATCAATAAGTATACGATCCCGCAGCCGTATGGGATTGTATTAGAAGTGCGAGAGAGCACAAATAAAAATGGTACCCCTAACATATTAGTGTATTGGTTTAGGGATACAAACATATACCAGGAAAAAGCGAGAATTAATAGCGCCAGGTTCCTAAGATTGGTGAACCGCGCATAGTTAGTATGAATGAAGCGCGCGTATGTGAGGAAGGAAACGGGCGAACGGTTCGAATTGGTGCCTATGTGCCCAATGTGCCGTGCACCTATTTATTGGTCACTAATCAGTGGTAAATCCGGCGCCTCCGCACCCGCGCATTGCGCGAACAATGGTTCGGCCACGAGAATCATTACAGACCCGCGTAATATCTTTATATGCGAGTGGGTGGGCACAGTGGTGCGTATGCCGGATGGAGACGTGCGCATATACAATTTAGATAATCGTCTTGTTCCACACCGCGTAGTGCGTAAAAGGTATCCAATGCCATAGTTACTTACAGTATGCCTTTAGATAAGCTGTATGTTCGAATTAAGTGTACAATGTGTTCGGGGGGCGGCCATTTCAGCGCTGGAGGCTATTACAATGCGATGGAGCCCGGTAGGTGGGCTGCGTGCCCTTATTGCGATGACCAGGGTACTGTGTACATAGAGGCGGCGTCTAATGTGGTGGCTGACTACCTCTCTGATCTACCCTCGGATAAGTACGATCTAATCCTTCAGAAAATTGCTGATAAAAAATCTGATTCCCAATAGCTTTTGCGAACTATTTATGGTATACTGTTTAAAGGTGTGATGGAATGCGATTAACTGAACAACGACTCAAGCAACTCATTGTGGAAGAATTGACCAAGACCGATAAGGCCGAAATCAAAAAAATGATTTCCAAGGAATTGGACAATTCTTTCCAAAAGGAGCTAAAGAAAGCTTTAGAAGACGAACTAGCAAAAGCTTTGGACTCTAAAAAGACGAAAGAAGACATTGGCGAAATTGCCAAGAAGGTCATCAAGAAGTTGTACAAAGATTTGTCGTTCCATCATCCGTATATTATTGATCGCATTAAGGTATAGAATGGATCCGTTTGCTGCCCCTTTTAAAATTGCCAAGAAAGGCGACTTTGTCAAAGATATGACAAAACAAAAGCGCTCGCTTGGTTTTGTGTTGGAAGTCAATCGAGAAACTAAAATGATGTATGTTCGATTTCCGAAAATTAAAAAGGATGCTTGGATTATGTGGACTAATTATGGTCATTACAAAGTAGTATAACGAGGATTGTAAAAAATGAAACTTTTAACCATGTTTGGCTTAGTAGCCGCTTTTTTATTTGGTTTTGATTATGCGGAGAGACCGATTGTGGAAGATCGACCCACAACTGCTGTCAATTTTGCCGCAAATATGTTTAGAAACACTTCGGATTCGAACATTGTGCCGATTAAGGGCCCGAACAACATATGTATAGTTGATGCGAGCGACAATACATATACACAAATTGCATCTTGCATCAACGAAGAACCTAATTGGTTGAGAGTTCGCATGCATGGAGCAAAAACCCCTTAAATCTGGCGACATACTTATAGACCACGCTGCGAGAGAAATCGGCGTGCTAGTCAGACGATATAACATCTTCGAAGAAGATGACGATTTAGTCTTGGTTATGGAAGAAATCAATTATGAGGCGGGAGTTGTGTGGGTCTGGGATATTTTTTGGGTGGGTCCTGGACCATGGCCACTGGATCGCTTGCAAACCTATACCGAAGAAGGATTAATTCTTTTAATAGAAACATGCGTTTTAAGTGCACCTGGGTGATAATTAATGCATGACAATCGATGCACTTAAAGAAGAACTAAATCAAATCACTCTCGCTGTTGGCGATGTGATAATTGATGCTTCTACTAACGCGATAGGTTTCTTGCTTAAGCGCGAACGTCGAATCGACATCCTTCAAGACGATTTATATTTTTGGGAAATCAAGTGGACAAGTGGAGAGCGTGGAGGCCAATTCCGCACCAATGAAGCTCTAAAACTTTCACTTTGGGAAGAAGAACAGTTGAAATTATCTATAATTCTTGGTATAATAAAATGGCAATCTATTGACGGAGGTTCTTTTGAATTATAATTGGAATGTGTATAAGCTTTTTAAAAACGGGAGACGCGCTAAAGCTCCCTTTCATGTGTTTGAGTATGGTGACCCGGAAACGGTGAATGAGTATTACAACGAAAATGTTAGAAAAAAATTTAGTAAAAAATATCGCGATTCGCATGTACTCATCTTGAGAGGAGATTTGCCACAAATGCGAGAGCAAGAAAGACAATCACTAACCAAGGAAGCTGACATGCGCAAACGTTCTCGCGTCGTGCGCGGGCGCCTAAAGGACGTGAAAATTGAAGCGGGGGTGCACGCCTGTGCTGCCCTTACCCTATGTGCTGAGAGCGACTGGAAGTGGCAATGGGCACTCTTGGAGATGGGCACGTCTCGATATCTCGCTGGCTTCTCGCCTATCTTCGCTAATTTCGAAATGGCCGAAGAGTGGATGCAAGAGGAAATTGACAACTTATGAGCCGTAATTACAGTCATGTAACTTGGGAAATTAAAAAGGGCGATTTGATTAGCTTAAGACAAATGAGCTATGAAATGGAAATCGAGCAAGAAAGTTATGGAATTGTCGTAACTGACAAGATTGAACGAGAAGACGACTATCAGATGGGAATGTTTCCTCATGTATATGCCTATATGTTCGATACTGGGCGCCAAAGGAAAATTGAAATCACGCACAATATAAGAATAATTTCACATTCTTAAATTTAATTCCCTAGTTATTTAAAGTGCTAGGAAAAATCTACTTTTATTCGTGCATCTCGGCTATTGTGGCCAACATTGTGTTGTTTGTGTTGGCTACACATCTGCAACTTTCTCATTTGCAGGTTCTCTCTATCATAAATGTTTTGTTGCTTAATTTCATTTTCTTACGAAAATAGCGTGGCGGCAGCATAGTTAATAATATGGGGCACCTATTAAAATTACTACCTTTTGTAGTACTTTTGGGAGCATGCAGCGATTATAGTGTAACTAAGATAGAAACTGACAATCCGCCACCTCCCGAGAATCCAGATATACTGGTGGACCCTACACTCATAAATTTCGGAACCCTCAATGCAGATGGGGATACGGTTACCGAGACTGTGACAATCACAAATGGTGGCACCGATACATTAGATATAGATAGCATCCAGCTTGATATTGCTAGCAGTGCATTTACCGTCTCTTCTCTCGTGGGTAATGATTCGCTTGAACCGGAAGAAAGCGCAACATTTACAGTAACTTACGACCCTGAAACATATGAGACGAATTCTAATTCTGTCTCTATTCTCTCTAATGATTATGAGACACCAACGGTTCCTGTCACATTGGTAGGAGACGGTTCGGCCCCTGTTATTAGCGTTGAGCCTGAAACTTTTGACTTTAATTCTGTGTTGGTTGGCTGCGAGGAGAGTCTCGACGTTACAATTACCAATATCGGAGATGTAGAGCTAGTTATCGACCAAATTGATTATTTTGTGACATACCCAGCCGATTTTGCGATAGAAGATTACGAAGACACATATGGTGCTCTGCCTTGGATTTTGGCTCCGGGGGATGCTGTAGTCTTGCAGGTACAATATTATCCAACAGACATTGATACGGATGCTGCTGTTATCGAGATTCAGTCTAATGATCCTCAAACGCCGTTAGCTAGTGCTGATCAAGTAGCTGATGGCGCCTATACCTCAACTTATGAAGAAACGTTTGAGCAAAGCCAAATTGATGCAGTGGATATTTTATTTGTCGTAGACAATTCGTGTTCCATGAACGATAAACAAACACAACTGGCTACCAACTTTGATACGTTTATGAACGTATTAGATACGTCTGGTGTGGATTATCACATAGGATTTATTACCACCGACAGCTATCACGCAGAAGGAACTCTAATTACCACTTCCACTCTTGACCCTGTCTCAGAAGTAGCCACCATCATTGATGATATTGGAACACAAGGCAGCGCTAGCGAAAAAGGTCTTTTCTATTCTTATTACGCCCTTCAAGCCGGTTACGACTTTGGACCTGGAAGTGATTTTTGGAGAACTGATTCCAAATTAATCATTATATATGTATCTGACGAAGATGATTCTTCAAGTGGAATTACTCCTACTAGTATCAAAACATATACGGTAGCTGCAAAGGGCGATGCAGACTATGTTACAGCGCACGCTGTGGCTGGCGACTATCCTGGTGGCTGCACTGCCAACGGTGGAGCGCAAGAAGGCACTGAGTACTACACTACTGTTTCATATTTAAATGGAGTGTACTTATCAATCTGCGAAGATGACTGGGGTACCCCGCTGGAGACTTTGGCCAACGAATCGATCTTAAAGTCCTCGTTTCTTCTGACACAAGAACCCATAGAACAATCGATTTATGTAAAGGTAGACGGGGTTACCAGCACTGATTGGACCTACGAGTCTACCGGGAATGTAGTGGTTTTTGATAACAGCAATATCCCTTCGGCGGGTTCTGAGATTTACATCAGTTATGCTCCAATTTATGACTGTCCTGAAGAAAAGGATACGGGTACTTAAAAATGGTTCTAATTACTTTGTTCTTATTCAGGATTGGGTATGATTTATAACAATGATATATACGACCTCTCGTTTGTTAGATTTGACATAGATGAATTATTGGTTGCATATGTTACATTATTGGATGACATTGAGCATTCTAACGGATTAGTAAAAGCCATTAGCTTAAATTGCATTCCCAATAGAGAAGAAGTGGATCCACGTGGAATATTTTGGATGAAAAACGATGAGTATAAAGAAGTTCAACGCGAAAACTTTGTAGATGAAAGTCTTTACACAGAATTAATTCCCGAAATAAAAAACACGTATTTTGAAACAGTGTATGAAGAATTATCCGCATATTTTACGTTGGGGCGCATGCGCCTTCTTTTATTGGAACCTCGCGGATGTTTAAGTTACCATCGAGATCCAGAACCTCGGCTCCACATCCCACTTCTAACCAATCCAGGCTGCTTGTTTATAGCGGATAATTTTTGTACGCACTTGCCGGCCAATGGTTCAGTTTATTATACCAACACATTAAGATATCATACAGCGCTAAACGGAGGAGAATCCAATCGAATTCATTTAGTGAGTACCATTTTAGATTCAAAAAGGAGAACATTATAAAAATGAAATACATTATGATCATTGCCGCGCTCTTGTTTTCGACAACTGTGCAGGCTGCAAGCATGGAAGAAGTTGCCCCGTTTTTAGATACATCTATGAACACAGAGCCGGTCCCCATTAGCTCTACTATCACCGCAGTCGAACAAAAGGTCCGGGATGCTGCTGTAAAAGTAGTTAAGGCTGGTGCACGCGGAGGTCATGGAAGTGGCGCTTTGGTTAATTACAAAGGTTTAACCTTGGTTTTCACTGCACAACATGTAGCAGACGGGATTTTAGGTGGCCGGTACTATGCGCTCCAAGGAACAGAAATTAGAGAATGTGTCTTGGTTTATTCTGACGAATTGCACGATGTAGCTGTTTTATATGTTCTACAAGAATTTCAATTTGCGAAACCTTTGAAGTTCTCTCCGCGCAAAGACATTATAGACGTAGGAGAAGAAATTACTTACTCTGGATATCCCTCCGATCATCGATTGATGACCTTTCGTGGCCGGGTAGCGGGGTATGAGATTTTAACGGATGCGGGGATGCAAATACTGCTACATACGCACGGCTGGTTTGGCTGCAGCGGCTCTTTGGTTTATGATTCGACTGGAGACATCGTGGGAGTTTTGTGGGGCATAGACGTTGAGCACGCACACTCTACGGGCTATCATCAAGTAATCGCAAATTTGATGTGGGTGGCTCCAATTCAAAACATCCACATGGATTTAGCATTGCAAATGTTATGCGAAGCGAAAAATAACAAACACAGGGCATGCCGCTAACCCATGAGTTATTCGACTACATGGACCACTTATCTTAAAGAAAATAAAAAAGAACGTAAATCCATAGCTTCAATCGTTTGTATAGACGAAGATATGAAGATTCTTGTAATTAAACGTTCGCCTGGCGAAGATTCTAAACAAGGATATTGGGATTTGCCCGGTGGTCACATAGACGATGACGATAATTCTATTGAGGCTGGGGCCCTAAGAGAACTACAAGAAGAAACTGGGCTTGACTCTTCCTTAACAAATTTAAAATACGTTGATAAAATACAAACTGATGACGCAGACAAATATTATTACGTCACTACGCAGTGGAGCGGTGATGTAAAGTTTGTTAAAAACCCAAAAACAGGAATTATTGAACATTCAGATCACAAATGGGCAACAATTGAGGAAATAAAAAGCGAAAAAGCTCTCGAATTAAGAACATTTCCAGTCTATTTATTAGACAAGGCATTAAAAAATGTAAAAGATGATTAGGTTTCACCATATTTGGAGAGAATTCTGGATTGACGAGACTGATTATTATGGAGATTTGAAAGCATGCGTGTTGTATTTAACATTTTGTGTTTTCCAGGTTGTGATGGTTGTGGCACTGTACGAATGGATGGATAAATTATGAGAACTTTTAATAATACATGGAAGAAATTTCTTACTGAGGGTGGTTTTGGACAAGGAACGCCGCCCGCAGACGAAGAAAGTAAAGAATTATACAAAAAACAAATCATCAAGCTGGAAAAGAAAGACAGATTACTTAGAGAAATCTCGGAAGATGAAATAGAGCACATTCGAACGGCCATTGATGACATGCCAAGCGAAGACATGGCATTCGATAAGATTTTCGATGGCAAAATGCGCTTAATTCTTGATTTTCCCACCTTGGATGCCGGTACAGAGCTAGGAAGGTTTATAAGATTATGGGACGATCTGGGCTACACCGTTGATTGGGAAAAAGGCACAATTGAAGGTGAACGCCAATTGGTTGACTTAAGTCCCGATGGAATGACAAACACGATTATGAATTTGGGTCGTGGAATGTCCCACAAAAGCAAGAAAATTAAGATGAAAATTGGTAAGTTTTTATCCAAAATGATAGATTATCGCATCAAATATGATGTTTTAAGAAAAAAAATAGAAGAGAAGACCCCGAACACTGTTACTGGATTTACCGGTACAGAGATCGAGGCAGCATTAAGTGAAGAAGAATTAAAAAATTATTATAGATTAGGATCTTACATTGACATGATGGGCGCCCAAGTCAGGGGTGGAATTCCCCGAGAGTTGGCGTCAACTAAAGCTATTCAGGAGTTGGCGCGTTATTGGCAAGAAAATGCTGATTATATTAAAAAGAATCTTGACAAGGCGAGCGGAAATCAATATTCTATTATTATCACTCGCAATCCTATCGATATTTTACGGATGAGTGACTTTGAGGATATTACTTCTTGTCATTCTCCTCCATCGCGCGGCGGTGGTGACTCCTATTATAAATGTGCAGTGGCCGAAGCTCATGGACACGGCGCCGTCGCATATGTTGCGAAAACAGAAAACATTTTAGAGAACTACGGCAAAGATGTAACCTTAGACCAAATTGTTGACAGCCGCGAATTTCAAGAAGATGAGGTCTTTTTTGATGACACGCGAAGTCATTACGATAATGGCTGGATTAATCCTGTTTCTCGTTTGCGTATACGACAAGTACGTTACTACAGCGCCGAGGAGCAAGAGTCTTTGCTAGCCAAGTACGGCAAACTCGATGATCTTCCGGATCATTTGAGCAAGGAAGAGTTGCGTGCGCTCTTTTTGCGTATCAAGCGCGCCGGCGAGAAGGAATTTAATCCCTATGACGGCGTGCAACTAGCGGTACCCGAAAGCCGGGTTTACGGAGCGGCAATACCCGGATTCCGCAAACGCGTAATGACTTGGGCTCAAGAAAATCAAGCCAAACAGCTAGAAGACGCACCCAGAGATACTAGTCGCGCTTACGGTGATAAATGGGGCGATGAACCATGGCAATTTGGAACAATCGATCTTAGCAACTTCATTAAATTTGGAGGTTCTTACGAAGACACCCCTATTTCTAGTTTAGTGGCAGCACTGTTCGGCAAAAAAGCACAAGTCTCCGGGACACCCAAGCGCGATGAAACCACAGAAGACGAGCTTGATTCAAACCTAGTGAGTGGATTGCTGGAACGCTATCAAGCCGAATGTAACGCAATATCAGAACGCGTTAATGAAATGATGGCAGTCACCTCAGTTGAAGCTACTGCTCTTGATGATGGTGGTGATGGCGTGTATATAGCATGTGAGGCTGACATCATTATAACCTGGGATGATGATGAATGGAAAATATGGCCTGGCATTGAGGTAATTGGTTATGCGCTAGAACAATTGCAAGAATATGGCTTTCCGTGGGTTAAGGCAGATTATCCCAACCAGATGCGTCGGACTCCGGGCGCTGGAGGGCAGGCGCGAAACTATTTACGAATTGATGTTGAACCAAGCAAGCTTTTAGGTAGGGGTGGTCAAGAATATGCCTATGCTCCAGAAGACTATGAAGATTTTTGTGAGGCGGTTGATGCCGAAGTTGACGAAAAACGCGAACCTATCAAGTTTCTTTTAACGAACTTCTTTAAGCGCGAAGGCGCAATGAAAGGCGGTGGTGTGATGCACTTAGGAAACGATGTAGTGAATGACAATCTGGATTTGTATCATTGGGAAACCCACGCAGAAGAAGGTTATGAAATGGATGAATTCGAATTTATCAATTTCACAGCCCACCCAGAAGTGTGGTATGCTGATTTGGGTGCCACAGAAGAACAAGCCGCTCAGATTTTCGCAGATCGCAATTACTGGCTTGAGATTAGACGACGAATGACAGCACCAGCATTCAAAAACACAAAAATGGAACACTACCCAGAAATGCCCTTAGATATTGACCTTGTCGGCATTCATGGTACCGAAGGTGAAAGCGAAGAGCTTAATGTTATGTTTTCGGTACACGAGGAGAGTTCTGACGCACAAGCCGCAGTTTTACGCAACCTTGTAGAGGTTTGGGACGATCAAGACGAAATTAATCGAGTTGCTAACGAGGTTTTTCGGGACATGCTTCAGGAGAAAATCCCCCTTAGTGGAACACAAGTGGGTTCTGGCGCTGGTGGTTATGCTGAAAGCTACAAAAATGAAGAGACTCAGTTATTGAAAGTCGAGCGTTTGCTCGCTGCGTTGAATGGATGAGATGGAACTGATTTCAACCCACATCTGCAAGGGGCAGAACATCGGAGTCCATGGCAATCTCTTCGGAGGAGTCATGCTCAGTTGGCTAGACGAAGCCGGTGGTGCATATGCGGCCCAGTGCTGCGATACACCGCGCATGGTGACCCTCAAGATGTCTGAGACCACCTTCAAAAAGCCAGTGAGACCTGGACATCTAATCAAAATTTACGGGGAAGTGTGCGGCGTTGGGACGACCTCTGTGTGTATCCGGCTGGAGGCTCGTAGGCATAGCCCATATAATGGAACACAAAAAGCGGTTTGTGAGACAGAAATTACCTATATAAGAGTAGACGGTGATGGAGAACCTATTCCATTAGCCGACAAAGTGAGAGAACGATATGGAAACAGAAGAAAAGACGAAACATCTGGATGATGGGCTGGAAGAATTGAAAGCCAGTGACATCGCAGAGTATGAAGAGGTGATCGAACTTTGGATCACTTATGGTGGTGATTAGGAGTATCAATGAATGAAGTCTCTGTTGTGGTTTTTAGTATTCTCGTATGGGATCAGTACTCAACCGCCGGAAGAGGCTTCAATCGTTTTTGGACCTCCGATTCAAAACGCCGAATGGAAAGTTGAGCCAACGATCATCATCTGCGATGGTGCGCCGGTTAAGCCTGCACGAGTAGAACAAGCGGCCGAGTTTTGGCGAAAGCTGGGATACACCATTGGAGAAGTAATTGTGGCTGACTCTGATGATTTTAGTTGTCTCAAAGATATTGTTTTGTATGGAGAAATACTAATTAATCTAGCGAGTCAAGATTTTCACATGTCAGAACACTTAGCAATCACAAGAACCTGGGTACATAAGGATACTAATCAAATCCTCAAAGCTAAAATAGAGATAATGTCAGGTTGGGGAGATTCGGAGAGAATTATGGAACACGAGCTTGGTCATGCGCTGGGCTGGCGAGACTATAATCAGACAGGACACATCATGCACTCAGAGTGGGCGCGCGGTGGTCACAATATAAAAGGGCTGAAGAAATGAAACTTATACTTGAAAATTGGCGAGAGTATTTGAAAGAGGAAGTATATTATCACGGAGGCGGTAAGGACTTCTTACCTACTCGCATTGGAACGTTCTATTCAAAAGATAAAACATATGCTGAAAAATATGCAGCACAACATAAAGATGGGCAAGTATCTGAAGTTGAAATTGATTTGTCTCAAGCAAATGTTTATCCCAAGGTTTTTTGGTGGCAAGAGTTTCAAGAAATTTGGCAGCCACAAGAAATGTTTAAAGGATATGATATTGTTAAAGTTATAGAACCCAACGGAGAAGAACCCTCGATTGTTGTGTTGAATCCTGAATTAGTGAGGACTATAAATGAAAACCAAGAAACTTGGTATCATGGTGGAAAGATAGAAGGAGATTTAACTCCCTTATATCTCTCAGCAAACAAGAATTTATCGTCAATGCATGGAGAGTTAAACTCTTTTAAAATCTCTCAAGGCGCTAAATGGATGGATTTAAGTGATTTAAAATTCAGTATAGGGCCTGTTGCTATGATTTCTATGGATTCGATTGGATATAATGAGGAACAAATTAATAGAGTTCGTGAGTTGGAATATGATATTGTTTGGAATAAAAAAGATTTTCATCAGGGATATGAACAAGTTTTTGTGGTAAACCCAAAAGTTTTAACTCCTATGGAGAATAAATTATGAAACTCCTACTTGAAAATTGGCGAAAGTATCTCTTGCAGGAACAAGTGTCGGATATTTACGGAAGTTTGTATCTTTTTGAAGCCAATGATGTATCCAAAACATCATTCTACGAGGCGATCAACACACTATCCGAATCGAATGAAGACACAATCAGATTTTTAGAAAGCTGGGAACAATCAATCGATTATATGTTTGCAAACCTCAAAGAACAAACAACAGATTCAGCAATTGACGATTCTATTATAAAAGCGTCAACCCAAGCGTATATGGCCCTTCAAAAACTGAAAGGTAAGGCAGTTGGTCCTGTAATCAATGTTATGAAGAAACTTAAGGCATTCGAGAAGCAGAATCCAGCAATTGCAAAAGCCATTAAATTCACACTAAGGGGACTAGCTCTTGCTGCCGCCACAACAGCGATGTCTCAAGCCATGGCCAGCGGTGGGAGTCCCGAAGGATTGCCGGATCTCGCCAGCGCGCTGTCGACGATTGACCCGGAGGTTGCAGACGGAGTGGCACAGGTGTCCCAAGATTTTACACCAGAAACTGCAGAAAAGGTGGTACCACAGTGGAAACAAAAACTTGGGCAAGTTGCTAATACTTTGAACCAATCTGCTGATGTGGGATTACAAAAAATAGCACAAGCGGCCGATAATGCTAAAGAAACATTGGGATTGGATATAACCCAAGCAACCGATGGTGCTGAAGGTACTTTGGATACTGCCAGCACAAGTGAAATTGCAGATCTTGAAATCGACAAATTGACAAAAACCGCTGCTGGCCAGTCATCAATTACTATAACCATTCCTGGGCTAGCCGAATTAGGCGCAAACGGGGGCCAGATAGCAACAGATACTGCACAACAGGCTCTCGCAAAGGCTTTGGGCACAACCGAAATCTCAGCCGAGGTTGCATATTTTAATGCCGAGGGCGAGGAGGTCGGTTGGGGGAAATGGAACCTCACGGGGGGTGCCGACAAGCCTGTTTATGCGACTGCCACTACTCATTCGAAGGGTCCTACAAATTAGTATAATGAAACTCCTACTTGAAAATTGGCGAGAGTATTTACGCGAATCCAAACTTCGCGTTTTTGATTTTGATGATACTCTGGCCAAGTCTGATTCCAAGATTCATATCACAACAGACGCCGGAGAAAATTTGGAAATGACGCCGGCTGAATATGCAACTCATGAACCACGCCAAGATTATGTATATGATTTTACTGAATTTGATCAAGTCATTAATCCACGAGAAATCAAGCAAATCACAAATATCTTAAGGAACGCTATCAATGCGGGCACAGAAGGTCGCGAAATTGCGATCTTAACTGCGAGGGCGCCCGAGGCAGAGGAACCTATCCGAGATTACTTAGAGGGTATAGGTTTTGATACGTCGAAGATCACATTCGAGCTTTTAGGCGACTCGGATCCGCATGCTAAATCGTCATGGATCCATGATCGTATCCAGATGGGTGCGACAGACGTTTTGTTCTTTGATGACTCGGGTAAGAACGTTGCAGCCGTCGAAGAACTAAAAGATGTTTTTCCCGACCTCAAAATTAGAGCAAGAAAGGTGAGATACGCCGACGATATCGATGAAAACTACGTCCGCGACGATTAATCTTAAATTGTTCTCCATTAATTGACTATTTAAAAATGTCGGAGGATTTTACAATGACGGACACAAACGGGTGGGAAACTTACTCTAAATTAGTAATTCAACAACTTGAAACTTTGACCACGGGAATCGAAGGACTTCGAACTGAATTACAAGATGTAAAAAACCAATTAACAGAGATGAAAGCAAAAGAAGATCGCGTTCAAGATCTCAAAACTTGGAAAGAAAAACTAGATGAGGTTGCTTCTCCGACGCAACTTAAGGGCGCCCTCGATGAAATTGAAGAATTGAAGATCTTTAAAACGCGTGCCGTGACAGTTTTTGCTGTTGTTCAGTTTTTAATGGCCGCGATGATGGCATATTCGGAAATGTTCTAAAATAAATTTCAAAATCTTGAATTATTGGTTTGATGGCAAGAATAGTAGCGATATTTGTAACTTTTTTTAAGCTTTTGCATCTCTAGTTACAATATGAGTACGCATACCTTAAATAAAACGTTACTGAAAAAGATAATTAAACAGATTACCGGCAATTTACCGGAAGATCATGGAGATCTATTACCCACAGTGCTTATTAAAGGTTCCGGATACATCGGATGTTATGATATTACCCAAAGAAACGTTGCAATGATTGCGCGAGGTGTAGTATGTTATGTCTTAGATGAAAAAAAAGATGAACTAGATAGAATAATGGTTTATACTATTAATGGTGAGGTGATACTCATTGAAGAATCGGAAATAATCCGTGTTGGATATAACTAATGTTATTTGAATTTAATCTGTTTTGGAAAGTTCTTGCAATAATGGTGTTATGTTGGGTTTCTTATGGAGTGTGGGGGTTTGAATTTACTGCCATTACTCTGTTAGCAGCACTTTTGGCCACTCAAGCAAAGAATTCTAGGTATTTATAAATAAAAAATCTAATTATTCTACGTAATGGGTAAAAATGTTCGTAGAAGAAGCAAAAGACGTTTTATTTTTCATGATAAAACCAAAACCTTTCAAGCCAAAATCTATTTGGTATACTTTTATACTGAGGAAAGTGTAACTTTAATGACAGACGGCCCTTTTGAGGACCAAAGCGCTGCCATTGACTGCATGAAAAGCCTTTTATCTAAGGGAAAGTGCGCCTGGATGGTCGCCTACAATGGATGAATCATTAAAATTTGGAGAATTATTAGCCCGAGAGTTGTCAGTCGGAGATATCGTGGAGTGGTCCAAGTGGAATGAAGAAGAAAACGACTGGAAAGTACATTATGGCATCATTATCGACATTAAAAACGAAATTAAATCCAATCGATTGGTGTCAGTTTCTCGTGTTATACCCCTGCAGGGGCATGGTGGTCGGGAAATCGAGTTCTTTACCCTTAGTTTACGATTAGTATCCCCCTCAAAACGTGAAGAGTTGTCAAATGAAGTCCAAAGTTGATCACATAGCCGTCTTAGTAGATGATTTAGAGGTGGCCGAGGAGTGGTATACCGCACACTTGAGCGGAAAAGTAACCTTTCGAGACGAAAAGTACATTAGATTGCAAATAGAAAACACAAATATTGCCCTGGTAGACAAAAAACACTACGCTCACCCTCATTTTGGGATTTTAGTTGAGAATTTTTGCGATTTACCGCAGGATAAGGGCGATGCGGTGCACCATCGAGATGGAACTGTAGGTATTTATGTAAAAGACCCGTTTGGAAACTATTTAGAATATATTTGGTACTCTCAAGATCAAAAAGAGGTATTTTTAGACGATGATTGACGTTTTGAAACCGCTAATCAAGCAATTTATGCCTTTTGCGCAAGAAAAGATGGGTTTTAAGGACCCGCCAAGGCTTTTTTTGCGTAATGACGCCGAAAATGCGAAAAATCCGCTTGGAAAGACCGCTTATTACGATCCAGGAGCCAAATCAGTAACTATTTACGTCCAAGATCGACATCCAAAGGATATTATGCGGTCATTATCGCACGAATTGGTACATCATACACAAAATTGCAATGGCCAGTTCGATGAGGTGGGCGAAAACGAAATGGGCGAAGGTTACGCCCAAAACAACGATCATTTAAGAAATATGGAAAGTGAAGCATATGAAATGGGAAATTTGTGCTTTCGAGACTGGGAAGACAGTATCAAGAGCACTATTTACTTTGAACATCTAAATAAAGGAGTTAACAAAACGATGTCTACAAAAGATTGGAAAAATAAAGAGATTAAAACTCTCCTAACAGAACAGTGGGGGTTTAGCTTTAATCTAGACCACCTGAATGAAGAAATTGGGCCAGGGGGCACCCTTGAACCCGGCGCAAAAGAAAAAGACAAGCCAACAGAGCGCGAAGAAGAAGGCAACGTCACAAAAGAAGAAGTCGAGCTTGAGGAAGAAGAAGGTAGCAAATGGAAACGCGGCAAGCACGAATTTAAACGCCGAGGCAAGAGTGCTGAGCACCCTGTCGGTCACAAGGCTGGCGAAGTTCCGGGTCCGGGGGGACATGAGCACTATAAAACAGGTGAGACAGAGGAGACAGAGGAAACAAACGAAGTCAAGCTCAGCGAAGATTCCGGTGCGGAAGAAGGCAGACACTATTCTGACAACGCTATGAGTGATGAAGATCACATCAAGGCGATTCGTCATCACCTTGAAGCCCTAGAGGGTGATCGTGATTATGATGAAGACCACGAAAGCTTGGAAGAAGGCGAGAATGGCGATTGTGGGGATGGCGACGAACTTGAAGAAGGCGGTCTGGCAGATAGACCAGAAAACGCGACACGAATGCCGAAAGATCGAGGAAGGCGCGCCAATGAAGCCCAAATTCGTGCGATGGTTCGTGAAGCCCTCAAAAAGGCAATTGCAGCTAAAACTAGCCAGGACAAATAAATCATGTCCCTGGATGGTAACTGGCGAAAGTACCTCCTAAATGAAGACCTTGAACAAAACGTTTTTACGTATATTCAGGGCTTGCAGGAGATTATCAGCAATTTGAAGCCAAAATCAATGGCCGAACAGCGTAGAATTACGCTTGCAAAACAGCATCTCTCTGAAATTAAGAAGTACTCTCGTCGTTTACAGAATAGGGTAAGTTTATTGGAAGAGAAGCTGAATATTCTTGAAGAAGCATTAAATGAAAACGAGGAAATCTAAATGGGCGGACTTGGTGGACATATGGCGCACTTGTCCGAAGATTTGGACCTCACCTTTCAGGATATCATCGATGTACTCGGCAAGGTAGCACGCGCAGACATAAAGAATACTACAGAAAAGGTTGATGGGCAGAATTTGTTTTTGTCCGTTGATTCTATGGGATTGATCCGTACCGCTCGCAACTCCTCAGACATCAAACGAGGCGGTATGACTCCCGAAGAGTATATCGAGAAATGGCGGGGCCACCCCGCCGAGTCTGCCTTTACAAACGGCTTCAGAGCGCTCACAACTGCTTTAAAAAGACTAGACCCACAGACCCTCCAGAATCTTTTTTCTGGTGGGGAAAGGTACATAAATATGGAAATTATGTATCCTGAAAATCCGAATATTATTCATTATGCGGCGCCTCAAGTTGTTTTGCATGGATTAAAGTATGTGGGAAGCAAAGAAGATAAAGAAGAGCAAAAAAGACTCGAAGATCTGGCTGATGAAGCTTTTGATGAGCTAGTTTCTCTGGTTGATGCTGCTGAAGCAACAGTTGGGGAAGAATTGTGGACAATTAATGGTCCCAAGATCGTAGAATTGCGAAGATTGGCCGATGGTACGGCTTTAGCGGAAGTTGAGGAGCAGATCCGTGAATTTGCTCGTCCTCTCGGTGTAGATGCTACATTGAAAGATCTCGTAAAGCTATATCTTCGCCAATTTGCCAGAGAAGAAGGATTACCCGACGATATCACTGATTCGATGATGATGCTCCTTTTTGATCCCGAAAAGGCAGCTAAAAAGGGAATTAAAGCCTCCTCTTTGAAAAAGGGGCTTTCTCCGGACTTAAAAGCTGTTGTTTCCAAGCTGGGTACTAAAACCAACTCTAAAAAGGTAATAGCTTCGATTTTGCAACCTTTAGAAGTCGCAATTAGCGATTTTGCCATCGAAGTCTTGCGTGGCCTTCAAAGTTTCTTTGTTTCAGAACATGATAAAGAAATTTTGCGGATGCAACAAGAGCTTCAACAATCAATTGAACATTTACAAGCATTATCCGACCAGGGCGATGTTAAAATGGGTGAGTTGATTGATAAACAGTTAGCAAAGCTCAAAAAAGTCGAAAACGTAGCCTCAACCTTAGAAGGGGTTGTTTTTGAATATCCCCCCGGCTCTGGAAAGGTCTATAAACTTACAGGAGCGTTTGCCATGGCCAATCAAATCATTGGAAGAGCAAGACGCTCCGGAATGAACGAAGGAATGTCGAAACAAATCACAATTAAGATTTCCAAAACACGAGATGTTACAAAAACGGCTCAAGAGTGGCTGAACGAGATGCGCACCAACAATCATACTCCCAAGCGTATCCCTAATCACGTTTATGCAGATATTATGAACGGCGTACCATTAGTAGACATCGTGCGCAAGGAAGACGCTCAAGAAGCCATATACAACACGGTCTACACCTACATTAATCACGAGATTAAAGAAACAGTAGAATTAGAGTTTGTAAACGAGTTAGAACAAGTGGACGCTAGCGCGGCCGACCCAATTCAAGCGCCTGCTGGCACTAAAGTTATCGCTTTGGTCCCTGGTGCGTTCAAGCCACCTCACAGCGGACATCTTGGGATGGTAGAACAGTATGCCCAAGAGATTTCCTCCCATCCAGACGGGAAAGTAGTGGTATTAATCTCCAATCCGGTCAATGCAAGCCGTAGCTTGCCGAACGGCCGAGAGATTACCGCAGCAGACTCACGTAAAATCTGGGAAATCATGACACAACACTTGGGAGACAATGTTGAAGTAGAGGTTTCAGACCACGCGTCTCCAATTACAGCTATGTATGAATTTATCGGAGACGAGGGTCCTCTGGAGCCGGGAGATGAGGTCATCTTGGGTGTTTGTTCCAAGGGTGATGATCCATCGCGATTCAATATGGCATCTAAATATGCTAAGGACGGCGTTGTTGTGCGGCCGGTCGAAAATTGCGCTGTAGATCCTGTTGAACATTCTCCCGAATATATGAACGTCTTAGAAAGCGCTGATTTAAAGGAAGATATGCCTAGCGTTAAAAAAGGCAAAGAACCTCGCCAATTCCATGCGTCAGATATGCGCTTTTTACTTGGCCAAACCGAAGATGTTGGGGGGCGACAAGTATTGACGCCAGTGGCGGCTAAACTCCTAGAAGATTTTGTAGGGAGTGCCGATAATGTGGCGGCTGTTTTGGGTGTTCTTGGCATTGACGCCGGCGGCGAACAATTAGAAGAGACGAGTTGTATGGCTGGCGGTGCAGTGGCTGGCGCTGGTGGTCCTGCGCTTGGTCCTACCGATGACGAGGAGGACGATGATCGCCCTTTAGTTACGCGCTCCCCATCTACACGGGGTGAAAGAAAGCGCCACCAGCAGGAAAATTTATATATGAGCTTAGTTAACGAAGTATATGAACTATTTATTGAAAGAGGCATTTTAACATGAATCCAAAAGAAGAGAAAGTCTTAAGATCTAATATAAGACAATTGATTAAACACGTCAAGCAGAAAAGACTGAATGAGGAAAAAGAATTACGGAATATCATCCGTTCTCTCATTGCTCATGAGACAAAACTGATTAACGAGAAGCAGGTCTCCGACGTAAACCCCACACCGAACAAATCGACAGGAATTAATGTCCTAGAAGATCTCCTTAAGAAAATTATACCAGTTTTGGAAGACGATTACAAGCTCTTAACAACAAATATTGAACAAAGAACTTCTTTCCGTTCTCATATTGTCAAAGCCATCGTAGACACGTTAACTCCCGTGGAAACCAACAACGAGGCCGGCGAGGAAGAGGCAGAAATCGATGCCTTGGACGAGGAAGTTGAAATTGACATCGGTGATGAGGAAGATGAGAAGTTTATTGACATCCGCACAGACGCAGAAAAGTCTGCTGATGAGGAACCAGAAGATCCACGCGCAGACTTTGGAACTGGTCTAGAAAGCGAAGATGAAACTGGCCGTAACATGGCATATTCGACTTTTAAGAAGATTGAAAGCGCCATTATTGATTCGTATGAACTGCTCTCAAACACTGAAGACCAAGAACTCTTTTATGATTATTTGATCGCAAACACAAAACTGTATTTTGATAAGTTTGAAGCTGAGCTTTCAGACACCGTTAGCGAGCCTTCAAACCAAGCCTACGACACAGCTAGAGCAGAAGAAGATGCTGTCGATGCGGGTGCACCACCAGAACCAGAAGCTGATTTGGGAGTGCCCGAAGGTCCAACGCCAGATGAAGTAGAGTTTGGACTTTAATTTTTTTTAAAAAAGTCCTTGACAAGCTTTTGACCTCTGGTTATAATGAGTTTGTGTTAGTTTATGAAAGTTAATGAAAGTAGATAATAGATCAACTACTATTAATAAGAGTGTTATTAATAAACTAACTAGTGAAGGTATTGCTAGTAAAGATCTACTAGTTTTGATCAATAGTTTAACATTAGAAGACTTGATAGCTGTGAAATTGGAACTATCTTGTGCTCATGTAAATAAGAGACTTTATGGCCTTGACATCTGGGACAAGGCATGCTATATTGTAAAGGAAGCATTGTTGAAATTTGCTATTTCAACGACGCAGTCGAAGATGGATGCCGCAAGATTCTTAGGAATCACATACGCAGAATTTAGAACCATCGCTAAAAAGTATGATATTAACAGTTATTTTGACAAGGAGGACTAAATGTCATTAGTAGGAAAGCCAGTGTACCACATTCATGATGCCACACAAATTCAATTTGGAAATGTGATCGCAGAAAAAGAAGAGAATTCTTGGAAGTGGTTACAAATCGAATGGAGAGGCGGAAAGCCAACAAACGTATACAATTCTCCAAGCAAAAATATTTCATCGAATTGGTTTCGAATTGATACCGTAACGGTTTTTGAGCCACAAGAAATGATCAATGCTATTGAAGCCTTGTGAGTTAAATGTGGAAAGTGTATAAAGCAAATCACTATATCCAGGGCGAACTAATTAGCCAACATAAAACAGAAGCATTGGCTAGAAAGAGCGCTATTGAAAAAATAGAACATACTTATACAGTTAAAGAAGAAACTTCAAAGGAAGTTCTGATTTGGTTAGAAAATGAAGATCACACAGCGGTCGGAATTATAGTTAAAACTAAAAAGGGGGCGAAACGGATTCGACAAGGTAAAGGAAAATAAAGAGTGCAAGTAGGTTAGATACGACCTTAACAGTTCAAAAACAATAGTTGCTAATAACAACACACACTTCGAAGCAGTCGCAGTAGCGGCCTAATCGAGGGGCTTCTCAAAGCCTTTTTACCCAATTTGAGATAGCAGGTAGATGCCTGCGAAGCTAAAAAATCAGAATGGGTTTCCTGCTTTTAGCAGGTGGGATGCAACAGGACAGTAAGCATGGTAGGAAGTCTGTCTATCTTTTCAGTTTTGTGATAGTAAAGCTGACAAACTTGTGAATGACTTTTGTTGGATATTATTTTGGACGCGGGTTCGACTCCCGCCGCCTCCACCATTTATCATGAGGACATAATGAGAAAATTAAGCAAAATCAAGCATAAAAAAGTTAGAGCCGAAGATGATTTTAAGGCCCAATTAGAAGATGCCTGGTATTTAATTGAAAAGAAAGAGAAGTTGGGTAACAAGCATTTGATCAGACCTACTGCTACTATCGATATTGAACAAGACGAAGGAGAAGAAGATTCGAATGAACCTAACCTACAGCATTAAAGTTTGCGATTTCTGTGACACATGTATTTATGAGGGCGAATATGAAATAAGAGATGGTCAAGTTGTTTGTGTGATGTGCATAAGAGACGAAGAAGATGACACTAAAGAGATTTCAGATGGACGAATGGGTGATTTATGACCCATTTAGAAACAATGCAGTATTAAGACATCCAAGAAGAGCAGTTATTTTATATGTTTATGAAGAAAGTGAACGCTCAATGTACGATTATGACATATATATTGATGAGGACCCTGGCATTTATAAAAAAGTGTTAGATAAAGATTTACACTTCCTCGACTCGTAATCTGATAATGATCATAAAAGTAGCATTTTATAAAGGAAAAGGACGCTGGCACAATAAGCTTATTCGCTGGTGGACAAAAAGCATTTATAGCCATGTAGAGATGGTAATGCCGGATGGTTATACTTGGGTTAGCATTAGCCCTTTTCACAATTCAAAAGTTTCTTCGAGAGTTAATATAAATATAGATCCCAGTAAATGGGAATTTTTATTTTTTGAGATAACACATGCTCAATATAAAGAGATTATAAAGTTCTACTCCCTCACCAAAGGCGCACGATATGATTGGATTGGGATGTTGGCCTCACAGTTCTTGCCCTTCAGAATAAAACACAGAAATAGATGGTACTGCAGCGAATGGATAGCATACGCGTTGACTCTTGCGAATGTTATAAAATGGGAAAAAACAACTGTTTTTGGATATCGCGATTTGACCCCCGGAATGCTATATAATATACTGCTTGAGAAAGCAAGTATATGGGAGGGCTTATCGCCATGTCCGGAAGAGATTCATTAAGCATTCGTACCATTCTGGTAGATTTGACAAAAAAAATAGGCAATTTGTTTTTATTGCTGTCGAGAAGACTAGATACTGTGGAGGTGGTTGTGGATGAAGAGGATGAAAGATGTCCTTGCTGCGGATATACTCCGTGTGACTGCGACGATCACTAAGTCCTTAAAAGCCGCCTTTCTAATATGCGGAATTGTACTGCTAGGCTGTCAAAATGAGTTCATCGTAGCTACGACAGCCGTAGAAGAAGTCATGCCTACCGATGTAGTCGTAGATTCGCTGGTGCAGCCTAGCGAGACTGTACAATTGGATGTGCTGGTTGTGCTTGATACTTCTGGTTCAATGTCAGATAATTACGAGCAGGTTAGTCGCGGCGTCGAGATCTTGCGAGGAGATATCGAATCAATAACGTTCGATTATCAAATTGCTTTTATCAATACCTCTTTGAAAGAGCCCTATTTTTCAGGACCATATGACATTTATTCTTCTGCTATCGATTTTTTATTAGCGCCATGGCTATTGGCTAATGATAGCGTAGAGCATGCCTTCTGGTCTACTTACGAGTTTACGACAACGACAACAGAGGGTTTAAGCTTTTTTCGCGAGGACTCTGATAAATTAATTATTTTTATTTCTGATGAAGACGAACAATCTATTTTTACGGCCGACACCTTTCATTACTGGCTTCAAGATGAATATGTAGCAGTTCAGCACGACACAGTGTCGATAGTAAAAACAGAAACCAGTGATTGCGAAAGTGGGTGGTCCGCCTCTATTGGAGAAAAGTACGTTGAATTAAGCGCTTATTACGGTAAGATGCCCACGGACATTTGCAGTGATTGGGAGCTAGCGTTGGCTGATAGCACCTTTTTAACAGGACCGAGAGATTACATTGAATTATCTCAAACACCTGTTGAGGACAGTATCAGCGTCTATGTTGATCATGTGATAACGGAAGAATGGTACTATTTACCAAATACTAATATAGTTTATTTAGATTTTATTCCAGTGGAGGGCTCATTGGTTGAAGTTGGTTACGTCGTCTATGGTGGGTAGTGCACTTGGCATACTCCTGTTTGTAAGCCTCTCTGTCTTATTTTATTATTTTTTAAAATTTCTTAAATTTGTCAAAGAGGATAATGAGCGTAAAAGAATCAACGAGCTTAACAAAACAATTGATAACATTTTGCAATACAAAAAAATAGATAAAGCCCCTATAATAATAGACATTAATGAATATCGCGATGAGCGAAACAAATACCCAAAACCCAAGTAGGATACATGACCCCCACGAATAGTCATGGCACACTGGTTCTCTTTGATGTAGACGGAACTCTTACAGAAGCCAGGAAGCCCATAACCATGTCCATGATTACAGCTTTAGCTGAATTGTGTAGATATGCAGAAATTGGATTTCTCACAGGCTCCGGACTAGAATACATACAAGAACAGTTGTGGCCAGCTTTAAACAATAAAATTATTAGAGATAATTGTCACATTTTACCCTGCAATGGAACTGAATATTTGGTCCCCGTCGGAGAAGAAACACTGGGGATGCAAACTATTTTTAAAGCCTCAATGCGCGAATTTCTAGGAGACAAAGAATTTAATCAATTAATGCGCACTGTGTGTATTTTACAAGGAGAAATAGTTACCGAAAAATATGATATAACCCTGACAGGCAATTTTGTTCAAAATCGCCAATCGATGATTAATTGGTGTCCAATTGGGAGAAACGCTAAGCAATCCACTCGCGATCATTTTAAAGCAATGGATAAACTCTATGGGATTCGTAAAAAATATTTAGAAATTTTGAAGGAAGAATTAAAAAAATTCGGAATTGATGTTATTGTAAAGCTTGGGGGTAATACCTCTTTTGATATTTATCCGTGCAACTGGGATAAAACATACGCTCTTAATCATTTTGATGAACATGAGTGGGATTTTTGGTTTGTAGGAGATCGCTGTGGGATTAACGGCAATGATTATGAGATATTTAACTTGTTAAAACCCAAAGGAAGAGCCTTTGAGACTGGAAACCCCGAAGAAACAGTTGAAATAATTGATTTTTACATTTTAGAAGATTTACAATATAGGAGATAAAGATGACAATTGCTGATGGAATGTTTGATGAGGAGAAGAAACCGACTGTAATGGTTTCTGGCGGATTTGACCCTGTGCACGCTGGACATATCCGAATGATTCGAGACGCGGCCCAGTATGGAGATGTGATCGTGATCACAAATTCGGATGATTGGTTGTTTCGTAAGAAGGGGTTTGTTTTTATGGAATTCACCCAACGGGTAGAAATTTTGAATGCAATTAAGGGGGTTATTCTGGTGGACTCAGTAGACGATAGCGATGGAACGGTGTGTGAGGCTATTCGTCGCTTGAATCCAACGTTTTTTGCTAATGGCGGTGATCGGGGGCGTAGTAATACTCCCGAGCAGGCTGTCTGTGAAGAACTTGGAGTTGAGTTGTTGTGGGGAATTGGAGGAAATCAAAAACTTAGCAGTTCCTCAGATTTGGTTAAAAAAGCTAGAGATTTTGAGTTACCACCTAAACGGGCCACAAATCGACATTCTGAGAAATGACTAGATAGACTCAACCCACCTAGTTAAAGTATGAAAGCACTTAAACTGGATTCCTCATATCGTCCTGTTGCGATTGTGGATGCGGTCGAGGCTCTAGTACTTTGTTTGGTAGGAAAAGCGAGAGCTATAGAAAACTATGCAAAGAAAATCCATTCTCCAAATCGTTCTTTTGATATTCCTGCTGTTATTGTGTTAAACAGATATGTGCGGTTTCGGTGCTCGACTGTTTCTCCGAACCGCCCAAACGTTCTGTGGCGCGATAATAACCAATGTCAATATTGTACCAAATATTTTAAATATGAAAATCTCACGATGGACCATGTGTTGCCAAAGAGTCGCGGAGGTTTAAACACTTGGGAAAATTTGGTGACTGCATGCAAAAAATGTAATCAGAAAAAAGGTAACAAAACTCCTCGTGAATCGGGAATGTTGCCTTTGCGGTCTCCACGGCGCCCAAAAAGCACATTATTGAAGTCGCTACCAGAGGGGCAAATCAATGAATCATGGAAAGAATATCTGTGGGAATTTAAATAACCGAGTAGTTACTTGTAGATATGGTGTTTCTATGGGCTTTGGTTTTGTCTTTCTTGGTTGGGTGCACTCCCACTCTGGAGACTCCTACAGAAGAAGTTCCAGAAGATTCAGCGCCGATTGTTGAAGAAGAGCCGGTACTGGGAATATATGCCACCGATGATTGTGGACAAGCCGTAGGTGCCGCCGTGTGTGAGATGGTGCTCAAAGATCAGAACGATGAAATTTGGAGCCTTCACGCCCTGAAGGGGAATGTAATCGTGTTAGATTTCTCTGCTATGTGGTGTGGCCCATGCCAAAACGCCGCACAAACCGTACAACAAACGCAAGATGATTACGAATCACAAGGATTTAATTATATTACCGTCTTGATTGACGATCCGACCGCAGATACTGTCGAATTGGACGAGGTCCAGGGCTGGGCAGACACGCACGGTATTCAGACCACTTCTGTGCTGCAAGGAAATCGCGATTTGATCGACTACACCGCGCTAGCGGGATACCCGGTTTCTTCATGGCCAACTTTCGTTTTTATTGACCGAGAATTAAATGTACACTGGGGCATTTATGGATTCAATGAAGACTATATCAGAGAACAAATCGAAGAAATGTTGTAAAGTTCTTGCACAAAGAGGCTTGATGGATTATAATAAAGATATTCCGCTGTATCGTCGGAATTAAAATTAACGGTAGGGGGCTGCCCGACCCACACGTAGGCAGGGGTTTCTGGTTCTCCTAGTTCGCGACAAAAACCGGATTCTGGAGTGTAGTTCAATTGGCAGAACGTCGGGCTGTTAACCCGGAAGTTGCAGGTTCGAATCCCGCCGCTCCAGTTTGCCACCGTAGCTCAGTTGGCAGAGCAATTGATTTGTAATCAATAGGTCGTAGGTTCGACTCCTATCGGTGGCTCCGTTTATATGAGAGAAATATGCAAGATAATGACAAACATTTAGTTACCACCATAGCCAACACAATTATGAAACTCGTGTTTTATATCTGCGTAACTACTGGTGTTTATTTTATGATATCTTCTTATGAACTTAAAGATGAGCTTATAACTACCTGTGAAGACTCGTGTAAAGGGTTTAGTACGCACATGGAGTCAGTAACGTCTCGCAAATGTGTATGTTCTGATGTAGGACAAGCGATTGAAGAAAAGGACGATGACATTTGGTTATTGCCGCGAAAATAAGTGTATAAAGCCGGCGACATTGTGATAGCTGGCTCACCTGCGGGAGAGGGAGTGCCCGTTGTACACTTAAGGCTTGTCCAGCGGATTGAAACGAAAGCACAAAAAGGACGCACCTTTGATTGGCCAGCGTATGTAGGGTGGGAAGCGGTATTGATAAAAGAAGCAGATGTAGATCGTCTAAGAAAGGAGTGTTGCATTCCCTTTAAGTGGCCTGATGATGTGGAAACTTTTGTATTTGAAAAAGATATAGTTAAAAAAATATCCCCGAAAAAGAGGCGCAACCGCAAAACCCGTCGAATTAAAAAGGCTTAACTACTTATTAACGAACCAGCATACGGTATCGCATGGCAGTTAAAAAGAATTATTTATTAGACACTAGTGTTTGTTTGACAGATGCTGATTGCATTTATAAATTTGACAATCACGATTTGTTTTTGCCTCTTAAAGTGCTTGAAGAGATTGATGGGCACAAAAAGCGCCAAGATTCCGTAGGAATCAATGCTAGAGCTATTATTCGATCTTTGGATGAGCTTCGAGGAAGAGGTAGTCTTGAGAAGGGCGTTCGAATTGCAAAGGGCGCCGGATTACTCCGGGTGATGTCTTATGAATCACTAAAAGATGTGGTGTTTCCTTCTGATTTGGACATGCGTATTCCAGATCATGCAATCATTGCTACAGGAAAAGCTGTGCAAGTAGCACACCCCAAGCGCAAAACTATCGTCGTAAGCCGCGATATCAACATGCGTGTGATTTGTGATTCAATCGGAATTCTCACAGAAGACTACATCTCTGAAAAGGCAGTCATATCATCCGATCAGCTATATGAAGGCTTCTCTGAGTTTCTTACAGACGATCAAATCATTGATCGGTTTTATGCTGGAGACGAAATTATTGTTTCAGAGGACGAGGCACCTGAAGTTTGGTATCCCAACCAGTATCTGCTAATGATATCCAACTCCAACCCCAAGAAGAGCGCGCTAGCGCGCTTTGAAAGCCACGAGATGCCGCTCAAAAAGACAATCCATGACAAGGTACCCGATTGGAAAGTTTCTTCAAGAAACAAGGAACAGGCGTTTGCAATCGACATGTTGTTAGATCCCAAGATTAAGCTTGTCACATTGGTTGGCCGCGCTGGTTCTGGTAAAACACTGTGTGCGATTGCAGCAGGGCTTCAACAAACCATAGGACTCAGAACGGAACACAATCATTATGCACGCATGATAGTTTCGCGTCCTGTTCAACCCATGGGCAAAGACATCGGATTCTTGCCAGGGACGATGGAAGAGAAAATGCTACCCTGGCTGATGCCTATTCAGGATAATCTTAAATTTTTGATGGGAGACCGTTCGTCGCTGGAGATGTATACACAAAAAGGCAAAATTGAGATTGAAGCTCTGACTTATATTCGGGGACGTTCTATTTCAAATGCTTTTATTGTGATTGATGAAGCACAAAATTTAACAAAACACGAAGTTAAGACTATTATTACTAGAATAGGCGAAGGTACTAAAATTGTTATGACTGGAGATATTGAACAAATCGACAACGCATATGTGAATGAGACCTCTAATGGGTTAGCGCATGCGATTGAGAGCTTTAAAGAATATCGAGTAGCCGGCCACGTTACGTTTAGAAAAGGCGAGAGATCAGACCTTGCAACGTTGGCCTCTAAAGTTTTATAAATAAAATAAACAACTCTTCAATTTGTTGTTATATTAATAAAGGAGAAATTATTATGAGTGAAGAAATTGAAAATGTAATCAGCGAACAGGAATTACACGAGAATCCTATGCTGGCGATGGTTGTAGAAACCGATTCTGCCCTTAAAGAATATCTGGTAGAATACGTTGGTACAAAACTAGATAATGAAGAGGTCACCGTGAATATGATTGCGGAAGTATTGGCCACGGATTTTCCTGAATTTGTGTTTGCTTTTGCTGAAGAGAATTTTTTGCGAGGATACCAACAGGGACTAGATGATGCTGAACTACTTACGAGAGAGCCACCAGCGGACGCAAGCTAACATCCAAGACTTCTACACCAGCACGGGCATCCACGTCTATGTAAAAGATCCGCCCGTTAGCGACAGTATTAGTTTAGATAATGTTATCAGTAGAGTAGAAGAGGTTGTACCCACACATCTTCTCGAAGAAGTAGAAATGATTGTTGTGGGCTGGTTTGATGAATTCGAAAAGCGCTCTGTGAATGCATTTTATAAAGATGGGGCCCTGTACATTTCCAATGTGCAAGATGATGAAGAAGATATGTTCGATGATATTGTACACGAAATTGCACACTCGCTGGAAGCCGTTTACGGATATGACATTTACGGTGACAAAGAACTTGAGAAAGAATTTTTAAGAAAGAGGAAGTATTTGCATGATATTTTGTGGAAGCATGGATTTAAAGCACCCTTGGCGTTTTTCATGGATTCAGAATATAATGAAGAGTTTGATGCTTTCCTCCTTAAGACGGTGGGATATGACAAGCTATCTTCATTGGTGGCCGGGGTATTCCTATCAGCGTATGCTCCCACATCCCTTAAAGAATATTACGCCACAGGGTTCACCGAGTTTTACCTGGACCCAAATCACACTTTTCTGCAAAAGATTAGTCCAGCATTATATAAAAAAATATTAATGCTTCAACGTCAAAAAGATCTTGACAATCATTAAAAATGTGGTTATACTGTAGTATAACATTTAAAAATACGAGAAAACTTTGCCACATATTTCATACTCTGAACTCAAAGATTGGGTTTTTTGCGCCTTTTACCACAAGTTGACGCGCCTAGACAAAATTGACGGCTTTAGAGGTAACGCCTATACTGCTTTTGGAAGTGCTATTCATTCGGTTTGCGAAAAGAAGCTGCTTCAAGAAGAGATAAATGATGCTTTTTTTGTTGAAGAATTTAAAAAGAACATCGCTAGTCTGGATGACGACATTGAGGTAGACAAAAAACTTGTCTATGATATGATCGGACAAGGAAAGCAAATCTTGCCTGAAATTGAAGATGCGTTAAAGGAATATTTTGACGAGTTCGAAGTCATGGCAGTAGAAATGCCGCTCTATGAACCTTTAGAGGGCGAAGATAATTATATGTTTAAGGGCTACATCGATGCGATTGTGGCCACTCCCGATGGAAAAGTTCACGTCTTCGATTGGAAGACTTGTTCGTGGGGTTGGGATGCGCGCAAACGCAGCGATAAGATGGTCACATACCAGTTAACTTTGTATAAACATTTTTTCTGTCAAAAGATGAATATAGATCCAAAAGATGTGGAAACGCACTTTGCACTGCTAAAAAGAACTGCTAAGAAAAACCGAGTGGAACTATTTAGAGTCACTAGTGGACCGCGTAAAACAGCGAATGCAATAAAAATGTTGAACACGGCACTATACAATATTAAAAATAAACGTTATATTAAGAATAGGTTGTCTTGCAGGAACTGCAACTTTAGACATACCGAACATTGTCCTTGAGGTATTAATGAAAAAGACAAAAATTCTGACTCTGTCAGATCACCCGTTATCACCCTCTGGAGTGGGTACCCAGACGAAGTATTTTATTGAGGCGCTCTTAAAGACAGGGCGCTATGAGTTTGTGTGTTTGGGGGGTGCCATGAAGCACGCCGACTACCAACCGCAACGAGTTGAACCGTGGAAAGACGATTGGATTATTTATCCAGTAGATGGATATGGTAACCACGAGATTATTCGTTCTATTCTTCAGAAGGAAAAGCCGGATATGCTTTGGTTTATGACCGATCCTCGCTTTTTTGGCTGGCTGTGGGAAATTGAAAACGAAATACGAGCGAATGTTCCCATGATGTATTATCATGTCTGGGATAATTTTCCTCATCCGCACTTTAATGGAAGATTCTATCGCTCTACTGACGAAATTGTGTGTATCTCAAAGGTAACGCACGATATTGTTAAAACAGTTTCACCAGGAGTGCGGAGTCATTACCTCCCTCATGCTGTTAATTCAAGTATTTTTTATAAATATAAATCTGCTGAAGATAAGGCAAAGGTTGAAATTCTGCGTGAGCGTATTTGCGTAGAATCTAGTTTTCACCATAAAAATAAAGATAAGAAAATTTTCTTTTGGAACAATCGCAACGCACGGCGCAAACAGTCGGGCACTCTAATTTGGTGGTTTAAAGAATTCTTGGACGAAGTGGGCCACGACAAGGCCACTTTATTGATGCATACAGATGCACGAGATCCCCACGGACAAGATTTACCACATCTTATTGAGCATCTAAATGTCGGTGACGGACAAGTTTTACTTTCGACACAAAAAGTGGACTCATTGGAATTGGCCGGGATGTATAATGCAGCAGACTTCACAATCAACATTTCCGACGCCGAAGGTTTTGGACTAGCAACATTAGAATCGATGTCTTGCGGAACACCTATTATTGTGAACATGACCGGCGGACTACAAGAGCAGGTAACTGATGGAAAGGACTGGTTTGGCTTTGGACTTCAACCTTCGTCGAAAGCGATAATTGGCTCCCTTGAGGTGCCTTATATTTATGAGGATCGCATTGCTCAGGAAGACTTTAATAAAGCTCTTCAATCAGCAATTGACATGCGCCCGGCCGTATATAAGAAAATGTCGGAAAAGGGTATCAAGCATGTTAAGACCAATTACAATTTTGAAAATTTTGAAAAGCAATGGATTGAAGTTATGGACAATGCAGTTGAAACTCACGGATCCTGGGAAACTCGAAAGGGTTATGATAGATGGCACTTGATGGAGGTGGCCTAATGAAAAAGAAGATTATTTTAAAGGCTCCTCTCTTGACACGCTCTGGGTATGGAGAGCAATCAAGGTTTGCTCTGAGAGCCCTACGCTCGCGAGAAGACCTGTTTGATATTTATATTCAGCCATTGCAGTGGGGACAGACATCTTGGATGGCGATGGTAGACACAGAGCGCGCCTGGATCGACCAAACTATCGAAAAGACAATCGCATATGTTCAACAAGGTGGTCAATTTGACATTTCTCTTCAGGTAACGATTCCCAACGAGTGGGAAAGAATGGCACCCGTAAATATTGGGTATACCGCCGGTATTGAAACGACAAAAGTAGCACACCAGTGGATTGAAAAAGGCAATCAAATGGATAGAATCATTGTTGTTTCGAATCACTCTAAAAAAGTTTACGAAGATACGAAATATATTGTTGCACAACAAAATGTCCCCGGCTCTGAGCAAGAATTCGCCTTAACGACAGAAATTGATGCAGTCGATTATCCGACTAAGACTTTCGATAATTTGCCAGATTTGGGTATTGAGCTTGATTTCGATGTTAACTTTTTGACCGTTGCGCAATTTGGGCCACGAAAGAACATTCCGAACACGGTAAAGTGGTTTGTGGAGGAGTTTAGAGACGAAGAAGTCGGACTCGTGCTTAAAACCAATTTTGCTAAGAATTGTTTAATGGATCGCGAGAAGGTAGAAAACGATCTTAGAGCCTTTTTGAGACCCCTTGGTGAGCATGCTTGTAAGGTATATCTCCTTCATGGCGACATGGAGGACGACGAAATTCATTCCCTCTATGTACACCCACAAATTGCTGCATTGATTTCTTTGGCTCACGGTGAAGGTTTTGGTCTTCCTATTTATGAAGCATGCTATTCAGGTCTCCCTGTAGTTTGTACAGGGTGGTCCGGACAATTAGACTTTTTAGTGGATGAAAAAGGAAAGGATCAGTTTTACAACGTGGCCTATGATATGGCGCCCGTACCCGACGAGGTCGTCTGGGATGGCGTGCTGATTAAGGAGTCGATGTGGGCTTATCCTCGTGAATCGTCAACTAAGGAGCAATTACGCTTGTGCTACAATGATATTGTAGAGAAAAAGGAAGATAGTATTGCTCTCAATTCGTGTGAGTATTCCATGGAAGTTCACGAAAGATTCTCAGAAACCAAACAGAATGCGCTTTTTGTAGAAAGTTTATCTCATTTTGTTGAAACTGCCGAAGAAAAAGAATGGCGTGATGTGTTGGATCAAGTTGTAACATATGATTAAAAAAATTGTTTTTATTTCTGACTTTTTTGCGGATGAAATAAGGGGCGGCGCAGAACTTTGCAATGACGCCCTCATTCGATTATTGCGCGAGAAATATACAGTAGAAACAGTAAAATCTATCAATGTAACAGGACCACTGTTGGAAAACAATAGAGATAGTTTTTTCATTATAGCTAATTTTTTTATGTTGGCAGAAGCATTTAAACATGCGTTTGCTGGCATGACATACGCAATTCTGGAGCATGACCACAAATATGTGGCTTCCAACAATCCATCTCTTTACAAAGACTTTCTTGCGCCAGAAAATCAATTAATCAACAAAGATTTTTATGCCAACGCTGCTGCAGTTATGTGTCAGAGCAAAAAGCATGCTAGCGTAATTCAGAAGAACTTGTTGCTCAATAATATTGTAAGTTTAAGCGGCAACATTTGGACAGAAGAGCAATTAAACGTTCTAGAAGAAAATATCGGAACCGAAAAGACGATTGAATATGCGCTGCTGGATTCTCAGAATAAAAACAAAGGCATGCCAGCAGCTATCAGCTTTTGTGCTCACCATGGCTTGGAATATGAACTGTTACGTCATCAGCCATTTGAAAGCTTTGTTGCCAATTTGGCCCAAGTAAAGCATCTAGTGTTTTTCCCTCAATGGCTGGAAACATATAATCGCCTTTCGATTGAAGCCAAAATCGTGGGATGTAAGATAATCACCAACACTTTGATTGGCGCAGCTAGTGAAGATTATTTTAAATTGAACGGGAAGGAGATGTTGGACTTCATTCGAGAGAACAACACCACGCTTCTTAATAAGTGGTTCGATCTGATTGATAACAACAAAGCAAATTACTTCCCAGCACCCGAATTACCCAAAGTTACCGTTTTCTGTCCCCTGTATGCTGGGGAAAAATACATTGAAAATTTTTTACAAAGCATCAAAAATCAGACCATTTTTGACCAGTGTGAATTGATCATTATTGACGCCAACTCACCGGAGAATGAAGAAAAGTATATTAGAGAGTTCATGAAAACCAATAAAAACGTGGTTTACAAAAAGCTTGATTATAGAGCAACAGTCATGGAAACTGAGAACATGGCCCTCAAAATGGCCACTGGCGAGTTTTTTGCGCAAGCATGTGTGGATGATCGACACTCACCACACTACTTAGAAACTCTCGCAAAACATTTGCACTACTCCACAGGAATTGACTTGGTTTACGCTGATTGCTATCAAACGACTGTCGCAAACGAAACTTTTGAGAACAATTCTGCGCAAGGCGCTTTCTATGAACACTCACGCAATTCGTTTTCTAAAGAGAATATGATTAAGTGTTTGCCAGGGCCAATGCCGATGTGGAGAAAAAGTATTCACGAGAAAGCTGGTTATTTTAATGACGAGCTAGCACACGCTGGCGATTGGGAGATGTTCTTGCGTATGGTCGAGTCTGGATTCAAATTTAAAAAGGTTAACATTCCCCTTGGATTATATTATTATAATAATGAAGGGTTGTCCACTTCGACCGAACACTCAGAAAAACGATTGCAAGAAGAATCGACAGTGTTTTTTAAATACAAAGAAATATTTGGACAAAGAAACTTTGATCAATACAAAGGATATTTTCAACAATACACAGGAGAATTAAATGGCTGACGAACGGCGATATTTACCAACCCTCTCTGAACTCGTAGATAGGCTTTCCATTGCACAGTTAAAAGAAGTATTTATCACAGAACACAAAGCAGAATATGCTCAGGAAATTGCTGACATTTGTCATGATATTGATATTTTGTTGCCTGAAAGCGAAGGGATTGACGCAGATTTGATTAGATCTATTGTTGTGCTTTCACAGATGAATTTACACATTTGGCACAATGAGTCAAATTATCGCAAGGGAATTAAAGATGGAAATAATCTTGAGCTAACTCATGGTCTGAATGGTATTAGAAATACGGCTAAAAACAAAATTCAAGAGATTGTAGGTGGTAGAAAAGATTATAAAATTGACTGCCTAGCAGCCGAGTTTAAAGATTGGGAGATTAGTTGGAAATTAGGGAGACCCGACAAAGAAGCATCTTAAAGACTGTCATATGGAGAATAATTGCGATTCTCAATAGTTTTGTTATTTTAGTGAGTACTACAACTGATGATGCTTTATTAAATGCTTTATTTATGAACATAACTGGGTTTATTATTTATTATTTTTATGAAAGAGTTTGTAATCAAATATCATATGGGAAGGTAAAAACAAAAGAATGACGTTTAAAGAATATTATGAATACTATCTGACGCTTCATCAAAACAAATGGACGCGTCGGCTGCATGTTATGGGACAAATGGCTACAATTGGCTTTGTAGCTGCGGTAATATATATGAAGGTATGGCTGCTGCTTGTGGCTGCACCATTTATTGTGTATCCTTTTGCGTGGAGTGGTCACTTTTTTATCGAAAAGAACAAACCCGCAGCATTCTCTCGTCCCATCTGGGCCAAAGCCTGCGATTGGGTAATGCTCAAAGACATTTTAACAGGAAAATTGGAGTGGTAAATGGCTAATATTTTAATTACAGGCGGCGCAGGCTACATTGGTAGCGAACTGACGCAGCATTTGTTGGATGATGGACACAAAGTCGTGGCATACGATAACTTGATGTATGATCCTACTTCATTGTTGAGGTATACAATTCATCCTAATTTCGAATTCATTAAAGCAGATGTGAGAGATATTCCCACACTAAAAGAAAACGTAGAGAAAGCGGATATCATTATTCCGCTGGCAGCGCTGGTAGGATTTCCGCTATGTGAGAAAGACAAGCGCAGCGCCGTCGAAATCAATCACGGAGTAAACGCCTGGATTGCTCAGAACAAAACTGATGAGCAATTGGTAATTTATCCTTGCACTAATTCAGGGTACGGCGTTAGCGTCGATGGTTCTGTTTGTACAGAAGAGTCTCCATTAAATCCAGTTTCACTCTATGGAATTACAAAAGTAGAAGCTGAAAAAGAATACCAGAATGTGGAAAACCACGTTACATTTAGACTGGCCACTGTTTTTGGCCCTGGTACTCGCATGCGCACCGATTTGTTGGTTAATAGCTTTGTTCTGAAGACATTGCGTGAGCGCATTTTGGTTTTATATGAGTGCGAATTTATGAGAAATTACGTACACTTGCAGGATGTATGTCTGGCATTTAAGCACGTCATCGACAATTGGGAATCTTGTAAGAACGAAACCTATAACGTTGGCAACGACAGCTTGAACATGAACAAGCTTCAGTTGGCCGAAAAGATTCAAGAACACTTGCCTCTCGAAATTATGAGGGCAGAATTTACTTCCGATCCCGACACTCGTGATTATATTGTGAGTAGTCAGAAGTTTTACGACAAAGGATTTGAATGTCAATATGATTTAGATGATGGCATTCAGCAGCTTATTAAGGCATACAGTATTATTGAATCTCCTTGGTATGCAAATTATTAACCTAGGCAAGAAATGAAACAATTAGACGTATTATTCGTGCATCCCAACGGTGCACCAATCATTTATCAGAAACTCAGTAAAGAGTATTCTGCGATTGAACCTCCGATTTGGGCTGCGTTGTTAGCTAACAATGCACGCAAAAACGGCTATTCTGCCAAAATCTTGGATTGTGAGGCTGCACGTATCGATGCTGCCGAATCTGCGTCTATGATCGGTTACTATCGCCCCAAGTTGGTGGCGATTGTGATCTATGGACAGCAGCCCTCTGCTTCCACGCAGAATATGATTGGGGCGCGCCTGTTGGTGCAAGAGCTTAAGCAGAGGTACCCCGATTTAAAAACGCTCATGATAGGACTTCATCCGTCCGCCGTTTCTCGCCAAACGATGGAAGAGGAAGAAACCGACTTTGTGTGTCAGGGTGAAGGTCCACTCACAATCGCCGGATTGCTCAATGTGGATATGGATGATCCTACACAACTAAAAAAGGTGCCGGGACTTTGGTATCGGGACGACGGGCATGTTTTGTGCACAAGACCCGCGCCTTTAATTACACAAGAAGAGTTGCCAAGTGAATTGCCAGGAATGGCTTGGGACTTGTTGCCAATGGATCGATATAGAACCTCCAATTGGCATGCGATGTCTAATGACAATGACAAGACCCCATTCGCATCTTTATACACCAGCCTAGGATGCCCGTTTAAGTGCAGTTTTTGCTGCATTAATGCGCCCTTTGGTAACAATAATCTGGAAAATTGGGACTACGGTCGCAATAAATTCCGTTTTTGGGATCCGGAATTCATCGTCTCGGAGTTCGAACTACTCCATCAGATGGGTATTAAGAACGTTAAGATAGCTGACGAGATGTTTGTCTTGTACAAGGATCACTTTATGAAGCTGTGTGATCTGTTGATTGAAAGGAATTATGACTTTAACATTTGGGCATATGCTCGTATTGACACAGTCAAAGAAGAGTACCTTGAAACCCTCAAGAACGCTGGTATCAACTGGTTGGCCCTGGGCATCGAGTCGGGAAACACAGTAGTTCGCAAGGATGTGGTTAAGGGAAAATTTACGGAAGTAAACATCCGAGATTTGGTCGAAAAGATTCAAGGTCACGGCATTAACGTAATCGGTAACTATATTTTTGGACTTCCAGAAGATACTGTTGATACCATGCAAGACACGTTAGACTTGTCTATGGAGCTTAATTGTGAATTTGCCAACTATTATTCGGCTATGGCATACCCCGGCTCAAAGCTCTATTTGGACGCCTTAAAAGAGGGATGGGAACTGCCAGAAGAATATGTGGGATATTCTCAGCATTCGTATGAAACACAACCACTTCCAACGAAACACATCTCGGCCGCTGACGTTCTCAAGTTTCGGGATGAAGCGTTCTTAAAATACTATACAAATGAACGATATCTTAATATGATAGAAGATAAGTTCGGGCTGAACACAAGAGCCGATCTTGAAAAGATGACGAAGATTAAGCTCAAACGAAAACTTTTAGGAGATTAATGGTGCTTTCAAAAGAAGAATTGGTTGAATTTGAAACTGAGATTGCGCGATGTTTTGACGACGCTCAAATCCGTGCTCCGGTACACTTATATAACGGCAACGAAGAACAGGTAATCGAGATATTCCAAAAACATAACATAGGACCCGAAGATTGGGTTCTTTGCTCTTGGAGAAGTCATTATCAATGCCTATTAAAGGGAGTCCCGCCAGAGGAGCTTAAGGCTGCAATTCTACAAGGCCGAAGCATTTCACTGTGTTTCAAAGAATACAGAGTGTTATCATCGGGCATTGTGACCGGAGTGCTACCGATTTCAGTTGGGCTTGCTCTCGATATCAAGCGCAATGGGGGTACGAACAAGGTATACTGCTTCATGGGAGACATGACATCCGAAACAGGTATTGCACACGAGTGTATCAAGTACTCTCGTAATCATGAATTGCCTATTCACTTTATTGTCGAAGATAACGGTAAATCAGTCTGTACTGACACCCGCGCAACCTGGAACCAAGAAAAGCTCACCTATGAAGGTGTTAATGACGACTATGTGACATATTACAGCTATAAACTAGATAAATATCCGCACGCTGGTGCAGGAAAGAGGGTACAATTTTAATGGGACAGTATTTTGACGAATTGCAGAGAGCCATGACCTATCTGGGAGAACAGCCAGATACCTTGTTTTTAGGACAAGCGGTTGCCTATAAAGGTACAGCAATGACTAACACGCTCCAGGATGTCGCGAGAGAAAAGCTTTTAGAAATGCCCGTAGATGAAGAAATGCAGATGGGCATCACCAACGGACTTGCAGTGGCCGGTACGGTGCCAATTAGCATTTATCCTAGATGGAACTTTTTGTTGCTCACAATGAATCAGCTAATCAATCACTTAGACAGGATGCCTGAATTCTCGCATGGGGAATACATCCCAAAGGTTATCATCCGCACTGGAATTGGATCCGAAAGGCCACTACATCCGCAAGCGCAACATGTTGGCGATTTTACCGATGGTTTGCGATTGATGGTAAATAACATTGAAGTGATTCGGTTGGAAGAACCATCGGATATATTCCCAGCATATTATAAGGCATATAATAGAACTGACGGAAAAAGCACTTTAGTGGTTGAATATGGAGATTATTATGGAGAAAAATAGCGCAAAAGTGTTGTTTGTAACAGAGAAATGGTGTGACGCGAATCCGGCCCGAGGACTCACAAACAACTATCACAACTTGTTTCGAACGTTTAAAACAACATACCCCGATGTAGAATTCAACATTGTGCATATGGATGAGTATTCTCTCATTAAAAAGAAGCACATTGACGCATTTATGCCAACCCTTATTGATCGGGTTGAGCCAACCGTGGTGATTTTTTCTCTCTTGGGGAAATCCCATTTAAACCCTACAGCAGCAAGCTATGAATACATCCGCGAAAAGGGATGCAAAACCGTGTTTATGTGGCCCGATGTTTTTGATGGGTGGGGATTGCCCGAAATCCAAGAACTGAACGAGAAAGGATTTGCGGACTTGCATGTGTGCTGGGGATCCGAGCGCAACACTAACACCAAGATTGATAACTTAGTGTGGCTCTGGGCTCCTCAAGACGAAAACTTGTATCATCCAATTGAGAGCAAAGAACATCAAACGATTAATGTGAGCTTTTTAGGATCTCCTCGATATCCAGAGCGACAACGTTATTTGACTCACCTTATCACCAACGGGGTTCAGGTTCATGTGGGAGGAGGTCAACGCGAAGAAGGCTTAAGCCCCGAGCGCTATGCTCAATTAATGAGACAAAGCAAGATTAGCCTCAACTTCCCAGAGGGTCCCGATGGCTATGACCAATGTAAAGGTCGCGTCTGGGAGATCCTGGCAAGTAAGTCGTTGTTATTAGAGCGGAAAAACAGCCCCATCGAAAACTACCTGAAACCAAGCGTGCATTATGTAGAGTTTGAAAACGAAGAAGATTTGGTAGAAAAGATGCAGTATTATCTTGACAACGAGAAAGAAAGGAATTATATTGTAGAGAAAGGTTACAAAATTTACAAGAAGAAATTCAACGCCACAACCTTTTGGAATGAAGTTATGGGAGGAGTAGGCTATGAGCTTTGAGTATGATGTATCGGTTTTAATGCCGGCAATTCGAACGCACCAATGGCTGATGATGTATGGCAGTTTATTTAACGCATGCAAAGAGCATACTTGGGAATTGGTGTTGGTAAGTCCTTTTGATTTACCTTCAGAAATGACTCACTTTGATAATGTCAAATTGATTAAGGATTATGGCGCCCCGACTAGGGCCGCACAAATTGGCGCCTTGCAATGTACAGGCGAGTATATGTATCACTGCGTAGATGATGCGATCTTCTTGCCGGATGCTATCGACAATGCTGTTAGATTTCATCGCGATATTTGCACAACTAAAGATGTAATCAACATGCGCTATCGAGAAGGCGCGATGTACGGCGGACAAACGCTCCCCATGGGATTCTGGACTGCACACTTCCACAACGAACTGAGATTACCAGGGATCCCCCAGGAATATAAGATCTCTCTTCATCACTTTATGATGATGGATTACTTTAAGGAGCTTGGCGGCTGGGACTGTCAATTTGAATACATCAACCATCCCCTTCACGATCTGATGTTCAGAGTTCAGGCTGATGGGGGGCGCTTGTTCGACTCTCAAACGGACGCAACTACATGTAATCATTATGTTAACAAGACAAAGGATCATGCACCAATCTTCGATGCGCAAACATTCTCTGACAAGCCCAAGTTTGATGAGATTTATATGCAGCCTGCCGCTGCCAACCAGCGCATTCAAATAGATTTAGACAACTGGCAACAATCATCTCCGATTTGGAAACGAAGGTTTGAATTTAAAGACGGCAAATTGCCGCAGAGTTACAAGGAGCTTGGATACGAATGAATATTGGAGTTGTAGGAATCGGCGTGGTAGGTGGTGCCTGTCAGTTTGGATTTGAGTTGTTGGGCCATAATGTGTCCGCACACGATATTGTTTTGGGTACCACCATCGATGCGGTTTTAGACACTGAAGCTGTTTTCATTTGTGTACCAACACCACGCGATAATGACGGGTCTTGCGATGTTTCAATCGTTGAAGAAGTCATTGGTGAACTTAAAACAAAAGGTTATGAAGGCATTGTAGCCATTAAGTCTACAGTCGTTCCTGGAACAACAGATCGCCTTCGCGAAGAAACAGGTTTGAACGTTTGCTTCGTTCCCGAGTTTTTGCGTGAGCGGTGCGCCATCACAGACTTCACCGAAAATCACGATGTTTGTATTTTAGGTTGCGAAGACGACAAGACCTACAAGATCCTCAAAGATTGTCACGGCTCCTTTCCGGACGAATTTGTGCGCCTGACGCCCTCCGAGGCAGAATTCTGTAAGTATTTCAACAACGTATACAACGCAATGCTGATTATTTTTGCTAACAGCTTTTACGAAGCATGCAAAATACAAGGTGTTGACTATACCAATGTAAAGAATGCTGTCGTTAAACGAAAGCACATCCACAGCAATTATCTAGAATGTAATGATAACTTCAGAGGGTTTGGGGGAATGTGTTTGCCCAAAGATGTTTCTGCCATGGCCAAGTTGATGGCGGATACTGGAGTAGACTTTTTCGAAGATCTTTTGGATGAAAACAGTAAATATAGAGTTACAGTTTTCAAGGGGATGCGAAAATGATTTCTAATAAATATAGATTTATATACATTCATACATCTAAAGCCGGCGGAACTTCTATTAATACAGCCCTTCATGCGGACACAGGTCAAGAGTGTTCTGTGGTATATGAAGAAGAAGACGCGCGCCTGGGAAAAGGCGCTATTGCAGCTATTTACCCGCCCGGTGAAGATTTCCCCTGGTGGTCGCCCTGGGTATACAGCACCGCAGCGAAACATGATGGAGGGGTTGAGTGGGCTATAGCGAACGATATCCCAATAGACTATCGTCTCCCACACATGCTGTGGGGGGCAGATGCTGTTTTTAGTGTCACATCCGGGATCCCGGATGTTGGACAGGGAAATATAAAACATTTACCTCTGTTTTGGTGGTTGCAGCTTATGGGCGATCCGCGCTTCTCTCTATATAAAAGCTTTTTGGAGATGGATGAGTATACATTTTACGGAAGCTGCAGGAACCCGTACACCAGAGAAGTTTCATGGTTTTTTTATCAAAATTCTCATACTCTCCAAAACAAGCTGAAAGATCTCAATTTTGCCCGCGCCGACGCCTTAAAGAAGCGAGAGTTTGTACAAAAAGCATGGGAACAGTGGATGATAAACAGTGCGCATGCAGGAAGAGCCCCACATCCACATGTGACTGATGCTTGGGATTGCCCAACACTCCCAACCCCAGGACCACGTCCTTCTGTCGATCCGCAGAGCATGCGATTTGGGGGTCTGCCGGATCAAGCCTTTTACCTTTCGCCAGGTGATCAGTTCGTTGGCGATCCCCTGCGACCATTATATCTTATTCGATTAGAACACATCGAAGAAGATTATAATCGGTTATGTGTAAACCAAAAGATACCGCGCAAATCTATGAAAATGCCGCATATTTTAAACTTGGGGGCGAAATGGAAAGAATATATGCCTGAAAACATATTAGATTGGTATACGGATGAAATAATGGACATTATTCATACTTTTCGTGCCGCTGATTTTGAAATGTTGCCATATACCAAAGGAAAGCTAAAATGAAAAAACACAAACTCAGCTATTATCGAAAGCTTAATAATGGACCTTATTTGCTTAACGGCATCCCGTATTGGTTGGAGGTACAAGAAGGGGGTATACACGTAATGCCATTAGCTATACAAGATGAACCTATTGATGCGTTGCTTTGGCTGATCCACAGTGTAATAAAACCCACCTTTACGATGGCTGAAGTTGGTGTTTGGTGTGGAGAAACATTATTACACTACGCACCTACGATAAAAAATTTAAACGGAAAAATATATGCTATCGATTGGTTTAAAGGAAACGAAGGGCACGATTCGCCGCGTACTTTAAAGGGAGGAGATCGCCACGCTTACGATAATGATGAAAACCAGATGATGTTAACAGAACAAAGACTGCAGCATAATTTGAAAGCGGCCAACATAGAAGACACAGTGGAAATATTGAAAGGGGATTCGGTTGCAATGAGCAAACACATACGCGATAATTCGTTAGATTTATGTTTTATTGATGCGGATCACACCTATAAAGGTGTTAAGAGAGATATTGAAGCATATTTGCCGAAGGTAAAAGAAGGTGGCATTATTTGTGGGCATGATTGCTTAGATATAAACTTGGCCAACACTTTTACTGATGAACAGATTAACTCTCATTATTTACAATTAGACGAAAAAACTGGGTGCCATCCTGGCGTAATACAGGCTGTATATGATTCTTTTGGTGAAGAAGTCGTGGTAATACCCTGTCAAACGATAGGGATTCCAATTTGGGCAAAGAGAAAAGGAAGTGATAAAACTTATATTAATATGATCCCACGCCAACCAATGAGTCCAAACTAATGAGTAAAATACTAATCACAGGAAGTCAAGGCTTTATCGGCTCATACCTGTGTGCCGAGTTTTTGGATAAAGGATACACGGTTGTTGGGGTTGACAACTTCTCAAAGTATGGGCCAATCACACGCCCTCACGATACTCATCCAAACTTTCATCTGATTGAGATGGATGTGATTGACTTTGATCCGAATAATGTTCCAGAAGTACTTCAAGATATTCAATACATTGTTGCCGGCGCAGCTATGATCGGTGGTATCACATATTTCCATAAATATGCTTACGATTTGTTGGCCACAAACGAGCGCATTCTGGCGTCAACTTTTGACTTGGCTATTAAACTTCACCAAACTCAGGCTTTAGAGCGCATTATTGTGCTGTCTAGCAGCATGGTTTTCGAGAATACTGCCGTTTACCCAACGCCAGAAAGCGAAATTAAAACTTGTGCGCCGCCACTGAGCACTTACGGGTTCCAGAAGTTGGCTGTTGAATACTTCTGCAAGGGAGCCTTGGAACAGTACGACCTTCCCTACACGATCATCCGCCCCTTTAACTGCGTGGGTGTTGGCGAAGAAGACGCCATCGGAGAACACGAGGTTAAATCTGGCAATATCAAGCTAATGATGAGTCACGTTCTTCCAGATATCATCAACAAGATTATGAAAGGACAGAACCCTCTGCATATTTTAGGTTCGGGAGAACAAGTCCGATGTTACACAAACGGTAAAGACATCGCCAGAGGCATCAGAATGGCTCTAGAAAGTGAAGACGCACACAACAACGATTTCAATATTTCCACCCCTCTGGCCACCTCTGTGCTTGAGCTATCGCAACTTGTGTGGAGTATCCTAAACCCAGATTTGGAATTCTCGACGGTTTCGGATGAAGCATGCCAATATGACGTTCAAAAGCGCATCCCTAACACAACAAAAGCCAAAGAGCTTTTGGGCTTTGAAGCTGAAGTGTCTTTGGAAGAATCTGTGCGAGAAGTGATTGAATACATGCGAGGTAAAGAATGAGCCAGCCAGAGATTTCTCTTATTCTCCCCAGTATTCGGACAGAAAGACTTGAAAAGCTTTATGAATCAATTCTTACTTCTACAAAGCGTAGTTTTGAATTGATAATTTGCGGTCCTAATCCGCTGCCGGATGCCCTGAAGGATTTGAAACATGTCAAATATGTGAAAGATTACGGCTCTCCCGTGAGAGCATCGAATATCGCTGCGTCTTTGTGTGAGGGTAAAGTTTATACATGGCTCGCGGATGATTGTTTATTCTTTGAGAACTCGCTGGATCAGTGCATGGACGAATTTTATGATATGGGGACTGCACAAAATAACGTTTTAGTGGCAAAATATTATGAGGGTCAAAAAGGAAGCAATGAAAGACAAACCCTTCAACCAGACGCATACTTTAAAATATGTAACACACCAGCAGGCTCGCCACATGTCCCCGAAGAGTGGTGGTTATTTAATATTGCGTTTATGTATGCAGATTTTTTTAATTCTTTGGGTGGTTGGGATTGTAGCTACGAGGGAACCTGGGCATCGCATGCCGATATGGCCATCCGGGCTCAATACGTTGGAGCAAAAGTAGAAATGGCTCAAATTCCCCTTTTCGCTTGTGATCATATGCCCGGAGGTACCGGCGACCACATGCCAATTTTTGAATGTCAACATCAGCATGATGAACCGTTATTGCAGAAACGCTTCCGTGATCCTCACTGGATAATGCACGTTCAACCAAAGATAAGATTAGACAACTGGAAGAAAGCGCCGGCTGTCTGGAAAAGGAGATTTCAATGAACGACAGGAAAACAGGAGTTGGTACTAATATGGCCGATCCTATAAAACAGACACAAGGAATCAAACTTAATTTAGGTTGCTCTAGCCGCAAATTTCACGGATGGATTAATATTGATGCTCGACAAGAAGTTTCTCCGGATATTATAGATAATGTTTTTACTCTGGAAAGTATCGAAGATTCATCTGTAGACTTGATTTATGCTTCTCATTTGCTTGAACATGTTAAAAGAAAAGAAATCAAAAGTGTTTTATTGCGATGGAAAGAACTTCTTCGGCCAAATGGTGTTTTACGATTATCTGTGCCTGACTTTGAAAAAGTAATAAAATATTATTTACTCACCGCCGATTTAGAAAAATTGCATGGACTTTTGCACGGGGGTCAAAGAAACGAGTATGACATTCATTACATTACTTTTGATTTTAAGTTGTTAAAGAAATTTCTCATAGAAGTAGGATTTGCAGAAGAAGACATTCGAATTTATTCTTTTAAGGAAACGGAACATTTCTTTATTGACGATGGCAGTCAGGCTCATTTGCCGCACATGGATAAGGTCAATGGGATGTTGATGAGCTTAAACGTGGAGGCGATCAAGAGATGATCAATCAAGGTACATATGACTTATCAATCATTGTTCCAGGAATTCAACCGGAAAATTGGGAATCTCTCTATGAGAGAACTAAATTAGCAGTTAAAAAATATACATTTGAAATTATTTTCTGCGGACCAAAAGGACTTCCTCCTTATTTCGATAATGTAATAAATGTAAAGTTTATCAGAGATTTCGGCACTCCATCTAGATGTTTTCAATTGGCAGGTTATCTTGCCGAAGGCACTTATCTAACGTGGCTAACTGATGATGGCGAAATTGAAGAAAATTCAATTGATTTAGCAATTGAGTTAATAAAAGAAAAACAACCGATTGATATTATTACTATGAGATATACGGAGAGCGATACCGAAGAAGGCCGCCAAAAGGAATTTCCTTTAGAATATTATAATGTTTCGTATCACACAGACACAAACCTTCCAGGGGTTCAACCACACTGGAAGATTCCCTGTGTTATGATGATTAATACAAATTATTATAGACAACTTGGTGGACTTGATTGTAGATATGAACACATGAATATGAACGTACACGATCTTGGCTTTCGCGCACAACGAAATGGTTCCGTTGTTTATTATTCTCCAAAAATTATAATGAGATGCGTGTGGGATCCCGACAGAAATGCGCAAAATAGCCCTATTATTGGAGCTTTTGTATATAATGACAAGCCCCTGTTTCAATATGATTATTGTAGCTCAGATATAGTCAACATAAGGTCGATTTGTATCGATTATGATAATTGGAGAGGCAATCATTCGGTTTGGCCTAGGCGTTTTGGCACCATAGAGCAGGGGCAATATTTACTTAACAAGGATAAGGCGAAAAAATGAAAATTTTAGTTACTGGAGCAAACGGATTAATTGGTTATGCTATTCGTGAAATAGCGCTAAAATACTCTCAACACGAATTTTTCTTTAGTACTAGAGAAGACACCGACTTAATAAAGCCAGATGAAGTTGCAAGACTGTATGAGCAGGTCAATCCAGATTGGGTTATACATGCCGCTGGCCAGGTGGGGGGTATCGGCGGCAATATAGCTTACCAAGAAGATTATTTTTATAATAATATCTTAATGAACTCTAACGTTATTCGTTATGCTTGTCTTTCAAATGTAAAGAAATTGATAGCATTTTCATCTACGTGTGTTTTTTCAAAAGAACAAGAGACGTTTGTAGAAGATGATATACAGAAAGGAGAACCTTTTCATATTCACTTTGCTTATGCCTACGCTAAAAGAATGGTGGACATTCATGTTAAGGCAGCCAAAAGACAATATGGTGTTGATTTTTGCTCCGTAATACCAGGAAATATATTTGGAAAACATGATAATTTTAATTTAGAGGAAGGTCATGTAACCCCTTCGTTAATTTATAAGTGCCAATTGGCAAAAAAAGACGATGTTCCATTTAAAATATGGGGAAGTGGTAATGCAAAAAGAGAGTTAGTATATTCTCTAGATATAGCTGAGATTTTAATACGCATATTAGAGTTGCAACAGCCATTACCAAATAGATTATTAGTGGGGAGCGATGATGAGCTTTCTATTAAAGAATTGGTAGAAAAAATAGCCAACCTTTCTGAATTTGAAGGGGAGGTGGTGTTTGATAAAAGCAAACCTGACGGCCAATTGAGAAAAAAGTCAAATATATCTAGACTTAAAACACTCCTCCCGGATTTTGAATTTACCAACTTAGATGTTTCTTTAAAAGAAACAATTGAATGGTTTACTCAAAATTATCCCAACATTCGTGGTATAAAATAATGTATTACGTTGATAATATAAAGCACAGTTCAGAGATTGAAGGAGCGCTGATAATTGCTCTTGACACCTTTGACGATATAAGGGGAAAGATTTGGACACTATATGGTGAAAACAACTTTCTTCCGCAATTTGTAGAAGATAAAATAACTATTTCTTATAAAAATGTTTTAAGAGGTCTCCACGGAGACGCACTCACCGGGAAACTTGTTACTTGTATTGGGGGCACCTTTCAATTAGCTATCGCAGATATGAGGCGCAAATCGCCTACCTACACAAATACTTATATGGTCACCCTAAGCGATGAAAAGCCTACATCCATTTATATACCACCTGGATGCATAAATGGACATTTGTGTCTAAGCGATAGGTGTATCTTTCATTATAAATGGACACGACCTTATGAGGGCCCCCAAGACCAAGCAACTATATTGTGGAACGATCCGGATTTGGCTTTCGAGTGGTTAATGCAGGACCCCATTTTATCTGAAAGAGACCAGAATGGAACATCATTCAAAAGGAGTTGTAGATGAAACATCAAAACTATAAGATATCCAGACAAGAGACAATTAAATTTCCCCTCGCAAAAGAAACGATTAATGACGAAGATATCAACGCATTGTGCGATTGGCTCAAGGGTTACCCACGTCTCACCAAGGGTCAACTGACCTGGGACGTTGAAGACGATTGGGCCCTCTACATTGACACCAAGTATGCGGTCTTTAATAACTCAGGCTCTTCCGCGAATCTTTTGATGGTTGCTGCAGCAGTGCAAGCAGGACGCATTCCAAACAAGAAGATCGTGGTGCCGTCTGTGGGTTGGGTGACAACAATTGCCCCCGCAATTCAGCTTGGTTTAACGCCGATTATGTGCGGTGCAGATGCCGATACGTTTGGAATGGACCTTGACCAGCTTGAGAAAATCTGCGAAGAAGAAAGTCCCGATGCTGTAATCTTTGTGCAAGTTCTCGGCGTTCCTCATCACAAAGAGCGCATTCTAGCGCTTAAAGAGAAGTATGGATTCACCTTGTTAGAAGATGCCTGCGCAGCCCTAGGCGCAGCCTATTCGGATGGCACGATGGTTGGTACTGTTGGAGACATGTCCTCGTTTTCATTTTACTTCGGACATCAGCTTTCTACAATTGAAGGCGGCATGGTTAATACTGATGATAAAGAATTGTATGAAATGCTTTTGATGCTCCGCAGTCACGGCTGGGCTAAAGACTTGAGCGCTGAATCTTCGAAAGCCTTAATGGATAAACATGGAATTGATGACTTCCACAGCCCCTTCACGTTTTTTATACCAGGATACAACCTTAGATCTACCGATTTACAGGCGTTCCTGGGCATCAGACAGGTGCAAAAAGCAGAATGGGCCGCCAACCGTCGGTACATAAATCATACGCTCTACGCGGAAAAGCTGGACGGTGTGGTGGAGTTTCAAAAGTGGGGTGATAATACTCCCGTATCTATTTCTTTCGGCGCCTTAGCCGATAGCACGGAACATCGCAAAGAGATTGTGACACGCCTGGTTGAAAATGGCATTGAGACGCGTCTATTTAGCGCTGGCAATCTTGGACGCCACCCATTTTGGACTGATTTGTATGCAGAATTCCGAGATGAAGTGAGTGATAAGATTCACGCACGAGGCTTCTTTTTGCCGAATTACCCCGAATTAACCCTCGAAGAAATTGACTTTATTTGTGATGTTGTTAAAGGATCTTAATGCGTATTCTGGTGATTGGCGAAAGTTGTGTAGACGTTTACCAATATGGTGAATGTAGTCGTTTATGCCCGGAAGCTCCTGTGCCGGTGATTAAGTTAGACAGAGACAGCGTCAACACCAATCCTGGTATGGCGATGAATGTTTATCGTAATATTCAATCATTGGTCGAAGCAAGCGTGGATATTGCCACAAATGCTAATTGGGAATCTGTGCGAAAAGTTAGATTTGTAGATGATAGAACCAACTACATCATTTTGCGTTGCGATGAGAATGATGATAACATCGTGCGCTGTGAGCTTGAACAAATTGATTTTTCGCCTTATGATGTGATTGTTATCTCCGATTATAATAAAGGTTTTCTCTCGGAAACGGACATAGCTTATATTGCCCAACAGAACCCGTATACTTTTTTAGACACCAAAAAGATCCTAGGGGATTGGTGTCGTGAGATTAAATTTATCAAGATTAACGAGTTCGAATATAATAGAACTAAGCACATGTTAGATGACGAACTAATTAAAAAGATGATCATCACTCTCGGGCCTAAAGGCGCTCGTTATTTGAACGAATATTACCCAGTACCGAAAGTAGAAATAAAAGATACGTCCGGCGCCGGCGACACTTTTATTAGTGCTCTTGTTGCGCGCTATGCAGAAAGTAAAGACATTGCCAGCGCCATTGAGTTTGCGAATACTTGCGCTACTCAAGTTGTACAAAAGAAAGGCGTGAGTGTCGTATGAAGCTTGTGTGGGTAAATGGATGTTTTGACATCTTGCATCGTGGTCACTTTGAAATGTTTAAGTATGCGAAATCATTGGGAGATGAACTAGTAGTCGGTATTGATTCTGACGAAAAAGTTAGAAAAGACAAGGGAGAAGAACGACCTTTTAATAACGTGAGTGACAGGAAATTTGCTTTAGAGTGTATAAAATACATTGACGAAGTGGTAGTATTCAATACCAGGCGAGAATTAGAAGAAGAGATAAGATCCCTGGCGCCAGATGTTATGGTCATCGGATCTGATTGGGAAGGAAAAGATGTGGTTGGCCAAGAATATGTACTCGAATTAAAATTTTTTAAGAGAATTGGGGATTACTCCACAACTCGAATTTTAGGAAACATGAAATGACATATGTGTTTGATATCGACGGCACCATCTGTACATTAACAGACGGAGACTATAGAAAAGCAAAACCTTTCGAGGAACGAATTAAAAAAATTAACACTTTGTATAAAGAAGGGCATAATATAGTATACTTTACTGCGCGAGGAATGGGAAGACACCACGGAAACCGATTCAGAGCCCACAATGATTTTCACGATTTAACAGAAAGACAATTAAAAAAGTGGGAAGCAAAGTACCACAAATTGATATTAGGAAAACCTTCAGGAGATTTTTACATAGATGACAAAGGAATTAAAGCAGACGACTTCTTTGCCGATGACCCACGTTGATAAAGGCTGGGGCTGGGAAAGATGGATAGTAAATTGTGAGGAATATTGCGGAAAGCTGTTGTTCTTTGAGAAGGACAAGCAGTGCTCATGGCACTTTCACAAATTGAAGGACGAGGTTTTTTATGTTCAATCTGGAAGACTTCTGGTAAAATACTCAGATGGAGATAAATTAGAAGACGCAGAGGAGATTGTTTTAGAGGCCGGCGACAACTTTCATGTATATCGCGGATTACGCCACAGAATGATTGCTCTGCAAGACACAGAACTTTTTGAGTTCTCAACACAACACTTTGATAGCGACAGCTACAGAATCGAAAAAGGAGATTAAAATGACAACAGCTAAAGAATTGAAATTGTCTAACCAAGCAATGGGGGCTATTATGATGGCCCTCCAGGAATCTTTGTTAAATGAATTGGACATTGTGCCAATTTTACAAGGATTTGACTTGGTTGAGACCCAAGATGGGCTTGTTGTTAGAAACCCACCCACAGTTAGGGTAACTAACAATGCGGAAGTTTCTAACGAAGATTTAGAAAACTTGGTGAAAAAGTAAATGCCCCGATACCGGTACGTTTGTGCGGATTGCCGCAGCGAACAAATGGCATTTCACCGGATAACTGAAACTGCCGACAGCTTACAATGTAAATTTTGTGAGCTAACTGGTTCTCTAGTAAAAAGTTTAACAACACCACAAATCATAAAATCACCCGATGGAGAGTCATCAGACATCAAAGTTGGAGAGATTACAAAGGAATTTATTGAAGCCAATAAAGAGTTGTTAAAACAAGAGAAAAGCAAAGCAAAAGAGGAAACATATGAGCCGACTTGAAATAATACTATCTGCAGTGCTAACGTTATCGCTGTTTCTTAATGTGGGTATTTTTATTTATGCTCGCTCGGCCATCGTGCAACTTCTCTCGGTGTCAGAAGAACTAGGAGATTTACAACATATGATAGATGCATTCGCAAAACATGTTAAGTCTGTATATGATTTGGATGCATTCTATGGAGATCAAACCTTAGAACATCTTCTACACCATGCTGTGTCTTTTAACGAACAACTAGAAACTTTCGAGTATATTTACTCGTTGACAGAACCAGAAGCGCCCGAAATTACAGACGATAGCAAGGAACCTGAACTCATTGATGAAGAAAACGAAGAAGAAGAGAGCGGCCAAAAAGAGTAATCACTATTTTACCGTTGTCCATGAAAATGCCATTATCCGATATAGCAACACAGACTGCATAAAAGAAAGAACTGAGTTATATGTAAACCTCATCCAGCCTGCTTTTAACGAAATGGTGGATAAAATAGTTTTTACTTATAAATTTACGAATCTTCCTAATTGCGACTATTTGCGCGACGAATGTAAGATATGGCTTATGACCATTTTAGATAAATACGACCCCACTAAAGGCTCCAAAGCCTTTTCCTATTTTTCTGTTATTACTAAGAATTGGTTCATTCATAAAGTCAAGCAGCAGCAAAAACGCAGCATGCGCGAGGTTGATTATGAAAATGTCTCAAAAGCTTACGAAGAAGAGTATCTATCGACGAATGAATCTTATGTGACCGAGAGAGAAGACGAAGAATTCTGGCTCTCATTCCACACAGAACTTAGTTCTTGGGACACTTCCCAAATGAAGGAAAATGATCTTAAAGTTTATAAAGCCATTATTATCTTATTTGAGTCGAAAGAGGATATAGAAATTTTTAACAAAAAAGCTATTTACCTATACTTGAGAGAGATTACTGGACTTAACACCAAACAGATTGTTAATTCTCTAAAGAAATTTAGAAAAAAGTATTACCTGTTCAAGCAAGACTGGGAGAGTGGCGTATTATGAGCAAACAAGAAGATTTAAAAAAACTTATGGAAGAGGCGCTTGGCAACATTCGTAATGACCGCAAAGTGGCCCGAGAGTTTTTAAATGAGATTGCTAACGCCATTGCCAAAGATGCAGAACAAAACAAATATCTGAGCCCTGTAGCCGCCAAACACATTGAAACAATGCAACGTTCCAATGAACAGCTAGTAAAGCTTATCGGTCTTAAACACAAAGCTTCTGGGCGAGAGGTAGAGCTTACCGAAGATGACAAAAACTCTCTCTTTGATTTAATTCAAGGAGATAATGTGGATGCCACTTGATTATAGTGATTTTACAATGGCTAGGGCCAAGATAGGACTCTACGCCGCGCAAAAACAAAACAAAGCAACCGTTGGGTTCCCAGGCGAAATTCGAGAGTTCACTGCCCGTGCAATTACCGACGGTGTGCCACTTTCGCGCAAGAAAATGTTGGAACGATATGGGCTAGCCTCTGTTTCGACGACAAGCTCTCCGGATGATTCCAAAATAGCCCGCTCTGCGGTAAAGGCCATTATCGTTGGAGATGCGATTGGTAACCGATTGCCGTTTATTGAAAACCCACACAGTTATTTGGTCGATCCTTGTAGCCTGGGAAAAACGCCAGATATAGCCACTTCAATCGCATTAGCTAAAATGTTTCCGACATTCATCACCAGCACAGACTACGATATAAGTTCCGGGATGAACATAAACAGGAATGATATCATTAAAGTGACTTTACAGGTAGGTGGCGATGGAGCTTTGATCATGGAGCAAGGAGAAATTCTAGGAGTGGTAGAAGCCGCAGATCCTGCACGTCCGCAATTTGATTCATGTGAAAGCTTACAGGGACAATTCACTGTTAATACGATTGAGTTGTTAGAGACATCTATTCCGTCTATAACGATAGACGCAGAAGTGTGTGCAGAAGAATACTCTGAGTTCTATTTGATGCATCCATTAATGAATGATTCATATCCCATTACGAGCCCCTATGGACCTAGAGGCGGCGAAGAACACCAGGGCACCGACTGGGGAGCTTCGACGGGCACGCCAATATATGCAGCCGCTGATGGAGTAATTGATAAAGTTTATGCATGGGATGGCAAGACGCGCCAAGGCAATTCCGTTAACATTAAACACACAGGACTCGGGAGTGGCTATAAAACGAAATATTTTCACATGGCACAGAAGCCCACACATATTAAGGCGGGAGACCTCGTGAGTCGCGGAGATCTTATTGGAAAGGTTGGAAATACCGGCGTGGGTACCGGCCCTCATTTACATATGGAGCTTTGGAAAGGTTCTAGTCCCATGGACGCAACTCCCTTTATTAAGGCAATTCAAAAATGTGATGATCCGACTGCACCCGCTGTTGCTTCTACAGATCCCACGAGCCCAGCAGGGACTGATGCAGCCGAAGGCCCCATGGTGGAAGGCTAAATGTCTGTTGACTACCCCACCACTCCCGAAGAAGCACTGCGCCTATCGATTGCGGATAAATTTGAAATACGATTTAATCGACGTGGACGTGGCGAAATTCGTGAATTTACTGCTATAGCACTAACAGACGCTGTTCCATTAAGCCGAGAGCAGCAGCGCAATTATACCAAAAATGGACCAATAGGCGCAATAGACGCAGCTACCATTGGACGTTATATCATTAAAGCCATGATCGTTGGGAACGCTAATGGAGATATGTTGAAGCCTATAGAAAACCCTCATCGCTTTTTAATAGATCCTTGTGGGATTGGAGAAACTCCAGATCTAGTCGCGACTATTAAGATGATAAAAATGTTTACAACATATGTAACGTCTGAAGACTTTAGCATAAGTAGTGATTCTATAGTGCGCAGAGGTGACAAAGTAAGAGTCACTATGACCGTCGATTCACGAGGTAATATTCATACAGATCATGGAGAAATAATTCAAATTGTTTCCAAAGCAAAGTACGATCCTTTTTTACAAAACCTCTGTGAGAGCTTGCAAGGCAAGTTCGACACTTCAGAACTAACGTTGCTAGCCGATCACTCGTCCGGACCTGTAACTACTAAATGCTCTCTTTCCGGAAAAGCCTCCCACCGTACAGCCGCAGATTTGATGAAAGCATATGGGCTGAGCCAACACCAGGCAGACGGAATTGTAAAAGTTGCCAATAATATTAGTGCTAACTTTGATCCAGGTTGGCTGGCTAACATTATCAATGGCGAGAGTGGCTTTGATCCTCAAGAGATAAATATCGGCTGTGAAGGCCGCTATTCTGATCATTCTACACGTTTGACTAAATGTGCTGTTGGTTTAATACAGTTTATGCCAGACACATCAGCAGGACTGCAAGGATATTCTCGACCCTTTTCGGATGCTGACAGATTAGCTGCACAGACTAAGGTATATGCGATGAATTGGGATCAACAACTAGAGCTTGTAGAGCAATACTTTGATAAACCGAAAGGCCGCGCCATTGCCAATCAAGGGGATGCATATATGTATGTATTTTGGCCACGGGCAATTGGTAAGCCAGACAGTTTTTCTTTGGCTGATGATTGGGCATCGCTCAAGTCCGGGCGCGATAGACAAACATTCATCGATCAAAACTCAGGTGGTGATTTCTCGATTGACACCCGCGCTGATTATATAAGCATGTCGCTTGGACATAGCAAATTGGATCCGCCATGTTAATGGATAAAACTACATTTACAACGCCTCGTATGCGTTTAGAATTGTTGATGTGGGCATCTCAAAATCAGCTTAATGCAAAACGAGGAGAAATTAAGGTGTTCAAAGGTGTAGCGCTTACGGATGCCCTCCCTCTCTCTCAACGCGACTTAGATAGATATACAGGAACTGGCCGAAATACTGGAGATGCTCAAATAGGACGCTATGTTATAAGAGTGAGAATAAAGGATGATCTTTACGAGAAAAGCCCGCATCATTATTTGCCAAACCCCTGTAATCTTGATTCCACTAGCAATATTGCGGAAGCCGTTAAATTGATTAAATTGCATACTTTGTGTGTAACGTCTGCCGACTACCAAACCTCTACTGATTCTCCTATACGACAAAACGACATAGTAGAAATAACCTTAAATATGAACGGAGAAACAAACACAGTAAACTCTCAACATGGCATTGTAACTCGGCTCATTGAGCGCGCCAACTTAAGAGATCCAAAAGAGCCCCAGTGTGAGCCGCTGAGCGGTAAATTCTTGATCAATACGATTGCCCGCTTGAAGAGTTATGATCCCGTACAAGACACGGCCGCCCCAGGACAGCGCCCCGATGGTGGCAAATGTCCAGCTACAGTGCCGCCTGGTGTTTTGAATTTTGATTCTGTCACTGCAAAAAAACCAAGTGGTAATTATCTAGCGATAGGAAACAACAACTATAGATATAAGCAGCCCACATTGGGTGAAATAAAATACATGGTTGAAACAGATAATATTACAACATTTATTCGTCTTAATCGCGACGATTTGGATAGCGAATATGGATGGGATCCGCAGATGGCAACCTGCATCACGATGGAAATAGAAGAGGCTTACATCGAATATTTAGATAAAAAAACAGCCGGCAAAAAAATTGAATATAAGAAAATGTCAGCCCATCAAGGATGTATCAAGGGGCAAGGCTTCCAGGAGTCGGTTAGTGCGTTTAATAAAGAATTTGCAAAAGGGAACGTTTTAGTACACTGTAAACACGGCGCCGACAGAACAGGATTAGCGGTAGCGGGCTGGATACTTCATGGAAAAGGCGGAACTTATTCTAGCGAAATAGAAGGGCTATCTAGTACTTCTAAAGAAGACGTTTGGAACTATACGACTGCCCTTAATTCATGGGTAAAAGGCCCCGGCTATTTGTGTTCTCAAGGGCAAATAAGCTTTGGAAGGTATTTAGATTCATTTTGGTCAGTTGAGGATTTTTGTAAATCTCACGCTGCATGCGCTGTGTGTAAAAAATGGTCAGATCCGTCCACTAATGTGTGTAAAAACTATGAATAATAGATACACAGATTTACAATAAGAGAGTATTTATAGGGAGAGAGTAAAAAAATGGCATCAAAAGGCAAGCGAAAACTTTTCAACAAAGACACATTTGAGAGATGTCCGGAAGGGACTGGGGAGTCTGAGGTACCAGCAACACCTCAAGACTTGATGGATCAAGGTACACCTGTTAACACAGCAACAGGTGGGTTGATGAATACCCCACCTATTCAACCCTTCATCACATTCAATGCGGCCCAGGGCGAAAAGGTGATGTCTCATAATAATGCGCATTTAATCTTCGGATTAGATCGCCCTTCTACCGAAGCTTCGGGACTCGGCGCCCTTGGCGTTGGCGATACTATCGATTTAGTCGTCGGTCTGGCGGCCAAATCTCGTGGTTCTAAGGGACCCTGTGATGGAATGATTGTTAATCGTAATTTTGTAGCCGACGCGGCTCGCATTTATATTAGTACTCTTACCACAATAGACACGAATTTTGGAATTGCACGTAAAACGGGAGATCCGGAAGAACCCTCATCGGCCGTGGGCATGAAAGCTGATAAGGTGCGCATCTTCGGAAACGAAGGCGTAAAAATTGTAACTGGACGCACACAAGGTGCCAAAGGTCTGGGTCTTTTGGGCGAAACAAACTCTAAAGGAGGCAGCATAGAACAGGCAGCCACTATTGATTTGATCGCCGGCAACAATGCCGCTGGTCGCGAACTTTTAATTCCAAAAGCCATATTGGAGATTGGAAAGATTTTCTTTCCAGATCATGATCCTCACTTAAATTACTTACAGCCAGCAGTTATGGGAGAAAACCTTCTTCAGGCGTTGAAAGAGTTGGCAGCGATTGTCGATTCTATAGCTGGAGTGGCTCTTACAATGAATCTTGTTCAACAGGCAATAATTGGGGTTGTGGGAACAAACCCGGTCATGGTCGCCGGCGGACAAACCGCCGCTTTAGCCAGCGCGCTCGCAGCATGTAACATCCAGGGCTCGGGCCCAGCATGGTCTCAACAAGGGCAGATATTGGCTTGGCGACAACATTACACTGATCCTAACGCGAGTCGCTATATATGCAGTCGAAATGTTAACATAACATAAACACCCAAGTAGAGCGCAAAAAGGAAAAAAGATGTCTGAATCCAAATTTTTACCATTTCAAGATGCGAACGGCGATGGACTCAATGATGTTTGTGAGCCGATAGAAACCGTTGCTCCCGATGAGTGCCCGCCGTGTATTCCCAATAGCGCTGCCATTCTTCCTAATTGGCGCACTTTAGACGAATATACTCCTTTTTTAAATGAAAGAAGGTGTATGTATCAAATTACCTATGAAACAGCGGAAAATAGCGTCTTAGGGCTTATGGAAGATATAGAGTCCTTATCTGAAGAAGAAGTAAATACGCAAGCTGATTTGGAAGTAGCAAATTTGCAGAGAACATATGAGGAAGCCGCTCTTGCCGCCTTATTGCTGGCTTATAATAAAGACACCTCTCAGGCATCTATAGATATTTTGAAAGAAGTGGTAGAGCATACTGACTATTATGTCGGATTGCGTTCCATGAGCAGATTAAAATTACTTTATTCTGTGCCTTATGAAAATTTAGAAGCTATAGACGCGGCTGATTCTGAAGAAGAAGGCGCCGAAAATGAAGATGGCGACATAGAAGTGTGGTATGCGTCGTCAGAGATGTTTGAATTGTTAATGAAAGTGCGCAAATCTCTCTTCCTTTATACGCGCTATCTAAATGTTTACCGTGGCACAGGGCAAGGTAATTTGAAATTTTTAAGCGATAACTCTGTGTTTTCGTTAGATTTATATGGTGATTATGGTTGGAGTAGTAAAAATTCTGAAGTTGGAAAGCTTTTGCCGGAATTGGATGCTTTTCTTAACAAGCGCAACTATAACATAGTGGGCACCGGGGGCCCTTTTTCTGATACCTTTACGTGGAACAGGGCCGTTAGTAGCATTACTTTTACATTTACTAGCGAGTATGTTTTAAAAGAACTTGAAATTGAAGCTGAAGGATGTGTAGAAGAGCCAATTATAATCACTGCCCTGGATGAATTATTGGTATCAACTTCAGCGTGGTCTGATTCCACAGCCGTAGCTTATTTTGTTCAGGCACGCGACATGGTAGAGGAATTAACAGCGCGAGAACCCACAGATTGGTTAGATTTTCTTAAAACATATACATATCCTGAAATTTACGACACAGCCAACTCTGAATATGATGCGTCGGGTGAACATACGGGCCGCAGTTGTATAGCTGAAGCACTTTTAGAAGAAGGAAAAGAATTAGGTCAGGATATTTTAGATGAAGCTTTTAGTCTCGGAGATGCTATAGCTTATATGTTCCATGATTTTACATGCAATTACACAACAGAAGACATGGAAAAACTAAAAGAAGAACTGGAAATACTCCTTAGCGAAAGCCAGGTTCAAAGAGAAATGACTTCTGACGAGCTTCTAGCAGCAGCGGCTGAGGATTCTACAACCTGGAATGAGCCCAAAACTGTTGCCACAGGTGAATCTATCTGGAAAGTAGACAAAGCTAAAATTAAAACTTTGGCCAAAGAACAAGCCTTAGAAGAGATTCAACAAGATGCTGACATGTTTGCTGACTTTTGCAATTGGGTTTTCAATTACGAGAGAGGGGGGGAAAATAGTGTTAAGTACGCCGCAATAAGTTGGAATGAACAGAGAAAAGGCAACCGCGACGAGCGGAAGAGTGGTCGCGAAAAATTCAATCGCCTAAAACTGTGTGGACTTTTAGACCTTATGGTTAAAGCGCTCGAATGTTTGTTTGGAGGTCTTACCTTAGAGCAAGCGTTAGGAAAAATGCTTGAAAGCGCACTGCGAGCAATGTCTATTGAAAACTTTGGAGATTTGTTTGTTGGACTTCCCGCTGATAAACAACAAGAGTTGTCGGACAAGATGAATGAAAAGCTTTCAGAAGGGGATATTTTCTCATCTGCTTCAGCAAACGAGCAGGCTAGCGATGCCGTGGTAGGAAACTACGATTATGGCGATGAAGAGCCAGTAGGACCATGGGCCGCCGCTACTGCAGATGTTCAAAAAGGCGACTTTGCAACGCGCGCCGAAGGACCATATGGTTCTGTTTCGTATTCTGGTTGGGCTTCTCATGTAGAAGAAAACCGCAGAACCCTAGGACCCAGTGTGGACATTGGAAGTGTTAGTGGACAACTAAGCAACGATATCATTATGGAAGCTTATATTCAGGCGTTGCTAGAAGTTTATTTGGGAGATGAATTATCATTAATGGACATGTTAGGCAACTTTCCGGGCGCCCCAATTATTGGTTATATTTTTGCTGCCCTTACATGTCCTAATACCGCGTTTTTTAATCCCAACGCTGCTGATTTTATAAAAAGTTTGTCTTTACCGATTTGTCGGAATATGGATGAAATTGCGTGGCCACAGTTTGTTATTCCGCCCTTTGATAAGTTTGTAAGTTTGTGGTATTGGATAAAGTTGGCCGCCAAAGCAGCAATTGCAGAACTAATCGCTAAAATTTGGGAATTACTCATGATTAAATTGTGTGAAATTTTAAGTGAAGCGATTTGTAATGCATTAGAATTGGTCGGTGATATGACTGCAGCAGCGTTTAGCAATCAAAACACTGTAGCTGATGCAATTAGAGAGTCAATTTGCGGCGATGATGTTGATGACGAAACTCTTGATGCTACAATCACTGAATTATTTCAATCTTTTGGAAACGGGGGTGCTGCTTTTACCGACTCGGAAGAAGTACAACGATTTACACAAGAGGTCTCCAATAATTCGACAGCTAGAGAAGTTCAAGAAGCTTATCTTGGAAACCCATCACCAGAGTTCTTAAAAGCTGTAGATGATATTGTAAAATACGAGTTCCCTCAATTTCGCCCGAGCCTAAAGGGTCCTAGCACGATTGCGGCTACTTTTAGGAACATGGGAAATGTAATGCCCGCCGACTTTAAAGAAGAGATGAAAAAAGCTCTTGACCAAGTTCCCGAAGAGGCAATAAGTCCCTCTCTCTGTTTAACCGAGGAACAACAGGAAGAAATGTGTAACATGCGCATGCAACTTCTAGAAGGAAGGCTTTCACCAGCACAGAGCGAAAAGATGTGTCAAAGCTATACCGATCAAGCTTTGGAAGATTTAGGAGACATTGGAGACATTTTTCAGGGAGGGTTGGGACCATTTTTGGAAAACAATACTCCACCGATGCTCTCGGATCCTGGCTGTGACAACGGTATTTTACCCTACGAACCGGACGAAGTAGCAGACACAGTGTCAGCCACGCTGGGCGGCTCTCTTGAAACTTTGAAAATCGCATACTCTCAAGATATGATTGGCAATGGTCCTACTAAAAAGAAGTGGGGACTTGTGAACATGATCCTCTCAGATACAATGGGACAACCTCTCACGCGCCATCACCGCGCCACGAGCAATATAAACAAAAGGGTAGACTTCTATAGTGATTGGGACGCCAGCGATCTGGAGGCCGCCCCCCTCGAATCCGCTGAAGGTTTGTCTGCGTTTCTTTCGTCACCTCCAGATATCAATCGGCAACGAGGCGCATATCCCCTTAAAGTTGCAAGCTATTTACAAGATACTCTTAGCTTACTGGCGTTTAGTTATGATATGAACAACGAGATAGAGCCGGAAGAGCGCCTGGTGACCAAAGACTTTAAAGATTTGCCCGGATATGGGCCATTTAATCGAAACAAAATCAACCTTTTGAAAATGCCAGAATTTGGCTACAACATTGAGTTCCGTCCTGACTTTGAAGGAGAAGACAACAACACCCTTGAGGTCTGGGCCAAGGCGCGCAAAGCGACACCCGACGTTACCTTAGAGTTTAATGATAATGCTCGCAATCTAGATGATTATTCGGATACTTATGCGTATGGTTTTGATTTAGAAGTGTTTTTTGCGGATTTGTACGAATTAGAAGGGGATGGTGATGATCCGGATGAAAGTAGCGGATTGTATGCGTCGGTGGGCGTCGTTGTAGAAGATGAGGATGGCACTGTTTCGACGCGTCCCGCAGACGCCACTAGAGTTAAGATTTCGGAAAGGTCTAATGAGAACTTTGATCCGGGTGCGGGTTTTCTCAATATGCTTGACCCCAAAAGAAAGAAGGATATTGATGACGGAACCTTAGCTACGGCAGAACCGGGAGATGAGAGCATCATTAGGGCTCTCGAATATGAATTTTTGGCTATTGACACTACGTTTGATGGCATTAGTGATGAAACTTTAGAACAGTACGCTGACTTTATGTCTATGTTTGAGGGGCACTATAAAACCAACGTTAACGCCACAGCGCCTCAATATGTATTATTGAAAGAGCTTTTAGAGGGTAATGGCGAAACGATATACACTTCGACCATTATGAGCGCATGCGAAGAGATATATGGGGAAATTTCTTCTGCCATGGCAACTCTTATAGCAGATGTGGACAACACCGAGGGCGCGTGGTATTATGGGGCCCAATTCGATAGCTTGTCTTTTAGTGATGCAAAATATGTGATAGCAGATGATACGGATGCCGGATCCGAACGAGGCGATTTATATGGTGACGCGCAAGTATTAGGTGACGACCTCGAACCCAGAGATATTAGAAACTCAGACATGATATTGGGTATCAGCAAAATGCAGCAAGAAATAGAAGACGGGACTTACACCATTGAAGGTGCCACAAATCGTGTATTCTACCTAGATCCGTCAATTTATGGCGGAAACTATATGAACCCGGCCGTTTATGTTGCCCCTCTCCAAAATAAAGGTTGGCTGGGGTTTGTGGATGTGTTATTTCCCGACCTGAGCCCTTGCAAGCCCAAATATACAGACCTAATCGATTTTGGCGATATACAAGAAATGATCGATGAAATTTATCCGACAATGCCAGAAGACACTAGGCTGTCACAGGATCCCGAGTGTGTCCTTGAGGTGCCTTATGATCGTATTCTTAATCGTTCTTCAAAGGCATTATTGCAAGGTCTTATATCAGCAGCTATCCGTATTTATTGTAGCGTGGGGCTTATAAAAGCGATGCCTGTTTTTACGAAGTTTTCGCCGCGTTTTCCTGAAGTATTTAGTGCAATTTATGGCTCTTATATCGTTGAAGTTATGGAGCGTAGTTTTAAAGCACCCCAGGAAGCTGATAGAGAATTGTTCACAGCCTTTAAAGATAACGAATTTTGGTATGCGTTTTTAGAGCAAGCTGTACAGATGTACGGAGAAAGAATTGAAAGAGAAGAGATAGAGCCGCCTTTTCATGTAACTGCCGCTTTAACACGTTTAAACAATATGCAGGAAGAATATCTTTATCCTACTCGTGATATCTTACGTCAAGCAAAGCGTGATGACGAAGTTACTTTTTTCAAAAGCCTTAAAAATTATCGCTCCGACGAAAACTTAGAGGCGGTTCAAGAAACTGAAGAAGATGCTAAAATAGTACTCACCGAATTGGTGATGGAACAATTAAACTTTATGAGCGAAAAGATTATTGAAAATCTCGATATCATCGGATGGACGCCAGATATTTATGACCTTGATTATTATTTGCTAGACAACATGACACAAGGCTCTTCTTTAACTCTTAACGCCAATATGAATCCCGATGGTACCGTTAACGAATCATATATAGATATCCCCACTGAGCCTATTGATCCGGCCGTTGCTACCGATTATAATGATGTGGGCGATTTGGCATATTATACCTATGGTGGCGAATTTGTAATTGGAGAAGATAACGACGGCGATGGAAACGAGGGACAAGAATATATTGGATATTATCACATTCACCTTAATGACGATAATGAGCCGGTTTATATGGTAGGAGAAGCTCACTCAGACACAACAGCACACGATACTTTGTATCCCCTGACAGACAAGATATATGTAGAGATTGGAGACGTAAGCACTCTAGATTTAGGAGAAAGTGAAGTAGAAGCTGACCCCGCCAGACCCTTTTATATTGAAAAGTATATTAGTATTAACGGCGAGAAATTAGCTGATGACACCGCTATATCTGAGATTATGGACAATTCAGATCTAAACGCGCTCCTTTCCGAAGTATATCCCGGTGTAGACAATCCAATGGAAGTAGTATATGACGATAATGGAACAGCTATCGGGATTACTGGAGAATTGGGGGTGCGTTACGGATTAAGGTTCTCTATTATATTGGATGGCACAAAATATGAAATTACATCTGTAGAGATGGATGCTCTTGATCTCCCGCTCAATGACTTTGTTGGTATCAATGAAAATAGTAAGCGCTTGTTATGTCTAGTCAATCTTTTGAAAAATGACGACAAGTTTAAGCTTACGACTCGATATATTATTCCGGTGCGCAAAATGGCTTCTATGTTGGCAATGTATGTTGATAAAGCGTTTTTAATGTCCATAGGCGAAAAAACAGTAGCAGACGATGAATCCTGGGCCCGCGCCGGCAAAAGCTCCTTTGATCCGACTACAAAACCCGGAATGACTGCCGAGGTAACGTCAGACGAAGATGGCGTAATCACAGGAATTGAGGTTTCTGGGGATTCGGAAGGGAACTGGGTTAGTTCGACCGATAGAGATGTGTGGTCTCCCTTCTTCATGCAGTGGGACGAATGGGATCAAATCGTATTAAGAAGCTCCAAGACAAGATTAAAGAGGCTCTTTAAAACGTATTATAATGATAGAGATTTCGATGTTGCCGAAATTACTGGTAAGAACAATGGGCCGGGACAAGTTTATCTTCGGAATTTGCGCGAAGCGATTAAATTACCCAGCGGCGAACGGATCTTAACATGGAAACAAAAGCGTCGTTTGATATCAAATCCGTTTAGTGCGTCAGGCGCTTTGTGCGAAAATCAAGATTGATGATATTTATAGTAACGAGGTAAAACAATATGTCTTTTTGGGGACCTAGCATACCCATGGAATACGATTCGGGTACCGGCTTTACCATGGAAAGCGATATTTTGGGTGAAATAAGACAAAATTTAAGAATGCTTCTTCTAACTAATCCCGGCGAACGAGTGATGGTACCAGAATTTGGTGTGGGTATGATGCAATATTTGTTTAGGCGTTTTGGGGAACAAACCAACTCAGCCATAAGAACTAATATTATAGGACAGGTGGGGAGATATTTACCTGTTGTAAAGATTGACCAGATTTTATTTGATAGTGGTGATAGGGATGGTAACATCTTGGGGGTGGTTATATATTATTCTATTCCATCCTTGGGGGCGAGTGATTCTATTGTTATTACTACTTAAAAAGAGGGAGTTTTTTAATGTCTGATGAACAAAAAAAGATAGTTCCTATCGATTATACGGCTACTGATTACGAAGGAATACGCAAAGAATTGCGCCAGGTAGCAGAGAGATTTTACCCTGACACTTTTCAGGACTTTAGTGAAGCTTCCTTCGGGGCGTTAATGTTGGATGCAGTGGCCTATGTGGGCGATCAAATGTCTTTTTACTTAGATTATAACGTTAATGAAACTTTTCTAGACACCGCTTATCAATATAATAATGTGTTACGCCACGGGAGGATCTTAGGATATAAGTATACAGGACGCGCCTCCACTTATGGAAAAGTGTCGCTTTTCGTATTAATACCCGCATCCACCACCGGTATTGGTCCCGATACGCGATATATACCTGTTTTAAAACGAGGAAGCCGATTTACTTCCGAAACCGGTTTGAGTTTTGCATTGACAGAAAACGTAGATTTTGCAGATCCAAAAAATCCAGTTATTGTAGCTAGAGTAAATACTTCTACTGGCGCTCCTACACATTTTGCTATTAAAGCTTATGGAAATGTAGTATCTGGTCGCTTTGGGCAAGAGAAACTAAAAGTAGGGGCCTATCAGCGCTTTCGGCGCCTTAAGATGTCGTCTGCAACCATCAGTGAAATTATTAGTGTTGTAGACACAGAAGGAAATGAGTATTTTGAGGTAGGGTATTTGTCTCAAGATATGGTGTTTAAAGAGCTAGCCAATAGTAACTTTTTAAATGATAATGTTCCTTCTATTCTTAAACCCTATCTGGTATCAAGAAAATTTGTAGTTGACCGAGATCGCAACAACACCTATCTTCAATTTGGAACTGGAAAATCGGGAGAATCCAATGTGGCTGCAAACCCACAAGCGGTGGCTTTAGAACTTTTTGGAAAAGATTATGTAACGGATACAACTTTTGATCCGACACGACTTTCTAAAAATGAAAATTTTGGCATTGTGCCATCAAACACTACATTGACAATTACATATCGCATGACGAATGCTGGTAATTCCAATATTGCCACCAACGGTTTAAACACAGTAGTGAGTGCATTGTTGGAATTTGCGGATAGAGAAGTTCTTTCATCGGCCACCATAACCGAAGTTCAGTCTTCCATCGAGGTTAACAACGAGGAGCCGATTGTGGGAGATGTCTCCGAGCCAAGTTCGACAGAGCTTAAGCTTCGAATTTTTGATACCTTCCCCACCCAAAATAGAGCAGTTACCCAGGCGGATTATGAAAATGTGGCCTACCGAATGCCAGCACAATACGGTTCAATTAAACGGGTTTCGGTTCAAAAAGATCCTAATTCTCTAAGGAGAAATCTTAACATGTATGTGGTATCTGAAAATGAGACTGGTAAATTAACGACAACCAACACCACTATTAAAAATAATTTAAAAACTTGGCTTAATCACTATAGAATGATTAACGATACTATTGATATTTTGGACCCTTACATTCTTAATTTGGGTATTGATTTTGTGGTGAGTCCTGCAACCAACACTAACAAGTTTACTCTTCTGGATGACTGCGTGAATGCACTAAGAGAGAAATATAAAACAAGCTTTTATATTGGAGAGCACATCTATATTAGTGACATTTATAGCGAACTCAAGAAAGTGACAGGAGTTCTGGATGTGTCGTCTGTTACATTAAATAATAAAACGGGGACCAATTATTCTAATGCTACGCTTAATATTAATGACAATCTATCTCCCGATGGAAGTTATTTGGTTGTTCCTCAAAATGCCATTATAGAAATAAAATTCCCCCAAACCGATATTAAAGGAAAAGTTAGATAATGGCAATTAAAAAATATATAGCTAATGCAGACAACACAATTGTTAATGCCTTTAAATCGAATCTCACCACGAGAGCAACAGGAGCCAATGCGGGTTATGCGGACATTATTGAAACATTTTCAATATATGGACGCCAAGCATCAAGCTCTGTAGAATTATCCCGAATTTTGATTAAATTTCCAATCGATTCCATCACTACAGACAGAACCAACGGAGTGATACCTGATAGCGGCAGCGTTAATTTCTATTTAAAGCTTTATAACGCTCCTCATTCTAAAACAGTTCCAGAAGATTATAGCTTGGTGGTAGAGCCGATATCAGCCGACTGGCAAGAAGGAACAGGCTTAGATCTTGAAACGTATAAAGATTTGACTCACGGAAACGCCGGCTCCAATTGGATGGTAAGAAACAGCACGAATGTAGCCGAAATAACTAAAGTTACCTTCTCTTCGGACACTTTGGCTGATTACGGCGCCGGATCTGGAGAAAACTATATTATTACTTATGATGGCACCAATAGGTATAACTTATGGTTCAATGACGGCTCAGGAGATTCGGCACCATCTGCGACTGGCACTGAGACAGAGGTTGATATAAGCTCAACCACTGCAGCCAAAGCCAGCATTGCGGCCGCATTTAATAGCGTTGTAGACGGCTTAAGCGCCTTTTCAGCCAATATAGATCCCACTGACTCGGCCGTTATATATGTTACCTCTAGTACAGCCGGCGGCGTTACAAGCACTTCGGTAGAGGGAACACTGGACGGCATTTCGTTGGGAATACAACAGGCAGGTAGTGCCGGAACTCCATGGGAAAAAGTGGGAGGAGACTACATTACTGAAGCGAATGCTGCATATCCTTGGAGATGGTATACTCAATCTTTTGCTACTGGATTAGAAGACCTAGAGATAGATATTACCGGTCTTGTAGAGTTATGGTCTGCAGGAACCATTGCAAATTATGGCGTTGGTGTACACTTGACAGGAACTTATGAGGGATATTACGCGAACAGCGCTGATGGGACTTATAATGGATGGCTAGAGGATCCTACCGGTTCTACCATTTCTTACTATACGAAGAGGTTTTTTGCACGAGGAACTCAATATTATTTTATGCGCCCCTCCATTGAAGCGCGGTGGGACTCCACCGTAAAAGATGATAGAGGAGATACATACTACAGCAGTTCTTTGGCCCCCGTTAATGATAATATTAATAGCCTCTACCTTTACAACTATGTGAGAGGCGCCCTAAGAGACATTCCTTCGATTGGAACCGGCCCCATTTATGTGAGTTTTTATTCAGGCTCTGACGATAACACCAAACCAAGCGGACAAGCCGCGTCTTCAAGCGCTGCAACGCGCGCAGCAATTTCGCTGCCAACAACACTTCCGCGCCTCTGGGTGCCAAATAGCACCAACCCCTATGTTGTGACGGGTGCGCACGTATCCACTGGAATTTACAGTGCCTCGTTTGCGATTACTGGAGCTTCTTCTCCGCTTACGACAATTTTCGATGTATGGCACGATGGAAGTGGAAAAAACAACCCTTGGGCCGGTGTGGAGTTTTTCACTTCTTCGTTTAACCCTACACATTTCAGTGCATCCCAAGTGATTCAAAAGCCCGTGTATTATCTGAATATTACAAATCTAAAAGATCGATATCGAAACGATGAAAATGCGCGCTTTAATTTGTTTATTAGAAATAAATATTGGAAACCTACGATTTACACAACAGCCAATACCACCGTAGAAAGCTCAACAATTCAAAGCGCTTCCTATCGTGTTTTTAGATTGGTAGATGGCTATGAGGCTATTCCTTACGGCACCGGGTCGGATATTGCTACTGGACTCTCCTATGATATTTCCGGAAATTACTTTGACGTGGATATGAATCTGTTAGAGCCAGGGTATGCGTATGGACTTCGGTTTTCCTTTTATGATCCATCGTTGCAAGCGTGGACCGAACAACGGGAAACGTTTAAGTTCCGAGTAGAAGAATATGAGTATTAAGAAACTTTTTCAATCAACTGATAAAAATACCAACTATCTTTCCGAAACAACAGAGAAAGAAGCGTTTTCTTCTGTTGAGTCTTCTGCTAATGTGCAAGCAAAAGCAAAGAAACAAAGCACTTTTGTTCCTCAAATTGACTATAGCAATCCGGCATCTTTTGCGCGATACGGATCGGCTTATTTATATTATAAATCTGGAATAGAAAGGATATATAACTATTATCCTTATGATGGATCAGACGCTGAGATAACAGCCTTTTATAACAAATCATTAGGAATTGAAAAATATATTTTCAATAAGCGCTATCCGCGAACGAATGGATATGTGATTATATCCGCAGAAGGATACGGCACCGCAACCAGCACAACTAACGGCTATGGATATACAAGTGATGACTTGGAATACATCACGTTTTTCGGAGGGCCAACTACATCGTCGGCTGTAACTTCTCTTAAGGACGCCTTTCCTACTTCCAAAAGCGGCAAGTTCCAACAAGGAAACGTTTTTGATACAGATATTTATACGTCTGAGGGGCTCCCTACTGATTATGGAACTGGTACCCGCCAGTCTAACCTTCGATCCAATTTTGATACCGGTGTAACGGTAGAATTCTGGCTTAAAACAGGTTCTCTCGATCCTGGCGCCACTACGACTCGAAAGCAAATCGTTTTTGATGCGTGGAATAATGCTTCATCTGCGAGTGCGGATTATGGACGCATTACGATTATGATGACAAGTTCTGTGGCCGGCGGAGGATCCTGGACTGATTCGCCATTTTATTTGACAGTTATGTCTGGCGCTGTCCCTGGTTCGGCCGCCCCCAAACCAGAAGCGTCAACCACAAACACATCTGGTAAGGGAATTCATCTTCAACAAATTGGTACGGGACTTCTTAGCAGTTCGATTGGCGAGTCGATGGGTGAATGGCATCACTATGCGTTTACGATGTATAACTCTGGTAGCGACTTTAGGTGCAATTTCTATGTGAATGGAAAATTAAACCAGATGAAAAAGTTTGCAAATGCTTCCATTAGCGAACTAAATTCTAAAAACTTAGTGGCGCGCCTGGGAGCATTGACAACGGCGCCGGCTTATAGCAATGCTGCGACAGGATCTGGAAAACTTAGCGGCTCTTTAGATGAATTTAGATTTTGGAAAACAAAAAGAACATCAGAAGAAATTGGCAGAAATTGGTTTGTTCCGGTGTATGGAGGCACAAATACCGACATCAGCAATGCGACTTTGGGTGTTTATTATAAATTTAACGAAGGAATTACGCAAACTGCTAGTGTCGATAGCGTAGTATTAGATTATTCAGGGCGCCTGACAAATGCCTCGTGGCATGGCTATACCGCGACTTCTAGAAATACGGGCTCTGCCATTGTAGAAGCCAGTGCATCAGCGAGCGAATACTTAGACCCGATCATATACTCACGTCACCCAGAAGTGATGGGTTTAACCACAGATTTATTAGAACAAGGAAATGATTATGATCTTAATAATAATACAGCCTTTTCTACTTTAATTCCGTCGTGGGTGCATGCAGAAGAAGACGAATCTGCCACAACCCAAACTAAATTATTATCTCATATTGTTGGCACTTATTTTGATAAACTTTACTTACAAATTTCTGCCATCTCCAGGTTTAAGAGTCCCACATACACAAGTGCGTCAGCAGTTCCTTATCCCTTTGCCCAACACCTACCACAGTCTTTGGGTCTATATTCTCCCGAATTGTATGTGGATGCAGATGTCATGGAAAAGTTCACTAATCGTGAAAACAATTCTCTATTTGAGGGAGATCTTACTGAAACTAAAAACTTAATTTATCTTAATCTCTACAACAATCTTACGAGCATTTATAAATCTAAAGGAACCGAACGTGCCATTAAAAATGTTTTGCGCTGTTTTAACGTTGACGATAAACTTATTCGTTTAAATGTTTATTCTAATAATCAAACTTATGAATTGGCCAACAATTTACGTCAAACCTTAATCAACAAAACGTATTTAAATTTTAATAATGCATATAATACAGGCGCCCTCGTTTATCTTGCCCAAAGTGGCTCGGAAGGCGATACTGCTAATTACATATCGGCGTCGGCGGCTTCTGGCGATGCCACAGGGTACGAGAACAAACTAGGGTTTACAGTAGAAACTGACATCACTTTTCCTTCTTTTAATAAGAGTTTGGATGGTATAAACCGGAATTTTCTCACCGCCTCCTTGTTTGGTATGTGTTCAGCGTCAATGGATGCGGATGTCGGCACTACATGGCCCAACGCTTTTGGAGATTTGGATTACGCTAACTTCGATGTATATGCTGTCCGTGATGAATTTGGATCAAAAAATGTACGGTTCAAGCTTACCTCATCCAATGCCCCCAACACTTTCCCAGAATTAACCAGTAGTATTTTTTATAATGTATATGACAATGATCGCTGGAACCTTTCGGTTCGATTAAAGCCGAGTAATTACCCGCTCACGGATACGGTTTCTGGTTCGGATAATTATACTTATGATTTAGAATTTCGAGGCGTAAACACGCTACTAGGAAATGTCCAAGATAGTTTTCTTTTGACGGCCTCGGTGTCTAAAGCTCTTGGACAAAGCATGCTTCAGAGCAATAAACGTATTTATGTGGGCGCCAGAAGGACCAACGTTACGGGGGCGATGTTAAACATTACTGATGTTCGCGTAGCTGGAATGAGGTACTGGGACAAATATATCAATAATGCAGATTTAGATCAGCATGCTGCTGATGTAGACAATGTTGGCACATCTGGCTCATATCAAAACATTTCGCCATATGGCGCAGTTAATGAACGCTACGATCTTTTGAATAAAGACACGTTAATTTTAGATTGGAATTTTAATAATGTTACAAGTTCAAATGGTGACGGTAATTTTTATGTTCAAGATTTGAGTTCGGGCTCAGCCCTAATAAGAAACAATTATGGGTGGTTTGGGCAACTCGCTGGATACCAACACACTGGTTGGGGTTATGGATTCGGAACATCTTCAACTGATGTGATCACCAGAGAAAACGTTAATGCATATCAATTTATTGATCCAGAGTCTCCAATTGCATCCGACATGATTAAAATTCTTAGCGAAGACGACAAGATTTTAGGCATTACAGAGAATGTACCAAGTTTTTACTATACAATAGAAAAAAGCATGTACAACGCAATTTCTGAAGAGATGCTCGATTTCTTTGCTGGCGCCGTAGATTTTAATAATTTAATTGGAGATCCTGTTAATCGCTATCGTTCTCGATATAAAGGAATAGAAAAATTAAGAGAAGCGTTTTTCCGACGCGTCACCCGCGTGGCGGATGTCGAAAAATATGTGAATTATTACAAATGGTTCGACGATGCAGTCTCACAAGTACTTGCTCAACTCGTCCCAGTATCGTCACAATTTGTGCCGGATACAATCAATACCATAGAAAGTCATGTTTTAGAAAGAAACAAATATCAAACGAAATTTCCTACCTTGGAATTCGAGCGCTTAGAGCCAGATCCGTTCAGTGTTGGACCTAGCGGCTATCCAATGTTGGGAATTGAGGCAAAAACGTATGGTTGGCGCCTTAATCACCACCCTGTCTCCGATTTACAGAACACTAATTGTGCATGGTGGAACGAGCGCGCCAACCCAGTACAAAATTTTGTTATTAGTTCTAGTAATAAATGCGTTAACTATCAGCGTGAAAACATTCGCTGGAATGTTGAGAACGAAAATTATCAAAGCGCTAGTACGCTCTCGGATGCATCAAAACAAATTTATTATCGACCGAGTCACATTCTTCGCAAGAGAGAAAAAACATATAAATTAGCCGAATTTAAAAGAGATCTCCCAATCAAAGGGGGAGTTAATTTTGATGACAACAAGAATATTGCTTTTACTTATAATGCAGTAGCGCCGGCAGGTCCTGTTAATCGCGACAACAACGTGTTTGTTCCGTTAAACGTTTTGCTTGGCTTTACGGAGGATATGGTCGATCTTAAGGACTGTGTAGATGTTGTCGATCCAAATAAAAAAACTAAACGATATCTTAAAGTGCAACATGGGCGGGACTGGCAGGAAGGAAAGGGGTATTCGAATGTAAAATCCTCGCTGGCTTTTCCTTTCAACATTATAAGCGCCTCTGTGTCTGGCGGTTATAATGATCGTGTAAACTCGCGAGTTACCGGCGGTATTATACTAACCAACCTTCATAACGATGTATATGGGCCCGAGATGGAAGTTCCCATGCAAGGACCGTTCACAAATTATGCTGTTGGAGGACACCAGTCGCGACATGTCCCGATCAATACCGCTAGCACCGACACATGGAAAACGCGCCCAGAGGCGTGGAAGATTTTGCTTGGTCAATGCCACGGAGTAGATGCTATTAGCGGGGCCATTGGCATGGTTGGTCCGGATTACCCATGGCCGGAAGCAAACGACGTAGGCGAAAGACCTTACCCCATGACGGCTTCTCAGAAGGCGGTCTATTATCGAGATTATGTGGCAAAAAGGCCCGTTAACATTAGCAACATGCTGATGCGAACCGGCTCAACGATTTTAGGAAACTACTCCCATAATTATGAAGTATTGTTTTCAGTAGGCTCTTATTCTAATCCTCGCCGTTTCATAGACAACCAACCCACACTACCTTCACAGGTAACAGAAACCCCTTCGTCGTCGCAGGGAAGAACTTTTTTCGGAATTCATCGAGATTATGCCAAACACATAGAGTTGATCCCCTCATATTCGGTTGGATATTTGACCGGCGGCAACAATAAATCTATTGTACGTAGTAGATTTTCAGCACCTGGCGGCATCGAAACTTTGGGTATCGGATATAGAGATATTAGATCCGGAGAATATTCAGTTTATAACGCCCTTAACTATCGCAACTTAACCGTTAGAAAACCACTCCAGGCGCCATCGGGCACTATATCGCCCACGGCCTCTATGAATGGTACTCCAGGTATTGTGGCATATGATATTCACGGAAAAGATTTTGGACTCAACGCCCTTCTTTCTCGTCATTGCGGGCGTTTTGGGAGAGACTCACTGTTGGTCAGTAATCCTGGCGCTTCTTATAACCAATCTGCATCCTTTATCAAAATTAACAGCAATAGAAGACCATATTTGATAGACAATCTTCATGGAACGGTCACCACATCGTCTCAATATGACAACTACTGGGTCCAGCATGCTATTCCGCGCAACGACAGACAGTATTCGTGGGTTTCTTCTGCGTTGGCTATAGACACAACTGATATAAGATATTATGGCTATGCGCCAACTTACGGTTTTGGCGAGGCAATGTATTCAAGCTCTGTGGATGGCTGGGAAGCTTACTTTAAGTTTGCGTCCGGAAGCGACGTGGCATCCCCACAGAATCGTGGTGTCGCGTCACTTAAGCCTACGCTAGCTGGAATCTATCAGCCTACCTTTATGCTCAATATTTATACAGAAGATCCGGTCGGAGATTATGCAGAAACCGGTCTATCTAATTCGTTGGGGTATGGGCTCACGGACGATGTTAGGAGGTATGTGAATAATACCTTGACAACCCGTCTTGGCGTAAGAACTCAGATTCTTCGTGATGTAGATTACTTTAACTTGTTGATGACACGTAGAGGGGGCACGTTTGGGTGGAACTGGAAAAGCGCTCGTCGTGCAACAAACAATCCCATTCTGCAACAACATTATCGGCAGAATAAAATTACTCTCTATGATGATCATCAAATTCAAAACTGGGCCCAACCTATAGTTTCCAATAGAGCGAAACCTGTATATGTTAATATGAATGTTGGTGGGGGGAATGCCGGAGCAACGACAGGCACCCCAACAAATTCTGAGAACATCACCCTTAAAGCATCTTATACGAACAAAGACTTATTTTTCAATCAGCCAGGATTAAACAACATTGTTTATGGTAGTCGTATCGTCAACCAAGCCGGCAGCGCATTTGAACAACTTATGGCCCTCGCTGGATCTTCCAACAGCAGCTACGAACTTAATTGGGTGGTATATGGAGAGCGGCTATTTCCTTCGCTTATGAATTCATGGACATCGTCAGCCATCACACGACCAAACTTTGATAATAAGATGTGGCGTGATAGCGAAACCGAAAGAGTGAACGTGGGAAGCACTATAGTGCTGACAAATTCGTTCGGAATAACCGTGTCACAGAGTTGTTGGCCGCTTGACGCCCCTCAAGGGTTTTTAACGCGTTCGGGTCCTCCTCAAATCGTCGCCGCCTCCATTGGGCTCACGGTTATTCCGCAGTTGGTTTTTAGTCAATCTGCCGGCGAGATGCAGAATTGTTATTCGCAAATTGCGGCAGGCGCACAGGCAAAATTAGCGGGCACACTCAATTCTGTTAAAAACAATGCCGCCGGCGCCTTGTATGCGCGCAAGCACTGTCTTCCGTCGCCACAATCAGTAGTATCTCCTTCGGGTATACCCGTCAAAGAAACTGGCTCTATGCGTAATTCATATGCCGATAAAATTGATAAGTTTGGTGGAGAAGCTGTGTGGGAAGCTCCAACGCAAGCAGGAAGACTGATAAAAGACGCAAGAACATCTAAGTTTGTAGTTTCAGCTTCTGCTCCGTGGTTTAATGACTACGAGGTGGAAAACGGAAAAGAAGGCTTTAAGGATGAGTTGCGGTTATTGTGTAAAGATTATGCGATTGTGCCTGAATTTAGAATATCTGAACATGTTGAAGATTTTATGATATATGGCACCACCAATGCCTGTATTGACGATATTTTTCAAATTGGGGGTACTTCTGTTACTAGCGCGACTGCGTCCTTTTATAAAGATTATTCCAATTCGGACTTTATGCGTTCATTTGCAGAAGTAAAAGAGTTGAGCGGACTTAAAGCCAAACAAATTAGACTGGTGTGCAGCGCATCGATCCGTTTTAATCCATATAAAGGTTTCTATCCTGCACAAAGAACTTTAGATCTCGTAACTCAATTTTCCAGATCATATGGAAAAGGAATTGCAGCCCAAACAACAACCGTGGCTGGTAACACTGATATCCTTCGAGATGCGGACGGTTCCATTCGTTCTCTTATGCAAACTATGTTTTCGCCCGGTATTTTATATAACTCGATTAAGTCGGGCTTGGCAGTAGACTTCCCCACTGTGACAGATTCCACGCGTATTAGAACAGCTTCTTTTGGAGAAGGATCGTGGGCCGGCACACCCTCCCGATGGTCTACCGCCTCTAGCGGCGATGCACTGCCGAACTGGATGTTGACCAATAACGACGGGGCAGTAATGACGCCCGAAACTGGATATTTGGGAGGATCTTATTTCGAGCGGATTCCCTTTGAGGCAATTATTGAGCCTGAAAAATATATAAATGGCTATAGCTTTTATGATCTCGAATCAGATCCTTCTTCTTCACTTAACGATCCGTTTGGTGCAGGACTTACGGCTTCTTTTAATGCGGTGGGTGTTGACTCTATTTACACAATGATGGCTTCCAACTTTTTTGGAGAAGTGGGTAATCTTTTCTTGAAAAATGGAACGTTTAGTAAAATGGAATCTGAGATTGTAGTTGGGGATCAGACTTTCCCTGCCGGCTTTGTCGCAATGTCTCGTATAAAAATAGGAAGGTCAATGAAGGGCGCCCGCACATATCAACATGAATCGGGTGCGTCTGGTAACAATACTTTTTATTCCACTTGGGGCGGGAAACAGATTAGAAACGGGAGAGTACAAAATAAAACATCTTACCCGCTTCCACAAGATCCTCGACAAAATACAAATTATCGAGAAACTTTTACAATGTATAGCCGCCCAACAGCTTTCGGTCCACCAGTAGCGGGAAGACCCACTGGTTCATTGGGGATTACATCCTCTGTTGTGACGGCTTCTAATCCAGTGGATTCTATGGCAGGGTTTAACTGGGCTTATACTCCTCCTTATTACAACGGAGAAGCATGGATTGATTTGATCTTTAGGCCGACCGCCTCCGTCTCTTATGATTTGGAAAGAATCCTGGCAGAAACACAAACCGTATGCTGGCGCGCCGACCCTGGACCCGTCCATCCCGCGTCTGCCGGCGATCTCAAAGGCACTCAATTAATCCCCACTTTTAGTGGCTCTATTGTTGGGTGTGGTGATTTGATATATGAAGGAAAAAATGTTAACGACAATGCGATGCAACTCAGTGCTAGTATAAATTATCTGGGTGTTGAGAGGATATATAAAGAAACAACAAATGCCACAACTGGCTATAAAGAAACAACAAACGAAACAATGGGAATGAGGTGGATTATTCAACCGAAATGGGAAACCCCTATGCTTAATTTCAACAACATGGGAGTGCGTCCTATTAGTCCCGCCGAAAACACAGTAACCCTTCCTTCTTTTGCTTCTACATCTGTGCCTCGTGGAATGTGGCATCAATTCGGCTCAATTCCAGAAAAGCCCGATATCGGCGTTTTCCTACAGATTGAAGACATTCCCAAAGATTGGTTGCGATACCATTACGATGTGGTCCAAACAGCATCCGCTTATAATGATAATTCATTAGCAGGAGCCGCACAACTGCACCGCAAAGTAAAATCATTTAACGACGTTATAGGGTTTAGCGCAGAAAACCGCAAAGTGAGGCTAGGAGAAATAGCACAACAACGTACTTTACGAGAAGCGGTGGTGGCTGTTCCTTATGTGCTGGAGACTGCCTCTAGCACCGGACAAAATATTACAGGGACTCAAGCTTCAAAGCGAAAGGTATTGTTTTCTATTCCTCGCCAACGTATAGAGGCATGTTTTCAAGAGTCTGTGGGGACAGCAGACGGGGATTCGTATGAATCTGCGGGAGAATCTATTAGAAAACTAGTTCAAAAAATGCAACGATATGTACTACCCCCTCAATTTGACTTTTTAAGCAATGCGGATATCAGCCCGTGTGTGATGTATCTTTTTGAGTTCGAATACACTTTAGATAGGGATGATTTATCTTATATCTGGCAAAACTTGGCCCCGAGAGACTACAAAAAAATTAAATTTAATGTACAATCAACAGCACACGATTTAATAGATAATGAATTGTTGGCGGCTGATGATATCATGAACAATAAGAATCTTAGATGGATGGTTTTCAAAGTTAAGCAGAAATCTTTCGCAAGATACGAAGACCAGATTCCAGAGCAAGCAGCCAAGTCTACTAAATCTCTGAGTCCCAACAAGTCAACAGGTACCGCTGCCGTTGATTCTCGTACAGGCCGGCCGACAGGAGGCAACAACTCCAAAAACGACAGAAAACCAGAAGCGCAAGCCCCCACTATTGAGGAGCAAGAGGCGGGATACAACATTCAGTTTAATTGGCCATATGACTATTTATCCATTGTAGAATTGATTAAATTTGATGCTGATGTATTATACGGAAAAGATCCCACCATGGATGATTATATTGATCAAGTGTTGAACGATGAAGATGCTAGTGCGGTAGACAAGATGAACGCTCAGAAAGAAAAAGAAAATCGAACTGGTGGTCTAGTTCGGGTGCCTGGAACGAATCTTTATGTCCACGATCCTGGTGGCCGCATGGGCGGCCGACCCTGCGATGAGGACAAGACGCCAAAAGAATCGAAAGAGTCTTCCCGGAAGGGTTCTTCGCGACGAGGCAAGCGCAGTAGAAACGGAAAGAAGCCTAAAAAATAAGAACTAAGGAGTTGCCATGGCAAAATTTATTAACAAAAAGGAACAAGTATTTGATCTTAAATTAACTCCTTATGGAGCTTATACGCTCGCCACAGGAAAATTTAAGCCCACTTACTATGCTTTTTTTGATGATAATGTTTTATATGACGCTCAATATGCAAATAGGTATGAAAACCAAAACGAAATCTATAATAGAATAAAAAACGAAACCCAATATCTCGAAGGAATAGTTTTGTTTGAAGACCTTGAGAGAAAAATAAATTCTTCGGTAGTTACCACTCTTAACTTTTTAGATGATAATCCTGACCTGTCACAACAAAGCCCCGAAAAAGATCTTTACCGCTATGACGCTGCGCTTGGGGATGCCAAAATGACTGGCGAAACCCAGACCACCCCGGCCTGGAAATTGGCCGCCTTACAAAGCCGAATTTCTTCCTCGCAGGAAAAGGATGAAGTTAACAACTCTAATGTTCCTCAAATTAACATACAATCTACCTACCGTAAAAAAATAGTAGACCCCACTTTTAATTACAACCCAGAGGATGCGCGCTCTATAGGAGGCACCACCGCTACTTTCTTTGATCAAAAATCTATAGAATTGCTTACAGAAGATCCCGTGTTTTATTTGGAAGAAGTTAATACCGAACTATTGACCGAGAACTTCAGTGTGGAAGTATTTGAAGTTTTGACTGGTTCGTTAAATGATGTTGTTACAACCCAACTCCTTCGAAAATATTTTAAAAAAGACATTCCCCAAATTGAGAATGGGATGATGCTAAGCGAAAGAAAGGTAAATGTTCCAGAAGAGGAATATACGACAGGAAGCGTGGAATACTATTTTGATGTTTTAGTAGATACAGAGGTAGATCGTGAAGTTGCTTGTCGCGGCGCCCACCAGTTTAATAAAGAGTCCTATTATATTGATTTAGATTTCGATTGCACAGAAGAGGGTGATGATGAATATTTTTATGATATTTACGGATCAACGACGGAGCCAGAAATATGTCAGTAATTCTTAAGGGAGACCTTGTCAGCAATTTCGGTACTTATTTGCCGGCCCCATATATTCGTACAGTAGATATTGATGATTCTTCGATTACGATCAATTTGTCGATTTTTATAAATGTTGACGAGGATCAAGATGTTGACTCAATGATCTCAGATTTAGACGGAAAAGTAAATTTTTATTTTTATGCTACTGTAGATCCGAATCGTTTTCAAAATATAGTCGATAAAAAAGTAAACATTTTCGAGCACGCGAAGTTAGGCACATGGGTTTTCCCAGAAGGAGAATATGAAGATCTACCTCCTTTGGAGTTCGGAGACTTTTATGCCCAACTACATGGTGTTTTTCAAAAAGCTGTTGATGCTGATGGTGAGGTGGTCTATAAATATTTGACGGATGATAGTTTATATGATGCGAAAGGAAATCGAGTATGGGAATTCCGGTATTCTTATAGGATGGAATTGGGACAAAACGCAGATGTCAGCATTGCGGAGAAATCAGAAATTGCGGGACTGTGGCTATATTTTTCATATGAAGAGGGCAGAGAAGGTTCTTATAGCGATCCGATGGGTCTTTATGTGGGCGCTTTTAGTTCTCTAATGGATTGGGAGCCAGCGGCCCCTCTTACTTCTGTGTTTGGCAACGATGTTCTCGATATGGAATTGCAGAATTTGTCGCTTTTGAAAGCACAAGTGAGTGATATCTCCTATCAAGCAGTGTTTGATGGTTTGTCGCACTCTACTGCTTATGGAGATATTGCAAGCGGAGATCTGTTTCCTTTTGACGCAATCCCAGCCCCTCGACAGGTAGAATTTTTCGATAGCGAGGGTGCTATTTATGAGCAAGTCCCCTTTCAATCGATTCAATCACCTTATTATAAAATTAAAAACGTTACTCACAAGCAAGCAGTAGACTATTTTAAAGAACTTATAGAAGAGTTCGAAGAAGATGCCGCCACCGATAGAGTTCTTAAAAGAACTCTCAACAATATATCATATATTTTAGAAGAATATGGAGAAAGAACAAACCTCATCCCGGAGCTAAACAATCTTAAAAGCGTATTCCCTAGCAAATCTTCAGCTACTAAAACAGGACGATTTTATGCTAGATACAAAAAAAGGCTTTCTACTCTTAATAAAAGAATCGAAGAGGGAGATAAATTAAAGTTTGAAATTATTCGAAACGCTAAATTGCGCGATGTTAGGACAAGAAGCTATGATTCTTGGGAAATGTCTGAAAATTATTTATGGTATGGCGATAGTGAAAACGATCATTCCTATTACATCTATCCGAATTGGTATTTTTCTATAGAGGTCGATCAAGAAGACAATGAAGATGTGGCGGGAATGGGAACTGCTGCAAGTTATGGTTATTGGTTTTTTGACTATGAAAAATCTTTATACAAGAATTCTCAGCTATCGGCTTTGATTACCGACGTAGGAAAGTTAAATTTGTGGTTGGATATAGATGTGCCATATTCGCTTTTCGTGGTCTCATCCGCCCACATCGCGCGCTGGGAAGATTCGTATAGTTCTGAAGATGGCATTCCGGACTATGGAGAAAACGGGTATGTGCTCACGACCTCCCTCGAAGCCGCCGATTTTTTATACCCTCTCACTGATTTTTGCGGCATTACTCTGATAGGGAACACTGCTGATGCTTATGGCAACAACCCTGACACAGGAGACTTTGTAAAATTTGGCACTGAAGCTGGTTCGTCTGCTTTGCTAAGTACAGCATATACATCACCCCCTATGGACTACGGTCCAGGCTACGGACAATTGGCTTATGGTCCAATTATGACAGTGAGAAATATGTCTTTGGATTTTGAAGGTACCTCTTGGAATGAAGAAAAGGAAAATTATAGACTTATGACTTTTGTTTTCGAAGACTTTGCGGGCTATGACAACTACCCCACCACAGAAATCGAGCGCTGCCGAATGACTGACTATTCTGCGGAGGTGTGGATGGCTGATTACACTGCCGAAATTATGAAAGTGTTTATTGACAGCTATAAAGAAACATTGGATCTTCTGAAAGAATATTTAGATTTGGCCAATAGCATATGTTCGTTTAACGAAATTAGCAACGAATTTAATACTTTTTTTGCGGAGCAAGTAACTGCTATGTATGCAGCCGCCGGAACACCCCCTCCATGGGTTGCTGGTCCCATTTTGTATGTTATGCACAAAGACTTGTTATTGAATTCCTACGATGGGGACAAGACTCTAGGGCTCGAAGACGCTTGGGTATATGCAGAGAATATCAACCCCTACAATGGCACACTAACAGAAACTCAAAATTTTTATGAACTAATGAACGATTTTTACACCACCAATTATGTATCAAGTGGCACAGCAACGAATGTGGGTTATTACATGGATTTAATAACCATGTGGGACGGTAGCCTAAGCACACCCGAAAAATTCGCTTACGCAGTACAGTCTGCACCCGCGACAATGCCGGATCCCTATGTCTCTGATGAATTTACAGTTGAAGTGGCGGATGCGTTGATGACCGATCCAGACGTAGATGTATCCGACGCCATAGCTGCAGCAGAGGATGATTTATCTATTAACGTAGAATGGGACGAAGACCGCAACGGGCTGCGTGTGACTCAATATATTCGATTATCTGATGTTGTGGCCTGGGCCGGCGAAAGCAACGCCTATGAGGATTGGACCGGCTTTGCTTACGCTTCCTCTGGTACCGCCGGCTGGATAGCTGATGCAACCGATGCATCCAATGAACTATGTTCAGGGTGTAAAGGTCAATTAGACGATTATAGGGTTCATTATGCCAATATAGATGATTGCGAAAACTGGTCCTCGACGCCGACAGCAGAACCACTATCTGTTTGGGGCGTTAAGCAGACCTATGCATGTTATCCTCTTTATTTGGCTTATGTCCCGGACGGATATCCAGAGGTGAGTTATTATGCATGTAGTTCCTATGGTGTGTGTGTCGATTCCGGCGGGTTTGAAGATGTTCCTGCATATAGCTCACTAATAAGCGCCGGGTTTCTGACCGCTGACTTTGAAGATTGTCTCCTCAGTAGCGACCTAGGCGACAACGCCGACGACCCCGGCGGAGATGTGGGATTGTGGTCATATGATACAATTAATCATGCGTTCTATTTTAATGAGTGCGCTTTTTCCGAAATGGCACCCGAGGGCACGGAAGGCCAGTCCCCTTTTACTGGTGGGACATTTTTTTTCGATGTAGAAAACGCGTCTTATTGGAAGATAACATACTACGCTCAGCTAACCTAAAAATTATGGGAGAAATGAAAAATGGCAGATAAAAAAGCGACGGAGGAAGACTATAGTCAACAAACTCAGGGAAACGGCCAGTCGCAAACTAACGGCTCATCCAATCAAAATTTGGCATCTGCTCCAATGGATTCAGACATTACCGCAGCAAGCCAAAGTGTGGTTGAACAACAAGGACTTACAGTCACTCCTACCACGACCGGGACACAACAACTGAATCGCTGGCGCGTGAAAGTTGCTCCTCCTCCCGAAAACAGAGCACAATCCACACGAGCCACCGTTAAGGGGCAGACTGTGACGCGCGGCTCGGCAGACTATAATATACTCAAGGGGGTTGAAAAGCTTCAGCAAGAGGGATTAGTAACCCAAAACGAAGACTACTCCGATGTGGTTATGCAAGCTACTAATTTAATGGGCGCTTTGAATATCGCCGTGGAGCCTGTTTCTTCTGATTTGTCTTCGGCAGACTACGACTTAAGAGAAAGTCAAACAGATGTGGAAGTGGTGAGCAACCCCAATCTAAAAGATCGCGACATTAAAAATCTTAAAAAAGAGAAGATCCCTGCTACGGATAAGTTTCCTTGCACTGAGGACGCTTTTTATAATTTGGATCCTGCACCCGATCAACAGACGCAAGCCAAAAGAGACGACACCCAGCGAAAAGAAGAACCCTCTACGGCGAAAAAACTATTAGGGGGAGCCTTGGCTGGACTCAACATGCACCAAAATCAGATAGCTGGTGCAGCATTTAAATATTAACATATTTACTATGAGGAGAATATAAAATGACAACAACTTGGAATTGGGAAGGACGCATTGAAGAAGGTGAAACTAGTTGGTTAAGCAATATCGGCTATATGAGTCCGACAGTGTCGCTCGACAGCCAAGGACTTATTTCTGGCGATGGGCTAGAATTGTACTGGCATTCGCTTAACGATTCCTACGCTGAACTGGACGCATATGCCCAACAATTCGACAGTACCTCTATCACGTTTGCGCAGGCATACATATACTGTGAGGACTGTTCGGCAGATGGTTCGTATTGGGTCATGTATAATACCTTGGGCTTCCGAGAAACGGATGACGTGAATCGCCCCTATTATGATTCTCCGGGCCCTACCACAGATGATGATGTTTACTGGAGCGGCGATATCACGGGCTATTCGACAAACGAAAAAACAGGATTTAAAGAAAAATACAATCCTCATGGCATTACCGATATCGACGAGTTTAAAACTATTTACGATGAAAAAATATTAGAGATGGTAGAAGAATTAGAAAACCAAATTATCGAGCGCGCAAATACTCTTAATTTTAAGAAATCTTTGGCCCCTGTGATCGATTTAGAAAACATTACCGCTTTTTCTGCTGAAGAAGTTTCTCAAGAATCTTTGACTGTTTCTTCTAAAATTACCACTGATAGCAGTTTGGGCGCCCCAACGGCTCCTAGCGATGGCTATTAAAGGATTTACATATGACGGCTGTTACACTACAAATTCTTGATCCTATAACTTTCTCTGGTTCCGCAGATTCCTTCCGAAGCGCTGTAGGTGGTTGTTGGACAAGTGTTAGTACTTCTCTTGGGAGTACGTTGGTGTTTGAAGAGTTAGATATATCATCTCCAACAACGGGCTATTTTGATGTGTTAGCCTCGCGCGCAGATAACTCTTCATACGTAGAAGTAGTGGATCCAACAGCTATGATTCCCAATAAGAAATTCCCGGTCAGAGTTTATGGAAACAACGATGAGGTGAAAAGTGATGTGTTTTGGAAAACCTTATTTATAGGAGGAACGTTTGGAGACTACACATACCCCGCTATTTATAATGAAAAGCTTTTTGAAACTCACTATTCTCAACTGGAGGTTCCATATTCTAAGCTCTCGGCATCTTTATTATCTCCTCTCGGTGTAGACCAAATGGAAATAACCTATGATTATAATCGATATCTTTCCGAGTATCAAAATTATACTAACATGGTCTCATCTGAGTTAGAAATACCCAATTTATATATTTTAGCTGATATGTCGGCTTATAGCTTTGACGAGGCCATAGAACTATATGATACGAGACTGTTTAACGCTGTAACCTGCGAAGGGAACTATACGACTATACAAGACCTTTTTGATGTTAATTCACATGCACTGCCGGCAGATAATGATTTTGAAATAGGCGAGCTTAGGCGCGCCGACACCTTTGGCGATTATATTCATTTGAATACTTCGTATCTAACATCGTCCATTTCTCAATTTCCTTTGTCTTCGTCTACTTCAAGATGGATGCAAAGCAAATTTAAAAATGTGTTAATGGACAGCCATGCAATAGAGACTCTTTATGATAATAGAGAAATCACCCCTATGCAATCTTATTTTCCTTATTGTACAAAGATAAAGATGCCTCTAGGTCCATTTTCCGATTTTTCTACTTCGATAATAGAGCATGATTTTTCTGCTAAATTTATCAAAACTCTTTATGAGGTGTTTAGCGAAAAAGTAGATACCATGATTCCGCTTACATCTTCGTTTGCTTTCAATAGGTCCTATCTTTCGGGCAATTTTGATAAATCCTCTCCGTCTGAAGTCAACACAACAACTACTACCAATGTGAAAAGTATAGATTATATCCCATTCTTAGTGCATTGCAGAGACAATTACAGTTCTTCAGCCCCTGAGTGCATTTTTATCGGAGAGAATAATGTACCTCGTAATTCGGCCGCAAAAGGGGGAAACGGTTCTTATAGATATTTCAACACCGTCAGTTCAATAAACGTTCTTCACGATACAATAAATTATTTGAGCAACTCGGCCAATTTTGATATTACGTCGTTAAGTGATATTTATGGAAATAACCAGGGGCATGTGGAAACATTAGCTTATCGAGTGGAGAAGATTGGAGGCCCACCTACCGGTGATGCACGCACCCAAGACGCTCTTCAAAATTATTGGTTTATGAACTCAGAAAGGGAACTGATAAACTTCTGGGATACTCAAGTGAAATATGACACCCAATACACTTATAATATTTATTCTTACTTGTTGGTGGTGGGATATAAATATAGAACGACGGACCTGTGCTTAACTAAAGATCTAGGATGTGGAGGGCTCTCAGATGATCAGTTTGGGCTTGAGTTTTATGATCCGTATTCTGATGATGAAGAAAGAACAGATCAATTGTATCAAGAGGGCACCCTCCTGACTCTTTTTAATTCATTGGCTGACGAGTCACACGCTTTGTCGTCGCCTTATGGCTATTTGGCTGATTTTTATTTAAATTATGAGCCATCGATTAAAATACTCGAAATCCCATTATTCTCGAAGAGTTTTAAGATAACCGATTATATCCCAAATCAGTTGACAACATCCCCATATCAAGTGTTAGACAGTTCTCAAACTATAGGGTATAAACTACGAGACGGCGCTTTCGATACAAAAGCAACTTATCCCACACCCATTACAGAAAAAGATTCAGACTTCAAAACAAACTATTTGAATGCCAACGATTTATGGGAATGGTCCTCGCTTCCAAAACAAACAGTATCTGAACCGCGTTATATTGAAATTTATAGATTAAGCGAAAAACCCACAGCAATAAGCGATTTTGATAATAATCTAATCGACACGCTTGATCTAATTGAGACAGATTCAAAATATCCCTACACAGTAGAGTTTTTTGAGAATAGAATAAAGACCAATCATAAATATTATTATCTTTTTCGGGTGTTAAATGAACAATATGTTCCTGGACATTTGAGTATAATTTACGAAGCAGAATTAGTAGATGATGGCGGCTATTTATATAGCGTCTTTAATGTTATACATGAATCAGAATTGTCTGAAGATATTTATATTAATCCCTCAAAAACTTTTAAGAAACTAGTTCAATTAAGACCAAATTACAGCCAGATTGAATTGAACACCACGGAAATAGATTATACACAAGATGCGGGCTCTCAATTGGAAAATTTGTCTGTTGGTTCGAAGGAAGATTTGATTTGGGGTAAAACTTTTAAGATTCGCTTGACCTCAAACAAGACAGGCAAGAAAATTGATTTAAACATTACTTATGATTTGATGAGCGAATATTAAAAATAGTAACTATTTATGAGAAGAGAGGTAGATAAATGGCTTTTTTAGACAATTCGGGTGATATTATTTTAGACGCGGTCTTGACTGATTTGGGTCGAGAAAAGATGGCCAGCGGCGAATTTAGTGTAGATTATTTTGCTTTGGGCGATGATGAGATTGATTATGGGCTTTATAACAAGAACCACCCTTCTGGATCGGCCTATTATGATTTAGAAATTTTGCAAACTCCAATTTTTGAGGCATTTACGCAAACAAATGCCGCCATTAATTATGGACTCTTGGAACTAACAAACACAAATTTGTTGTATATGCCGGTTATTAAAATAAACAACCAGAGCGAAGTTACTAGCGTTGCTAATATTAAATTTCCTTCGACTGCTAAAGGTAGTGAAGGAGTGATCTGGGTAACAGATACACAGAACGACACCACCTCAGATAAGATTTTTGATAAAATCAAAGTTAATGGGCTTGATGATAATATTCTTTTAGGGGGAGATACTTCTCGTTTCGTTTTGCTAGAATGCGGGCTGGATACAACGTCTGTTAAAGGTACCGCAGCAAATAGGATGGTATATATCCAAAGTGAAGGTCTGTCCGAGAAGTCCTACGTGGTATCCTATGATAATCGATTTATTAGTACTGTATTTAGCGGCAAGAATTCGGACTCTTGGTTTTCTAACGGCAGTATGGGCACCCCCAGCGTGGCTTTTACCCCAACTGCATTCCCATCCACCACTTTGCAAATTGGACTAGAACATTATAGTACCACCACTGTTCCGGGAGTTACGGATAAGGTTGTATACGATCCGAGCTACACCACTCTGGATACTGATGTGTCGGTTATAGCAGGCCCACGGGCGACTGCTTGCTTCTTGGCGTTCAAGATAAACCCATCATTGGGAACCGAATACACTCTGTATGGTACGCTTAACTCAAGCACAGCGCTCGCAGACGCAACTTTAGTGGATTATATTGACACAACAGTATACCTACAAGGCACAAATACGGGCGTTATGATTCAAATTCCTTTAAGGATCGCGCGCCTACCCTAATAATAAGCTAATTGGAGAAATTAAATGGCAGTAACAAATTTTGAGAAGCTTGATCCAGGCTCAGACGTAACCACAACCAAGACGTTGTTATACGAATCTATTCCGATGACTGGCGCCATTGCTAGTGGTACATATGGAACAGAAGGGAGTGAAGATAACATTAAAAATTATACTCACGGACAGTTTCAAAGTGTCTATGATTACCCCTACTTAAGCTCTTCAGCCAACCATATTTTTGACATTACTGTGGGATATGATGAAGAATCTGTGCTTAGCGGCACCACAAACACCCAAAACGCCAAAAAGATTAATATGTATAATCAAATGTCTCAAGTTCTTTTGGGATATACGGGGTCTAACAATGTAGTTAGAAAGTTTGAATTAGATTTATCTCAAGATCAGCAAGGTGCTTCTCGGGCCGGCTGGTTTCTTAATCTTTCGCGTTTGATTACGAAAGATCAAATTAAAAAAGGCAGCGTAAGCATTAAATTGGGTACCGCTTCTTACGACAGCACCAACGAGTGGAACAATCCATTTGCCGATGAGGGCGGCACGGCCGCAGTTGTAACCCTCACTGATGTGAGCGCATCTGATTCAGGCGGCACATTTAATGCTTTTGGCGGTGATGTCGGAGTCTTATATTCCGACAAGCTTACAGATGCTGCCGCAACGATTGGACCAGGAATAGAAAATGCTGCTGTTGGGCTTGTTTTTTATCAAGCTGGTATCGTGTTTCTTTCCACGGGATCTTTTACCGGTTCTCTAGCGGATAATTCGTTAAGTGCTCCGAATCATTTCCATTATAATAGAGATGAAGATGAATACCAAACTATTGCCGGCACGTTAACTGGCTCTACAATCACGGGATCGTGCGATGAGATACGCCGAAGACTCCAAAATATCTCGTTTAATAACACTACAGAGATTAACTCAACACTTTATTTCTGTCGAGTTCCGCACAATAAATATAACCATAGCTCTAATCCAACTTATCTTAGCGATAGTCAAATCAGAGTTAAGTCTGTTTCAACAGACACCCCCATTGCTTATATTACAACAATTGGGCTTTATAACTCGTCACAACAATTATTGGCCACCGCAAAACTTTCGGAGCCTTTGCGCAAGGATCCGTCCAATGAGCTAACTTTGAGGGTGCGCCTCGACTACTAATTTAAAAGAGGTGTGAGATGTCCCTTAAGAAATTTGGACCAAATGATGTTATCCTAAACACGATGAAGGCTCATCCGAGTTGTGAATTCTTCATCTATGACGGGGAGATACGTTATAATAATATCCCCGAACAGTCGGGTGCTTTTAGTACTAATATAATGGGAACACAGGCTGGTGATATCAGCTTGTATGAGTACAATATTGATAAACTTTCCGGATCTAACAATTTTTCTTATCCTTTCTTGACTAAGGCGGGCCTCGGCGCTTCTTTTCGGAATATTTCAACAGTAAACTATGAAACTCAGTACGAATATGGAGACACCCTTGAAACTGAATATCCCATGTCAGCTTCTCTTGTTCGAGAGATTATGTGGGATGCTGGCAGCTTAAAATCAGATATTTTGCTAGAATGTGGTGATGTTGGTACAGAGCCTGTGGATGCCGGCCCAGTTTATCCAAGATTTTATTCCCTTAAAAATAGATTGAACTTTTATGGTGGGCTGAGTACGCATTATAAAGTGTCTTCTTCTTATGGTGACAAAAGCACTCAAAACATTAATTTACTTTCGATTCCTTCAATTTTTTATGGTTCAAGGGTTTATCCTGGAACTGTTTCGTTAAGATGGTACTTTTCTGGCTCGCTAATTGGCGAACTACAAGACGTAAAACGTAACGGAGAATTAATTCAAGTAGGGCCGGCCGGCAGTACGGGAAGCGGCTCTGTGGCGGGTGTGATATTATATGGTGAGGGGTTCGTATTATTGACGGGATCGTGGGCTCTCAATGGAGAATCAATTCCTATGACTTCGGGAACCACCGATACTTCTAGCCCATCGTGGATATTTTTTGCTGCCGGCGCCCGCGACGGTGTTAGTCAAGCTTCCACTTCCGGTGGTTCGACTTCTTCCTCTTATGGTAATGCTTCTTACGGAATGTCCTTTAAGGGAGAAACGAATACCCAGGTTGTGACTATGTTTGCTCACGCACGCAGAGGAGAGGTTAATTATTCGAATAACCCTACGTATTTAAAATACGGACAATCTCAAATAGAACTATCTTCTTCAACTTTGTATGAAGAGAATCCTTCTCGCGAAGCAGTTAATCTTGTGAGTTCTAGCTATTCTGATTATAGCGCATCGTTTAAAAGACAGGTTTATATTTCGAGGGTAGGGATCTATGATGAAAACAAAAACCTAATTGGCTTGGCTACTTTGTCCAACCCTATACTTAAAGAAGAAGAACAAGATTTATCCTTTAAAATGAGATTCGATATATAGTATAATATTCACATGATATTAGGAATTGATGTATCGACCAGCATCACTGGTTTTGCAGTGATAGCTGAAGGCGAATTGGTTTTCTATGATTCGGTAGACTTGCGAAAGTACAAAGGTACTTTTAATAAAGCGCTGGTTGTCAAAGAAAAGCTGATGGATTTGTTCGAAATGTACCAGTGTTATAATGAAGAGTACCCAGGCTGGGGAGATTCTGATTTTCCTATTAACAGCATTTATATTGAGCAGCCGTTTACCTTCTTTAATTCTGGTGGCTCTTCGGCCAAGACGATGGCTGTGCTGCAGAAATTTAACGGGATTGTGTCGTGGATGGTTTATGAATTGTTTGAGCTTGAACCACAATATCTTACAGCCATGGAAGCGCGCAAGCTCTGCGGCATAAAAGTTCCACGAGGACAGAAAGCAAAAAAAGTAGTGTTAGAGCACTTATTAGAAACCGAAGCCGCTTTTAAGATAGAATATACAAGTCATGGAAACCCTAAGCCCGAATCTTATGATCGGGCAGACGCAATTGTTGTGGCAAAAGCCGGATACAAAAAAGAGCAAAAAAAGGTTGACGAATAACAAAAGGTGGTTATATTTATAGAGTAGGCAGATCTTCGGACTGTCTGCACACTTATACTATCACAGATAAGGAGATTTTAAGATGACTAGTATTATTCGTAGACCTGCGCTTCCCGCGCGCAATTTTTCAAAGCGGGAGTTTCTGACACCATTTGACGAACTATTCAACACGATGTTGAACGACATGTTCCCAACGATCCATCGGGAGTTCGGCAATGATTTCTTTCTTCAGGGTTCTTACCCGAAGTGTAATGTGGTTAACTTTGATGACCGCGTGGAGATCGAAGCTGCAATTCCTGGCCTTAAAAAGGACGATGTGAATGTGGAAGTTACAGATGGTATCTTGACCATTAAAGCTGAAAGCAATCAACGCTTCGAGGTTGAAGATTCTCAATATGTTCGCCGCGAAGTAAAACGTTCAGCATTTGCACGTTCGTTCCGTTTGGATGAAAACCTGGATGAAACAGGGATCACAGCTATCCATGAAAATGGTATTCTGTCCCTCTCGATTCCAAAGGTTAATCCTACAAATAATGAACCTATCGTGCGAAAAATTGAAATTCAGTAATAGTTAAAATAAGGGGGTGTCCCTTGGCGGTGCTTTATCTTTTCTGTTTAGGAATACTGTATGCTAATATTGTTGAATACGTTACGCATCGATATATCTTTCACGGATTAGGAAAAAAAGGAGGAAGTATCTTTGCTTTCCACATTCGGGGACACCACTTAATCGCGAGAGCAAACGACTTTCACGATCATAAGGTTTCAAATAACGAGGCGGTAGGGTTGCCGTTTCTTCTTTTGATCCATTTGCCGGTGTACTTTTGGTCGCCGGCATTTTTTTGTGCTATAGCGCTTTATGCTGCGGCCTTCATTGTGCTTCATAATCTCATGCATCGACACCCACAGTTCACAAAGAAATACTTTCCCTGGCACTGGAATCACCACATGAAAAACCAGAACAAAAGCTGGGGTGTGGTTTTACCAATTATGGATCTTGTGACCGGTACTTTGGAAAAATAGCTTGACCTGGAGTGCGATCTGTGTTACATTAAACTTGAGGGCAAATGAACAAGAAACAAGCAAAGAAGATCCTATATGAAACTCTTGGAAACTACAAAGCGTCCGGATCGGAATTACTTTTCAAATGTCCGTCGTGCAATCACCACAAATATAAGCTCTCTGTTAACCTGGACAAAAATGCTTTTAAATGTTGGGTGTGTGATTATCGTGGTCGCAATACTCGCCGTCTTATTAGAAGGTTTGGTTCTTTTCTGCAATTACAGAAATGGGACGAACTATTCGGCCGGCACGATATTGAGAGATTTGCTGAACTTTTCATGGGAGGAAGGGAAGAAGAAAGCCCTCAAAAACTTGAACTCCCGCCGGAATTCATGAGTCTCACAGACTCAAAACAACCTGCAACAGCTAAGTTTGCATATCAATACTTGCGGTCGCGCGGGCTTTCGCACGATGACATTGTCCGGTGGAAGATTGGCTATTGCTTTTCAGGCGAGTATCGCAACCGCATTATAGTTCCGTCCTTTGATATTGATGGCGATGTAAGTTATTTTATTGCGAGATCGTATAACGGAGATTCCTATAAATATAAGAATCCGAGAGCATCTAAGAACATTGTTTTCAACGAACTATTTATTAACTGGAACGATGATCTAACAATCGTTGAAGGAGTCTTTGATGCCATTGTGGCCGGAAATGCTACCCCCATCTTGGGTTCCACTTTACACACGAACTCTCGAATTATCCAAAATATCGTCTACAACGACACCCCCGTCTACGTTGCCCTCGACCCAGACGCCGCAGCCAAAGAAAGGAAAATCATTAAGACATTACTTCGATATGATATTGAATTATATAAGATCGATGTGAGCGGCTATGAGGATGTGGGTTCAATGCCGAAATCTGTTTTTGAGGAACGTAAACAAAAAGCTAGGTTTATCGATAACGACAACTATTTATTGTTAGATTTACTTTCGGCCATCTAGGAGATCTCTATGAAAATCACAAAACAACAACTTAAACAGATTATTAAAGAAGAGCTTAACGAGATCAGCAGGAAGCAGCGTGATCACGAAGAACAATTGGCAGACCAAGCGGCTCAAAGGCAGAAGAA